ATTAATCGTCTAGAATCTCAGTTTAAAGCAAATGTAGCTAAAGGAAAAAAAGTAGAAAGAAAACTATCTTAAAACTTTTATTAACGCTTTTCTAATTAATCTGCGCAAATAAGTCTCTGTTATTTGCGCAGATTCTTTTTTTGGTAATCTCATTGCCCTTCCAATAATTTGATTAACCATGGCAAAAGCGCCTGTCAATTTATATGTTTTGTTATTGTATCGAAAAACAATACCCTCTAAAGATGCAGCAATGTTTTCTATGTCTCCTAGCTTTTCTAACTGTCGATCGACCATTTCCCCTAAGTTTGGTGCACCTGATTCAATCGCCTGTCTAATTTGAACAACTGAATCTTCTACTTGCAATCTCATTTTTTGAACTGCCTTGTCATGATCAATTGCAAAAAATGATTCAATCCCCCTTAAGACTTCAATAGCAAAATCACTTATAATTCTTTCAATCGGCCTTAATACATTACTGACTTGTTTTTTAATGTTTGTTGATGTTGCAAAAGATGAAATAATAGCAGCATTTTTTTTATCAATTTTTTTAATGTCATTAACAGATAATCCCTCATAAGTCTTTGGGTCACCTGTATAGATTGCTCTTTGTATTATATGTTGAATCACATCTTCAGCTAATCCTGCTTCTGACATTTTAATTGATAGTTTATCTGCAACATAGTCTGATAAAGTTCCGGAATCACCTCCATATTTTGCTGCAACTTGATCAATTTTTTGGTTTAAGATTTGATGCGCTTTTCCATTCGCAATATTAATCAAAGGAATGATTTGAGGACCATAAATTTGCCATAGTCCTTGATCAATTTCAACTTCTGTTTCGTTTAAGGCAGACACGAGCTGTTCAAAACCTTCATCAACTTCTAGGTCTTCGTCATTAAATGTAGAAAATCCATGAAGGACAACATAAGATGCACCATAATTTATAATATTAGAATCACGACCAGTTTCAGAATTATAGTGCATGATTTCCATATTAAGGTATCTGGATCCATCTTTAAAGATAGGCTTAACTTGTGCCCCTAATCTTTTAATTGCTTGAGAAATTGCAGAAAACCCTCTCATAAAACCAACTTCAGCAGGATGTCCTTTCCATTTGTCAGCATATTCTTGTGGTGTCATTCCTCCTCGTTTAACATCTCCTGCATTTCGAAAAGTTCTAATTTCTCCTGTTGGTAATACAGTTAGAAAAAGATTGTATCCGTCAACTTTTTCTGTTACTTCGATGTTTGCAGATGCAACAGTTGATAAAATATCTTTAATTTCTCCAAAAGTTAAATCAATATCTTCATGGAGATGCGCCATATGGCCACCTAGTCCGCCCATTTTTAACTCCTATAACCAGTCTAAATCATCGTCATCATCATCTTTTTTTGATGAACTTTTATCATAAATATCTTTTTTTTCTTCTTTTTTATTGCTTTTTGGTATATTTAAAGATTTTTTTTCAGCATCAAAATATCTTTTTGGCGATGGTTTTTTAGCAGGTGGTCCTCCTAATGCAAAACCAGTATTATAATGTGTATCTACTATAGACAATGGTATACCCAAAATAAAAGAATGTGCATAATTAAGCATCCTTTTTCTAAATTCTTCTTCTGAATTAAAAGCAATTACACTATCTGTATAATCATCTAAAAGTATCCAACCTTTATCAGTCCATCTTTCAATCACCCCAGCGTGTGCTTCAAATTGATCTGAATCACGATAAGTACAAGTAATTCTTAATCTTCCTGTTGTATGCTGTTGTGCTCCAGGATATAGAAATCTAATAGCATAAATTGTACTAGAAACAGATACCGGTTCTTCTTCGTTGATAACTGCTGTTGATTCTTGTTTGTATATTAGGCGACTCTGAAACTCACTACTCATTTATTTCTCTTTCTAAATTTACAATATCAATTTTTTTAGAAACGCCATCTTTTGTTAAAATAACATGATGTGTACCTTTAGGCCATTTTAAAAAGACTCTTTTATTTTCATTGTTAAGTTTAAAATATTCTAATGCTCCGCCAACATCTCCGATAATTGTATATGAATTCTTTTTTGCATATTTCACAATTTTTTGTTCAGTTGAATAATCTGATATCACGCTTTTCTCCTTTTAAACGCTTTACTAATTTTTACTGGTTTTTTTTCATAGTTTTCTTGATCTTCGCCTTCTTCATTTCCTAGACCATGAGAAACTGGAAATGGGTCTTTAACTCTTGCTTTTCCTGTTCCATAGCCTCGACCTCCGCTAATATTCAAGATATTGTCTTTTGCTTCAATTTCTTTTAGCAGCATCCTTATAATTTCTTTTAACTCATCCATCTTTTTCCTCTTGATCATTCTTTGGTGGCCAAAATAAAAATTCTAGAAAATTACCATCCGGATCCCTAATATAACAAGAAGAAGAACCGTCGCGATGTCCTTTAAATGTTTCACCTGGTAATTGTTCAGATATAAATTTCTCGTCTATTTCAAAACAAATATGTGCAGGATGTTGGTGTGGAGATACAAATGCTATTTTTGATTCTCCTACCTTTATTAGACCCCATGTTTCATCTTGATATAAAATTTCTGCATTCCATCGATTAACATACCAATCAATTGCACGTTTAATATCTTTGGAAATTAAAGCAACGTGATCAAATGTCATCTTAATTCCATCCTGGGCATTCAATTAATTTATTAGGAATTAAATAAGTACTAAAACCTATCATACAAGTAGTCGAATCAGTACCTTCTTCTATCGGTATTAATTCCACTCCGCCTTTAATCGGTGTTAAAATTTTTAATTGAGTATTCATTAACCAATATTCTTTATCTGACTTTTTTAAAAAATAAGAAGGTGCCACAGTTTTCTTAAGATCTTCTTCTACCCATGCTGCATCCATAATTTGATTCATAAAATTATTAACTAATTCTTCATTGATACTTTGTGCAACTTCATCTTTTAAGAAATCATTTTTATCTGATAATTCTTTTTCTTTTGCATTACTTATGCTTCCTGATAACAAGTCTTTCATTTTTTTAATAAGATCATCAGTCAATTTCTTCTCCAATTTTTATGAATTCATAATTAACTATTCTAGAATCCGCAACACCTCTTCTAACTGTATGAATTATTTTATATTTAATGCCGTTTATAATTTCAAAAGTTTCAATTGTATACGGTGTTTTTCTTTCGTAATCAATTACATCTTCCATTTTAGATTCCTTCAAACTTAAAAGTAAATGAATCTTCTTTAGTCTCCCAAAGATTTATTTTTCTTTGAAAATATGACATTTTATTATGATATCTACGACTTTCATTCACCATCATTTCAACTAACTTCTTTTTCTTTTTATTATTTATTGTTATAGCTAGTTCTTTCCTTAACATTGCTATTCTTTTATTTTTTTCAATCTCTGTCATTCCTTTTCTGATACCATATTTTTGAATCATTAGCTGTTTTTTATTGACTATACGGCCATGAAGCGCTTGACATTTTTTCATTGCATTAACTTTATTCATTCTTGACTTCCCACGTGAGCCACTAGCCGGAGGATAAAAATCATCAGTTGTTAAGTCTCTAAATAAAAGTACACAAAAACCTTCAAAATCAGGTGTAGTTAACATATAAAGATAATCAAGTTTACCTTTATTTTTTAAAGTTGCCCAATCAGTTTGCAAACTAAAAGTTTTTGATTTACCACTACCACTTGATAATTTGCATTCAAGCTCTTTATTAATATCAACAATAAAGATATCAGGTTTACCAGGTGCACCGTCTTCAATAACCTCTTTATAAACTTCTCTTAAAGACCGTGCAAATTCTTTTTCTTGAGCTTGTGATACTAACTGATTTCTTCTTCCTAAATTATCACGAAGATCGTATCCGTATTTTTGAAAAGTTTCACATAAATCATTTTCAAAAGTCTTAAGTCGTCCAATAACTTCTTTAGTGAGTTTTGATGTAAGGTATTGCATATAACTCCTTTGCATAACTACAATTTTATTATATACAATTTGTATCTAATTTACACGTATAGATTATTTTGAATATTTAAGTAATTCTTTAATAACCTTATTGTAAATTGCTAAATTGTTTTTATTTTCTCTGATAGGAGCATTTAATTCATCTTCGTATGGGTTTTCTTCAAATGCTCTTTTTAATGCTTTTAAGGGATCTTTAGTTCTTCTTAAAACTTTAGCTTGACGTTCATCAATTACATCTGCGTTTAACATTTGAAGAATTTGTGGCTCTCTATCTAGTGAATTATAAGCATTTAATTCTTCGCTACTTAATGATAATTTGTATTGATTTTCAATGTTATATAAATTTTCTTGAGATAAATTTTGTTTAATTTTAGTTTTAGCTTGCGGTAATATATTTTTAATTTCTTGATCTGCGATCGCTAATATTGCATCCATCAAAGATTTTCTAAATGCTATTAAGTCAGGAGATAAATAATTAAATATTTTATTACTAATTTCAGATAATTGACTAGTTGTTTTATCAGTTAAAGAATCTGATGATGCTGTTTTTTTAAAAAATAATTCAAACAATTTTTCGTCAAAATCTGGGTCAGAACCTTCACCCCACATTTCTTCTCGATCAAAAGCAGTCCAAAATTTATTTGATTTAATTGTAAGCTCAATATTTTTCAATCTTAATCCATCAATAATCATTCCGTATTTATCTGTTGAGTTGACAAATTCAGACTTTAAGTTATTAATTAATGATTGTAATTGTGAAAACTTTTCATTGTAAGAAGATTTAAGTTCAACATCAGATGACATTTGAGGCATTGAAAAAGCAGTCATTTTTTCGTCAAAATAATTTTGAATTACATCAACTACGTCAGAAAACACTAAATCGAATGATTCAACTGTGATAAAATCATTAATTATATTTTTTCTTCCGGACTCACTTCTCATAAATTCAATAAATAATTGAGACATAGCCAAATCACTATTTTGAATTTTTTCAGTTATACTAATAAGCGTCGGTGTACCAGAATCAAAATCAAAATTGTCGGAGATTTGGTAAGGATTATCTTTGTCACCATACAATTGATTAATTAAAATCTTTTTTTGCTCTTCAGTAAAAGTTGTAGGATTATTTATTAAATTCATAATAAGCATCGCGGAACCATCAGGTTCACTTTCTTTTAATTTATCTACATAATTTTTACCTGACTTTGTTTCTGCCTGTTGTCTTCCATAAGCTTTGGAAGCACCTTCAATGGCTGTTTGAATAAAATCTTGCCCTAGTTTTGTTAGCATTGGATCGTCTTTTAAGTTCCAGGCATATATTAAATAGTTAATCAATAATATAAAACATTTTCCAGTTAGTCCCATACTTCCCTGAGAGGCTAAACCTCCATAAGGCTTTAAGTTTCCGGAATTAGAATCTCTTAAAAAATAATCCCATTCTCCATTGTAAAGTTCAATTGCTTTTTCATTAATTTGATCATCAGTCGGGTTTGTAGTTCCACCTGCATTGAGCTGATTTATTGCTTCTTCTTTCATTCCTGGCATTCTTATTCCGCCAGCCGTGACCGGGCCTGAAATTGCAGTTGTTATTGATCTTTCAATAAATAAATCATTAATCATATCCATATACCTTAATGACTCAATATATCTATTTTTTTCATTGCTAGCATTAATTTGATTAATGATTAATCCAGCTAATCTTTTTATTGTGGGAGGATCAGGAATTAAAGAATCTTGTGTATAGGAAGCAACCTCAGGTGGGAGGCCAGTCTTATTTTTGTCTCGAAGTGCTTTTCTAATATTACTTTCTGCATCTTCTAAGTTTCCAGTTCTTGGTGCACGAACAACTCTTGATCCTTCTTTGTAATATACAGTTGTTTTTTCAGCAAATTCTGCTAATATTTCTATAAACTTTTGTTTTAACTCTTGCTGATTAAACAAATGCTCCATAAGTTTAGAATTATATTTTTGATTTTCAATTCTTGAACTATTTCTAGGGATGACGTCTGATCCTACAGCGCCTAACCCTGACAAAATTGAAGAATTAATAAAGTAAGATCGATCACTTGATAAGAAAACATAAAATTTATTAAACTTGATAGAACTTGGTTGTGATCCTCCAAATCGATCGTTAATATCTCCTTTTTCGCTTTTTGAAAATTTACATTCAAATGTAATATCATCACCTGTCCTAAAAAGATCTTGTCCTGGTGCTGTATCAGTTCTAGCATAATAAGTTTTTGTCGGGTCTAAAAAAGCTAACGTTGCTGCCACCCCTACCTCTATTTTAGATCCTAGTTCATCAGGCATTGGTTGTGCATCAGAGGAAATTGCTCCTGCAGCTGAATTTATTGCGCAACGAGCAAATTCCCTATCTGAATCAGGATATACTCCTGAAGCATCAATAACTTTAAGATAGTTTCTTTCCTCAGGTGATAATTGACTACTCTGTTGCAAATCATTTACTGGAACGGTTTTTTTAAATCCATATCCTTGACCTTTTTCATGATTAGTTAACTCTAAATCCGTGAAAGCCTGTGAAATGGAACTGTTCCATTGGCCTTTAACAGGTCTTTGAAAACTATTGAAAAAATTTGAAAATGCTATTAAATCAGTCTTGTTGTCATTTTCTTGTGCAATTTTTGTAGCGTTATGTGAAGAAGAATAAGCATCTTTAAGCTTGAGTAAAGTGGCCATTGCATTATTTTCATAAGTTTTTGCTAATCTTTTTACTTGATCTTCGGTAGGGTTTAGGTTTCCGCCGGCAATTAATGCTTCTCTGGCAGCTTTATATGCTTTCATTTCTCTTAGCAAATATCTTTTTAACTGCCTTCGTATTTGTCTTCTAGTAATTTTCAATTTTTACTCCATAAACTTCATTGCAAAAACAATAGCTGCCATGGCGAATTGCACAACTGCAAAAACAGTGATTGCTTTTGTTTTGAATAATTTTAAATCTTCAACTTGCTTTGTTAATTCTTTAATTTGTGTTGGAGAAGCAACCTCATCAATTCGCTCTTTCCATTTGACCAATTCTTGAACTTTATCTTCTCTTGCACGAATCTCGGCAATCTCTCTTTTAACATCACCAAGATTATCATTTAATTCCTTAATACCCACAGCAAGTGTTTCTAATTCTTTAAGCACTAACCGTGAATATTCTGCCCAACCGTCTTCATTACTCATGATCACCCTCCTCAACGTCTAAAGCACACAAAACATCATCTATACGCATACATATTTCAGAACGATCAACATTTTTATTTTTTGTAAGCGTTCTTAAATATTTAAGTTGATCTGTAATCCATTTTTTGATTTCGTCCAACTCCATTTTGCTTTGCTGATCTTTACACAATTGATTTCTTAACTTATATAAATTAGCAAAACGTTCTTGAATTTTAGTAGCATTCATTTTTATCCCTCAATTAATCTTCGTGCCCAACGAACATGCGGCTTTAAATAATCTAAACATTGTGCTTCTAATACAGCAGGTTTGATCCAGGAGTATCCTAGATGTTCTTGAATTCCTGTTGTTGGGTTAACACCTATTTGAGGTTCTTGATGACATTCTGTTAACCAAACTGTTAATTTATCATGTATAAAAGGACCTTCTTCAAAGTTTGTTATTGTAAGTGATGCTTCTTCATATGCTTCACGTCTGGCAGTTTGTAGTGCATTTTCACCCGGGTCAATTCTGCCTTTTGGGATATCATAAAAACCATTATTCTTAGTTTGGAATTGTGGTAAGGCGTGTAAACCTAAAAAAAGGATGCGCCCGGATCCTAAACTTTTATATACAATTACACCTGCTGCTGATACTTGATTCATTTTATATTCCGGACTAATGCTTCTTTAATTAGTTTTCTAATTCTTGCTTCACTAAGTTTAGCATGCGGTACGTCAGCAGTTAAACCCATTGATTCCAAATAATCATAAATAATGTCAGCAACAGGCTTATCACCTACCCAACTATTATTTCCTCCATTTGGCCATCCTCCATGATTAGTGGGCCTATCTAACATTAACTTTCTTTTTTTACTTTCTGACACATTATCTCCGCTACTAGAAATAATTATTTGAAATAATGTGTGTTTTCACTAAGATGTCTAAATATTAAAAAAGATAATATCGATGCAAAAAAAAGAAGTGGGTTGGGATACCAGATAAAAGTTATAAAACACCCAATAATACCAACCCACATTAAAATCAAAAATATAAATTCTAAACTATCCTTCATCTCTTAAGACCATGAGATCTGATGCTCTGAAATCTTTTTCTTCACCATCTATCTCACTAATAAATTTAACGCGCATTTGTTTGGAGAAAGTACCATTTGCCGATCCGTGTTTAACGGGAACATAGTAAACTTTTGTTACTCTTCCTTTGTTGCTCATGTGATGAGTCACCATTACTTTCATTCCTTCCCTAATATTCATTTTAACCTCTTTTATTTTTATTATAACAAGTATTAATCTAGCTTGTAACTATTTTACAATTAGACTTTTAAACTCTTTCGGAAACATGTTTTTATTTTTTTGATAAAAACGATTCCAATCACTATCAAGTATGTAAGTAATTGCTGTATCTGTTTCTGATCTTACGCTTCTACCACAAGATTGAACAATTGACTTAGCAGTTTGCAACCCATACCAGTTTTTATATTTATTCATTCTTTTTCTAACAATCTGGTCTCCCAAGTAAGGATAAGGTATTTTGCAAATTACCTGAAACTTTGATAAGTCTCCTTTTAAGTCGACACCTTCAGTCATAGATGGAGTTAATAAAACGGTAGGTTTTTTTGTAGTCATATGTTTTTTAAGAATATCATCGCGATTATGAGAATCATGAGTTAATAGTCGAGAATTCTTAATATTTCTTTTTATATAATTAGCAATTTTATAAGTATGACAGTGTATAATTCCTTTATCTCCATTGTGTTCATCTAAAATTGCTTCAATTGCTGCCTTAAGGTTCGGTAAAGATTTTTCTATCGAGTTAGCTGACATCGATCCAATTCCTTGGGTAAAGATAGGTCGATTTTCTATCGGGAAAGGAGAAGGAATACTGATAAAATCGTATTCTTCTTCCTTAAGGCCTAAAGATTCAGCAAATGCTTTTCCATTGAGAATAGTAGCTGATAGAAATATCACTTTTCTTCCCATTTTAAAAAGATAATCTTTGGCAAATTTCGAAACATCAACAGCACGATATATAACTTTTGTATATCCTCTTGCTTCTGTTTCTTGCTGCTCCATAATCCAGTTATCAGGTGTGTATTCCTGCAGGAAAACCTCAAGCTTTGATGCATGACCGGTCATCATGTCATATCGCATTGCAATTGTTTTCAATTCTTTTATTTTACCACCAATTCCTAACTGTTCAATTTTTTCTTGCATGTGAAGAATTTGAGATTGAAGTTTAGGATAATATTCAGTCAATAGCCATTTAACAAAATTGACCGGCGTAACTTTGGCCGGCCATTGAACTTTTATAATTTTCTCAGCAAAATATTGACTTATTCCCATTTCTACAAATGTTGAAAGAACAGATTCAGTATTGTGTGCTTCATCAATTACTAAAACATTTCTTGGAGTTATTTTACCTGAATACGTCGATTCTAAAATAAAATATGGAAAGTTTGTAATTGATTCTCTACTTTCCAAAAATTTCTTTTTCTTTTCTTTGTACTTGCATCCAATTGCACATGCCTTAAAAAATGGAGATCCTTTCTTTTCTCCTTTTAACTCTTGTAGAGAAGTTCGACAATCATTTCCTTTCTTATAACTACAGCTATAATTAGATGCTGAATACAACGAACACATTGATCCACGTGGTCGTCCAAAATCTTTTTCATATTGTTCTTGCAGTATTCTTTGAGTAGTTAAAAAATATGTTCCTTGAGCATAATCAACATCATCAGGTTTAAAATGAGAAGAATAATAATCATCTAAATATCTCCCTAAAGTCAGACCAATTGCAGACTTACCAACTCCAGTTCCGGCTTCAATAATAACAAATTTCTTATTATCGTCAATGAGCGTTTTTAATCCAAAGTCAATAGCAGTTTCTTGTTCTTTTCTTGCCTTTGGGTATGGAAATATATTTGTATAATTGTGTTGTTTCATTTAACTTCTCCTATTCAACACAATTATACAAAACTTATATTAAAATTACATTTTAAATTTGCGTTAATATAAACTCTATTTTTGATTGATCTGATATTACAACTGCACCATTTTCGTCTAAAAAGCTTTCAAATTCAGTTAAATTTACTCCAGAAATTTCTATTTCTCGAGCAGGAAGCTTAATATATCTTGGGTTAATATCAGTTTTAATTCTCATCATATATACGTTAACAGCTTTTTCTTTAGTTTGTTTGCACAAAGTATATACAGGAAAATATTCAACCAATCTAATGTAGATTTTTTTATCAATTCCTAAAGTATTAAACAACTTATCTTTGATTGTTTCATTGATAATCTTATCTATTTTATTATTAAGGCTACCATCTTTGATATAGGAAGGATTTGCAAAGACTGATTTTGATTTTTTCTTAAATATTATTGCCATATTTTCTCCTATTTTGAATGCCAATCTGCTACATAAGATGCCCAAGAATTAGGTTTTGATTTAAAAACGTAACCCATTCCTGTGACCCATCCTTTTAACATATCAACATATATTCTTGTTTTTGATCTATTTGTTTTTCCTACATCAACATGAACTTCTATTTTAGCATTTGGGAATCTTTTTGCACATTCTTTTGCTATTTCTATAGAGCAATCGACTTCTTCAAATATTTTATTTTGAAGAGACTTATATTGATTTGCATCGACATTCTTTTTTTTGAAAAAATAATTTGCTATATTTAAATCATTTGAATGAATTGCAATAACCGAAGCAAACCTACAATGATCATGTCGCAACATAGAATCAGTACCTACATATATGGTGCCACCTTTATCAACATAATCTTTTATCGATTCGAATACTTCTTGCGTTGTCAGTTTATTGTCGCCGTTATTCCATAAGTTTTTCGAATCATATTTCATATTAACGGCCCTTTATTTATTTATTTTCTTTCTTTTATTTTATCTTAATATAGTGCCTATATAACCAGTTGGTGTTGTAATTATAATAGTTCTTGTTTTTACTTTTTCTAAAACTAATTGTTGTATTAACTTTGTTTTAGAACCAATTGGTAAGTAAACACTAAAATGATGACCGGAATCGTCGCCTTTTTCCAGTATTCTAAATTCTTCATCATGATGATCTAAAATAATATCAGTAAGAATATCTTTATCTGTTTTTTCCATAACCAACTCCTTTAAGAATATTCTTACTTGATTTATGATAATTTACAAAAATTATTTAAATTTATTAAAAAATTCTCTAATTGCGTCTCTATTAAAAGGCTTGTTGCTATCATCTTCATAATCATCATGACCTGTTGCTCGCTTAATAACACGTTCAGATAACATTGCTTCATCTGAGAACTGTCTTTCGTGTTTTCTTTTTAATCGTCTAATTTCAGAATAAGCATCTTGTATCTTACTTGCTTCTTTTCTATACTGCTTCCCTTCTTTTGTTCTAGAACCGTATTCTTTTTTAATGTGCTGGAGTTCATTCATAATTTCTTCTAGATAAGAACTGTACCCTTTATCATTTCTATTTCTTCTTTCAATACCTTCAGATAACATTCCAGACACAAACTTTTCTTTAAATAAGTTATCTAAATCTTCATCCCAAAAACCTAAAGCCAGTTCAAACTCATTGGGACTTGCATTAGCTAGGAATTCTCTTAAATTAGTACCAGAACTTTCCATTCCATTTGGTAATAGATATTCCATATGCGGTGCTACTAAAAGATATCCATGTTCAATGCCAGGACGCATTGCGATGTTAGGATCGAAATGTTGGAAATAAGTTGGCGTACCTTTTTTTGTCATGCCTACTCTAAATCTTGGAGAGCCTTCCATATCTTTTTTTCCAACTACAAAGGCTAATATAACATTATTATAATCTAAGTTTCTATTAGACAAAGCATTGGGAATATTTTTCCAAGTTCTTAAAGCATAAGGGACTTTTTCATTTACAAATTTGTCAACAGGAACCCCATGGGCAGATGCAACAGCTTGTTTTTCAATAAAATTAAGTGGTGATTTTGGCATTTCAACTTTATCAGAAGAAACTATAAAAACATTTTCAGTACCAAAATTTTGAACACACCAATCATAAGTCATTTTATGATGTTTACCCATAGGCTGAAACCTACCTGCATAAATTACAATTACTTGTTTTCCATTAATTTCCATTTTCTTATCTCCATAATTAAATTTTACACTACATTAATTATTACAATTTTTCCTTTGAGTAATTTTCTAATATCAACAACTGCTTTAAGTATCATTTCTCTAATGGCCATTAATTCTTCTTGAGTATCAAAGGGTAATTCCCTATACATTCTAACATTATAGCTCATTCCTTTTTTTGCCTCCGGAGGATACAATAAACCAGGTGACATACCTGCAGGCTTTTGTTGTGAAATTTCCTGTGTCATAAATTCTGATACTAAGTCATTAGAAGTAAATGGTATTCCTCTACGAAGTGCTGATGTTGTTCCTAGCTTTTGGAAAATCGGAGCATAATTCTTTTCTTCAGATGTTTTTCTTTGGGCAAGAGCCCCTGGATTAATACCTAATCTAGATATGGTATCTGCTAGGCGCTCTTGAATGGGATTAACAATTTTATCAATCTCAGTCGCTCCTGATTCACCCGTAGTGTCAAACAATGCATGTAATATCATATGAGGAGATGCTAAGAAATTCTTAGCTGTACCGGTAACTAAAGGAACAAAAACGACGTCTTCGTCTAAACTCATTGAAGAAATTTCACCTATATTGATCCCTAAATTAGTCATCAACTGAATTCCTTCAGCCTCTAAATCAAAAATTAAATGTCTTCTTGTTTGAAAATCAACCATTCTGTTTCGAAACAAAGCTGTTTCTTCTCCTGACATTTGATGGCGTTTAATCTTGTTTCTTTCATAAAATTCTTTATTTTCACTATCAGAATATACTAGATCAGCCCTACTAAATTCAATTGAATCAGCTCCTATTCTTTTACTTGGATCTGTTCCGAACATTAATTTTGCTGCTTCTCTTGATCCACCTAAAACTGGAATTAAATATACGTTGGATCCTGGGAATGCTTTTTCACCCCACATCCATCTTGCATCTTTAAACTTTTTTCCTTTAAATAGTCTGGCACCTGTTTTTTTCTGCTTAGCAGCGGGGGCTTTAGGTACGGGCCCGATAGCCTTTCTAGTTCTTTCATCAGGTATTTTTGATACAAATTCTTCATCACTAAATGCTGCAGACAACTGATTTCTTTCATCTGAATCAAAAACTATTGGTTCACCTGATTCATCTTCATCTCTGTCGCTAATCCACTTTCCTGTTTCCGGATCTTTTTTAAGCTCCCCTCCGATTATTCCTTTGTATTCTTCAAATAAAATATTTTCGATCGATTCTTTAATTAATTTTTTAATTTTTTTATTTGTAATTTTCATTCTCTTACCTCTACAATCAAATCTGTTCTTCCTTTAATTATTCGATGCCATTCTTCTTTTTTTATTTGTATAACATCGCCTTCTTTAAGTAAAATAGGCAAGTGATCCTCTCTTTGAAATTGCCACCCACTACCTTTAACTACTTTAACTTCTCGATCTTCTCTGTCTCTATGCCACACTAACTCATTATCTTCCACATCTTTTTTAAATGTTCGAATTGTTATTTCACCTTGCTGTATTTCTTTGTACGGGTTCATGTTAAATTAATTTCTTCTACTTTGACACCATATAGTTTTAGCATAGTCAAAAACGGCGCGTCATCTTTTCGATATGCTTTCATTAACGGATCTTTCTTTTTTGCATACTCCATATAATCTCCAATTGTTTCGTCCTCGTCCTCGTCAGCTCCTTGTGGGAAAATTGTTTTTTCTGTGAATGCATCATAAAAATCTTCTGAGGTAAAACCAGGATATCTTAAATTAGGATTGTCTGTTATGCTATATTGACTTGGAAGAAAAGAATTGTCTAGTTGTTTTTGCTCTACATCGTTTCTTCTATTGTGATAATAAAAAGCCCAGACATTATATGCGTCTGGTTGAAGTGAATATCTGTCGCAAGTTAAATAATAATCTTTACCTTTCGCAGAAACTACTTCTAAACAAAGTTCATACAAAATGGGACCAAAACCTTTTTCTTTAAATAATTCAGGAACATCTTTTCCTAAACTTAGAAAAGCTGATTTAATTTCAAATAAATTTATTTTTTCTTTTCTAGGGTTGAATTTAGGATCTTGTCTTCCGTGTCTTGGATTAGCAAGACGAGATTTCACCGACCCTATTTGTATATTGTTATAATACATAAAAACTTTAACATTGAAATCATCTTGTTCGATTTTAAAACTTAATTTATTCTTGTGAGGAAAAACATATTTAAATAGTTGCTTAACCATTGGTGATCCTACATCAATCATATCATACATGAAATCAACAGGTGGAGATGCACCGGCTGATTCTTTAAAAACCGCTTCGCTAATTAAATATCTAAGTTGTCTTCTTGTTAACTTCATTTTATACCATCCGTATCGCTTGACGAAGTATTAAAATTGTATGTTTTAATTCATTTCTTTCAATTCCTTGCCTCGACATGTTTTGAAAGTTTTGATTATAAGAACGTATTGGATCGTCGCCTAAAAGTACTTTCGGATTTGTCATTAATACCATAACACTAGAATTATATCTACCACATTTAGCAATTAATTCTTTAGCAACTTGTATACCGTGATTTCTAGCTGCTATGTCAAAAGGTATATCTGTAAATTCATAAACGTTAAGGTGTTCATAATCAGCAATAGGCATATTGATAAAATATTCTGTTAATTCACCATGCAAATAAGATATTGCGTCATGAACTTCTTCAAAGTTTTGACATTTATTTTGACCATCACCGTTTCCAGGATTGTCAACTGGAGGAGGAAACCCATCACCAGAAGTAATATTAGGTGTATACATCTTTTCTGGTAATCTAAACTCACTTATAATTTTTCTTAATGCTTTTCTTGTTAATTTCATTGTTTTTCTAAATTATGTGTCTATATTTACTGTCATGCTATAATAATTAATATCAGGACGAAATTTATAATTAATGTATTGAGTACCAGACTGCTGTGGACCGTCTGGATGGTTTTGCTGAAGATATTGGGCAAAATCTGAAGACCATATCCTAAGCTCGTATACATGTCTAGACGATCTATCATGATAGTATCCTGGGTGGTCATCACTTATTACGAGCAACTCTAATGATTCTCCTAGGAGAATCCCATGCTTAAACGTTTCATGATCAGGGCTAAGTAAAAACTGAGCTATTATTGGGTAATGACGACTATGATCATTTAGGTTGTCATTTTGCATTTCTAAAAGTATTATTTTTCTTAATTGTTTTTTTGTTATTTTCATACTACCACCATGTTGTATAAGGAGCGCCAGAAACAGCTGGGTATCGACCTATTCGACATGCCCAATAGCCTGGTGCAAGTTTATCTTTTTTCTGTGCACATCGATGACGAGCAGCAAATGATTTACGACGCGCAGGATTTCTTAATCCGGTTGTCATACCACGGGCACCAAATGTAATCCGCTTTATATTTCCTGTTTTTTGATTTCTAACATAAACAACAAATTTACCACCTGAACCTGAATTACGCTTTGGTTTATTTAATTTTACTTTGCGTCCTTTATAGTAGCTTCCCGATTTCTTTGCTTTTGATTTCTTTCTTTTGCGTCTTTTCTTTTCATCAAGTCTTTCTGGTTCTTCATTGAAATAGTTGCTTAAAAGCTCTAATAGCGTTTCTGCTTCCATTCTTGTTATAACTTGACTTGATTCACTATCTGGCCCGGTTATTCTAATAAAAACTCCTTCATAGGGTTTTTCACCGTCCATAAAGTCATTATAATGAGAGCCTCGAACTTCAACTTCAATTTCATTTCCAAACTCATTATTAAAAACTCGAGTCATCATCTCTTCTGATTTATGAAAACCTTGGCTATTTAACATCATCATATCATCGGCTTCTTGACTGATTGGAAAATCTAATGCAACCTCTCTGTTTCCGTAGTTTGCAAATCTCCCCATGTCAGAATTTAACATATCTAATTCATCTTCATCCACACGCAACAGGCCACTATTGTACATCTTGCGTGATTCAGAAATAAGGCTGAAGAAACCTTTTGAGCCAGGCCTATATATACAATCATAAAGAGGAATAGAGTTCTCTATATGATAACGTAGTCCCTCAGAGAATAGGACTTGTTCAATAAGTAAGTTTTGTAAATGTGTTCTGGTTAGTTTCATATAGATCTCTCACTTTTTCTATCTCTTATCATTTCAACCCAGTCTGAATTTGGATTTCCACCTCCGAACCCGTGCTTTTCATAAAACTTAATCAGTTCAGGATTTGGAAATCTTTCTTTGTCCAGTGATGCAGCAGTTAAAGACATGTCAATATCAAACTGATCGGCCAAACTTACAAAATCTTGTAATACATGTTTCGCATATCCTTTTCTAAAGCAATTTTCGTTAGGTCTGCCAAAAACATCTACTGTTGAAAGATCTGATATATAAATGTGACCGTCATCATATTGCGTAAAAAATAAAATAACCTTGCATATTCTAAACTGTTTGGTTATTTTATAATAACCTCGATATGGTGCTTCTTCAGCAGGAGTTACATCTTCTACTGAGAACTTATCGTGTAATGCATCAATAAAAGCATGCTGTTGATATGCTTCTTTAATCAGGCGCTTTAAATGTTTCTTGGTTAACTTCACAAAATTATCCCTCTAGGATAATTATCTTAATCCTAGGACTTTTTTTCCGTTTATTGTAGCAATTTTAACCAACTCATTAACGTCGTAAATTTTGCAAGCTTCAAGAAGCAATCGTAACTCAAACATCATATCACCGTCAGCGAATGGTTTATAAACGTCATAGATGTTATCAGATCCAATAGCAACTACTAAATCATGTTCAAGCAATTCATCAACAGGTGTAATTGCATTATGAATCGGTGCCAGGTCTTCTCTTCTTTGGTGGTCGATCCAAGCCCCGGGGCAAGTAATAAAACTTAATCCTGCATCCTGACAGATTTTATAGACTTCTTTTCTGTATGCAATTGGATGACATGCTAATGAAATTGAATGAACTGCCGTTACCCGTCCTTCTAGTCCATGCTCAATTGTTTTTCTTGCTAACCATTCTGTTTCTTTTTCTTTTGGAGTGTTTAATTGATCGACATGCACATGTACACGTTTTCCATACTTCTTTGCTGCATTCATAACCCAATCAATATGTTCATCTTCTCTACCTCGATCAGCACCGGGTAAAGAACCTATAATATTAACAGAAAAAGCAGCATTGTCAACTATTGATTTTAAACTTGGATCTAATACACCTTTTAGTGTTTGCATTGCAGTCAAAAGATTAACATCGAATTTTCTAGCCCTTGCAACTTCATGTGCCGCAATATATGCCTTATTTGTTGTAATAGGATCAACATCAACGAATGTACAAATAGTTGATACACCTTTTTCAATTTGATCAGAAACGACTTGATCGATACGGGAATAGTAAGACCAGTAATTGCTGTCTTTTTTAATTCGATCTACCAATTTCCATTTTTCTTCTAAGAACTTATACTGTTCTTCTTTCGAAAAAAAACGAGCCGTATTGGCTCGATCTAAATGGGAATGGGCATTGACAAAACCGCCCTTGTCTTTGATTTTTTGGCGCAACTCTTCTAACATATAAACTCCTGTTTGTTTTTAATTATATCTATAAAAATTAAAACTTTTAATAGTCGTTAAGCATACTAAATAAAGCTTTAGGATCAGTCAGTCTAATTAGTATTTCCATTCTTTTTTCTAAAGTATTTCCAGCCTTACACAATTCCGTAGCCAAATCAGACTCCAAATAAATTTCTGCGTCTTTGTCAATTGAAAATAACTGATCTTCGCTAAAAAAACCAGATTGATTTAAAAATATATCTGACTCACCTCTTAATTCATATGCTTGTTGAAATAATGATTGAACTATTTCAAGAGATTTTTTATGTGATTTAGAGTCAAAATTTTCACAAGGTGTCAATGGTTTTCCTGGTCCTTCACCGTCGTCAGGTTCGTCAGGTGGCAAACCAAAGCCGCCACCTCCAATTCGATAGTTGCTACCACCTGCTACATCTTTAAATTCTTTTAAAATCAATCTTCTTAATCCGTTTCTTGTTAATTTCATTTTCTATCCTCAATTGACTTATTTATTTCTTTAAGTTTTTTTGAGCCTTTTACAACCCAAATATCAGGTAAGAAAGCGTGAATAAAAAAATATATCATTGCTTTTCCACTTTCTTTAGCATAGCCTAATGCGCATTTCATATGCTGAAAATAAGACATGTTAATTTCTTTTAAATGCTTTTTCATTTTCCTTCACCTTTTTCGCTGGCATATTTGACACCCATAATTGTGCCAATAATACTAAAAGAGTTTGTTAACAAAATACCAAAAAGATTACTCCAGGTATTTCCTAATAACGTTGTATCTTGAGTATTCCCCCAAAACAATGCCGCGGCGTATAGTCCAGTTGTAATAATACCTACGCCCATAATTGTGTATAAAGCAACATTGACAATATTACCAATTAATTCAAACTGAGTTTTCTTCTGAACTAAATCTAAATCATTAATTGCAGCTTTTTTTGCGTCTTCAGCTTTTTGCACTGCATCTTTTAACTCGTCCATTAAACTATCATTTTCTTCTGCTTTTTTCTGGAGCTCTGCATTTTGCGCCTGGATTTGCTTTGTAATTGCTAATCTTTTTTTTCTATTACTTTGATCATTTTCAATCGCTTCAGCAAGATAAATCTTAAATGCTTGATCATCCTCTGTGTCGATCATTTTTAAAACAGGACCTTCTAAATATATTTTATTTTCTAAAGCGAGCCTTATAAAAGCTGCTTTATCTTCATCTAAGATTTTAATCATTTGTACACCTTAAAAGCACCTGTCCTGTTTTTATAATTAGGATAATCAGCTTTAAATTGTTCCAAGCGAGGCTCAATATCATCTGATTTTACAATCCAAAACTGCGCACCTGCACCTTTTGCCTTATCAATCTCAATAGGATCTGATGAACTTGAAATAATCCCTATTACAACACCATTTCCGTATTGATAATTAATTCTACGAACCAATTCTATCCCATCAAATGATGACCCAATAATGTTTAGGTCAACAAAAACACATTCAGGCTTATCATCTTGATTTGTTTGAAACCCTTTAAACATATTTTCAGCTGTGTCTGAAGAAGATACAGTTTCAAGATTTAAAGAGATGTCTAAGATGTTGCATGCGTCATCAAAAACAAGATGAAATAGAGTTTCATCGTCCACTAATAATATACTTTTTATCACCTGCATTTAATTTTATCCTCATAATTGTGCCATTTTCTAACTTTTCTGGGTCAATTGAAAAACCGTGCTCTGTAAATATAGCAGCTGCGATGTTAAGCCCTAAACCTGAGCCAGACTCAGCTTGACCTCTTTTTCTTACATAAGGTTTGCAAAAATATAAAAAGTCTCTTCGGGACAATCCCCTACCATTATCTTGGACACAGATTGTTTCTTCATCTTCCATATATATACGAACAAATTTGGTTGGACTGTCATTATATTTTAAACCGTTTCTTATTAAGTTGTCGATTGCTGTGCAAAATAAAGAACTATTAACCTCTAATTCAATTAATTCTTCAACAATAACTTGGTCTGAATATGCTGTTCCTCTGAGATAATCTTTAATTACTTCTCTCAAATCGCATATTTCTTGTTCTAAAACGCTATCTTCTTTTACCAAGTTTGTGAATGCATAAACTCCACTATAAACTCTCTGGGCGTGATCAATACCTTCTTTTAATAGCTTAAGCGCAGTTTCTAAACGGTTTTCTTTAATTATGTTTTCTGGTAATCTACGAATTAAACTTTTAAATCCTCGTGGAATGTAAGTATTAATTCCGCTATGCATATCATGACGAATAATTTTAGCCGAATGTTCAAGATATACATTTTTTTGATTTAGTGCTTCTTTAGCACGAACATATTCCGTAACTTCAAAATTAATCTTATGGTACCTTGCCAACCATTTGTCATAAGATTTATTATCTCCTGGCATAAATTCACCAATTCGATAATGTGTAGGGACTTTATTTCCTTCTGTATCAGTTACGAAAACTGATGTGATAAATATTCTGGCCAGCCGTAATCGATAAAATTCATTAATGACTTCAGCTTCAATTTGTTTGCTGTCTTCTTCTGCATACAAAAATTTAGGAGCATTATAAAAATGACTATATGCTTTTTCATCATGAGTACCTATAATATCCCATGATAAAGAAAACCATTCACCTTTTCTTGCTTGCATAAAAATACCTCTGCTTATAACTATTTGCTACAAACAGAGGTTTATAAGATTATGATAAAATATTTTATTTTCCAGGACTAGATAAAACATTAGATATGTTATCTATCATATCTTTAAGTATTTTTATAAAATCTTTTGCGTTAATTTCATTAAAGTTTTTATCAAATATTTTCATGCCTTTTTCTTGGCAAGCTAGCGGTATCCTCAAAAGAATGTTTGATAACGCTTTAACAATTTCTGGTTTTTCTTTCCCGCTTAACTCTGGATAAAATGAATTTGCATTATTAATATAAACTTTTTTAATTTCTTCCCAATCAGCTATTATTCCTGTTGGCTGCCAATTGTCTATAAAACCTTCATTGTAAAGAAAATCCTTTCCCTGTACACTTTCTTTATATTTTTCTAAATCGATAATTAATCTTTTACTTTGACTAGAATAATCACCCATATCACCTGCGTATCTTGTAAATCCGCTTTCTTCTCTTTGACCGCCATAAGGGTTACTTTGAGAAAAAGTAGTTGACCCAACATCGCCATCATAAATAGCAGTAACATATCCCTGCAGTATAGCGCCTACTCTTGGTAATTTGTCTCTTGTTCCTGTCCCTCTTCCAATATTATCTCCTAAGTATTTATTATCTTTGTGATAAGCAACACCTGCAAATTCATCTTTTGATCTTTTACCTCCAAAATAGTTGACCCAAGATAATACGCCAGGAAAAACGTCCTGATAGTCTTGCTCAGTAAATGCATTAATATAATGTACAATAAACCAACCGGGGTTGTTTTTTATTACTTCTGAATAGTTTCGCTTATCAACTCTTGCTTGTGCAATAATATTATCAGACTTTGAAATTTTTAAATCACTTATGTGTTTTTTTAAAATCTGTTGTAAAACTGCAATTAAATTATAACTTATATATTCGTTTTTAGTTATTGAAATTATTTTTTCTTCAAACTTTTCAAATGTTAATTTCTTATATTCTTCTGCCTTTTCAACATTATCAAACTCTTTTTTAGTCGCTCTTTTTTCAAAATCACCTGGTGCATCAAAATCAAAACCTTGCTTGTCATATTTGTTTTTAAAGTTTTCTATGTAGTTAATAGACTTTTCATTAAGCGAAATTATTTTTTCCAAATCTTTTTTGTTAGATTCAATTGCACTATAAAACTGTCTTTTGTAATCCTCCAACACTCTTAAAAATTGTTCATCTGCAGAACTAGTTCCGGAACCTGGCTTGACATTTTCTAAACCGGGACCTATTTTTTTGATCAAGCTATTTAAAAATTTTGATAACTTTTCCTTCCCGTTTTCAGACATATAATCAAAAAATTCTTTTTTAAGTGCGTCTGATCCTGCATAACCTGATGTACCAGATGGCACATAATTAATCTTTCCTTTAAAGTAATAATTATAAGCTGGACCTAATAGATATGTGTCTGACTTATTTACAATGAATGAAATAATAGAATTCAAATCTTCGTTTTTAATAAATGCATGCATGTTTTGTATTAGATTTTTATATGCAATTTTACTTTTTCTTTGATGCTCTTTTTCAACTTGTGCTTTCCTTTCTTTACTATCAAAAAAAGCTCGGCCCATCTGTGCCATGTTTTCTAAAATTACATGTCGTATAATTTCATTAATTCTATTTTCATTTATAAACATAAAACAACCTCCGTTTATAACTATTTGCTACAAACAGAGGTTTATAAAGATTTTAGCTTTTTAGCTTTTATACAATTAATTAAAATCCTGCAAATCCATCATGTTCTAAGTTTCCCTTACCAAACTTGAAAAAGTCATAAATAATTTTTCTTGGGCTCAAAGGATCATCATCATCTTTTCCTGCGCTGGTAATTCGTGCTAAGGTATTAGCGTCTAATTCGTGTGTCATATAATTTTCCATATCTCTTAATATTAATCTAAATTCATCCATTAAGAAAGATTTATTAGCTGGTGTATAATAACGAGAATCTACTAAGTGTTGAAGAATAACTTCGTAGCGCCCTTCTAAATTCTTTACATTGTTTTCTTTTTTCATAGCTCTTAATGCACTTTCTAAATCAGGACCGTCTACTTTAAACTGTGATGGTTTGGCCATATTTTGATATAGTTCCACGTTACCAGGTCCAGGCTTTGCAATGTTCTGATAAAGAAATGCAGGGTTTCTAGCGTAAATAGGGTTTCTATTAACTTTAGATTCAGTGAGAACTTCGTTAATTAATTTTCTTAAGTTTTTTCTATTAAGTTTCATTTTTTCTCCAATTAAAAAATATCTCTAACAATAACTATTTGTTAAAGTTAGAGATATTAAAGATTTATATAAAATTATTTACTTAATAGTAATTTGACGTGGTTTAACTTCATCCCGCAAAGGAATTTGAATTCTTAACAAACCGTTTTCAAATGTTGCATTTGAGTTTCCAAAATCAAGTGTATTGTGGTAGTCAACAAATGATTTCTTAAATGCTCGCTTTGCAATTCGACGTCGATTTTCTGCTAGTTGACCCTTTAATTTAGAACCGTCAGCGCTGATAGTAATTTTATTCGCCTCAGTATTAATAAGGATGTCTTCTTTAGAAAATCCAGCCAGTGCCATTTCGATCACTTGACTGCCGTCTTCTTCTTTGTAGATATCTGTTAGTGGATATCCGTTTGTTGTTTGTTTGACATAGGGCTCCGGGTTTTGAAAAAATTCCTCAAAAAGCCTGTCAATTGCACCGTTTCCTAACAATGCGGGTACGTGAGTTAATGCAAACCTTGTCATATTATCCTCCTTATGTAAGCAAGTTTTGACTTATGTATACAACCCATTATGGCGTTGCAATAATAATTATACGTTGTCTTTTTTATTTGTACAACATTTTTAAGTGGTGGACCCGGGGGGAGTCGAACCCCCGTCCGGCATAAAATAAATAGTGGTCCTACATGTTTACTCTCAATTATACGTATTAAATTGGAAGAGAGAACCCTAGAATAACACGTAATGGATTTTACCTGGTTCCTTTATTATCCCCTAAGCCGCCACCATTAAAACGACTCTCAGGATTAGTATGGTCTTACACGCCCAAATAGATACCCATACATATTCTATTCAGACGTCGCTAAAGGCTGTTAAGCTGCAAGAGCGAAATGCTTATTATTATTGGCATTTATAAAATTTTTGAACAATTAAGGCTGATTCTTACCTACATGCACCACAACACTTACTCCTACCCCGTCGAAACCTTTGCGGGCCCAAAATATAAATACTTATTTATTATACTAATTTTTAAAGTTTTTACAAATTATTTTAATTATTGTTGCTCAAACCAATTAATAGAAACTGAGCCATTAACACCGGTATTTGTAGCTTTAACAGCAATTAAAAGCGGAATACCCGGCGGGAATATAAATTCAAGCTTGTCCAAATCTTCAGATACACCCGCCAAAGGACCTACAACAATTTCATGGAAAGGAACAATATCACTTAAATTACTAATTGTATTCGCAGGTGAGTTTGTTGTTGGGTCTAAAGTTGCTATTGAAACAATACTGTTTTCATCATCAACATATTCGTAATTAACATCTCCTGTTATTTCTGCGCCTAAAAAGAAACCAATAATTAAAGTTTTAGAACTTACTTCATTTGAACCTGCCAACCTTAATATATCAAACTCTCCAAAACAAGATTGATTTTTATGAATTCTATTTGCTTTAATCATTGCTAGCGGGTGATAAGTTGTTTTATTGAGATTCTCAAAAGCAAAACTTTGAGCAAATTTTGGATCTAATTTTACTACTTCACCAGTAATAAAACCTGCCATAGAAGCAGACCTAACCGAAACCCCACTGGTGTTTCCGTTATTTGATGATTCTAATCTAATTTGAACGTTTGGGTTTTTAAGTACAGGAGTGGTTCGATTGTTTGCATTTTTAATCATATGACAATTAGCAAACCTTCCTGTATTGGGATCTTCAACGGCAAATCTTGCGTTACCAAACCCAAGATACTGAAAATCGATTTCATATACGTTTCCTCTTTGAGGATTAATAATCATCTCTGAAGTTCCAGTACCATCTAACTTATCAATATTAAAAGATCCTGTTGGAATAAAAGTTTCTGTATAGTCCGTACCCGCTAGTATGCGTGTAAAATTTCCGACGACTGAGCCTCCTGAAATAGAATACGTTCCTGTTAAATTAGGATTACATCTTCCGGAAATAAAATATACATCAGAACCCACAACATCAACCAAAAATCCTGTTTTTCCAAGTTGAGTATAATCTTGCAAAGATAACTTATAAGCTGTTTGTGTGGTTGAAGTAGTGCCGTCAATAGTAATATCAAAAGTAAATGCGTCACCGTCTAAAGTAACCGTAATCGTATCTCCGTTTGCTGCACCGGTTGTTATGGTTAGTTTTCTTATTTCTAGCTGACCTGTTTCTCTGTGTAATATTCCAAAATTTGTTCCTTGATAGCCAAATGAATAACCGGTTTCGTTATTTGCTAGACCGAGTAATTGAAGATTATCTTCCACAGGTGTATCAAAAAGAGCCGTCGCTCTCATAATCGAACCTTGTCCCGGTCTATATTTTATACCTCTTCTTAAATTCAAAACAGCTGATCCGGATACACCAGTACCACAATTTAATACTGCCATCCCGTCTGCTGCTGTAACAGAAGAGCCTACAAAAGATGCAGTGACAAAAGTCTGAGGTGTTTGTATGCCGTAAACAAAATCACCTTGCGCAACAGGATGCAGCTGCGTTATTTCTAAACCTCCAAACCCAATGTTTGAATTACCTTTTGTTGATGTTGTATTGTTGTTTTTATTATTTAAATCTGTAAATCCCATTATCCTATCCCGGCAGAACCTGTCCAATTATTGGGTAATAAATTTTCTTTAATGTCAGTTAATCCGGCTACAATAGATCCGGATGTAGAAAAAACTGAATCGCTCAACAAAAAAACTTTTGAAACTCTAAAATCTGCTTCAAAGCTTTCTCCATTGTTTAGTATTGCGTAATTATTATTTTCAACGCCTTTAATTCCGTTAGCGCTAAACCCAAACCTTAAGGGAATATTTTGATCACCATCGTAAGTATTTGTTATGATTATAAATCTAGTTACGTTTGGAAAAGATACTTCTATTGGTTCATTATTTGTCCCGGGAACAATTAAAGAACTCGTAAGATAAGGAACAGCGGATGACTGATAGGAAGGAACATGTCCTAGCCCGCGAGGCATATTTAAATACATCTTCTAACTCATTTTAATTAATTTATAATTCTTAAATAATAATTATACTTAAAGTGGAGTTAAAATGGCAAAAATAAAAAATATGGGAACTGCAACTATGCGTTTCGGAGAAGGTGTTATTGTAACCGGTTCAGCTGGAACAGATACTCCGTCCTTAGTCGTAACAGGATCAGTTGCAATTAAACAAGGTTCATTAAGCATTGAAGATGCATATACTTTTCCATCAACAGACGGAAATGCAAATCAAGTGCTTACAACAGATGGCGCAGGCAATCTTACATTCCAAACAGCCCAAACAGGATCAGGTGCAGTTACACCAGGCGGTTTAGACAGACATGTTCAATTTAATGATGATGGATCTTTTGCAGGAAATAACGGAATTCTTATTGATTCAAGTTTTAATCTAAAGGTTTCCGGATCACTTATCTCAAAAGAAGCTATAGGAGTTGGAACTGACTTAGGCGGAGGTAGAAACGCAAGTGATCAGTGGGTTTCTATAACTGGTCCTGAGCATAAGTTTCATGTAGTTGGAGATGCAACAGACGCGGCAAGCTTCTCTATAGACTCCGCTGCGGATTCTGTTGGTGGTGCATATTGGAGTTTCGCGAAAGCCAGAGGAACACCAAGTTCTCCAACCGGTGTCAACACAAATGATGAGATTGCAAGAATCCAATTCTTTGCTCACACAGGTTCATCAACACTTAAAAGATCCGCAATGATTTATACAACAACAGATAGCGATGGAGATGGAAGATTAAGATTTTACGTAACAAAAGAAGGGGATATTGATAATATTGCAATTGAATGTTATAACAACCAAGTGACTGTTCAGGATCAATTGGTTGTTGGTTCTGCTGGTATTATTCCAATTACAGATGGTGGTGCTTCTTTAGGTGGTTCTAACTATCGATTTGAGAATATTCAAGGAAATAATCTAAAAGCATTCGAATCATTACAATTAGGAGGAACACACCCAATTTATGATCAGGGTGGTTTTGGGATTGCGATTAATAAAGACAATCCTATTTTAGGAAATTATACTAGTGGTGAAGGTTTAACTTATATCTCGAATAATTCAGCTATAGAAAATGTTATGTTTACATTACATAAAACTGGCTCACATTTTGGAGGAATGGCACTTAACGGAACTGTGACAGACAATGACCAAAAAATAGTATTCTTTTCTCAATATAATACAGCTGGATTTGAATGGAAAAACAATATTCCTTATTATAACGCAAATGGAATGGGAAATTTAAACACTACTGGCACTAAATTGATGGATTTAGATTCCGGAGGAAATCTTGTTCTGTCAGGAACTGTAACAGGTAAAGATGATCAATTAGGAATGAGTACGTTAGACTTATTTTTAAGTGGTGAAAACAATACTTTTCTTGCTGGAGAACAAATACAAATTAATGATATGCATTCCAACATTGCTGATCCGGGAGCTGATGTTTTCTTTTACGTATCCGGATCAATAGGTGGTACAGGTACTTCCGGTACGTCATTGTTTGGTGGAGATTTAGTAGTTAGTGGCAATGTTAAAATAGACAATGGTTCTGATTTAATCTTTCAAAAAGGAGAATCAGAAATTAGCTTTATTCAGTTTAAAAATGCTGATGACGGAACATCATATAACGCATATTTTGCATACCAGCAAGCAGAGCATATTTATATTTCTCCAGGTAGAGGCGCTGATTTTTATCTTCAACAAAGAACAAATGTAGGTGAGGATCCTTATACTTTTCCTTTTCGAGTTTTTGATGACGGAAAGGTAAAATTTGAAGTAGGACAATCAGATGGTAATGCATCAGCGACTGACCTACCGAGTGATACTAATTTTTACGTGTCAGGTTCTATAGGAACCGGTCAAGACATGTCTGTTTTTGGTGGCGCTATGTTAATCAGCGGTAGCCTACAAGTTGAACAAACAGCTAGCATTCAAGATTTTATGATGATCACAGTTTCAGCAGATAACACAGATTTACAAACAGGTACAGGTTTAGTTACACTTCGTGCTCCTTTCGGAATGGAACTCTATCAAATACCTCGTGCCAGTTTGTCAACAAATGGCACAAGCGGGACAACTGTAGACATTAATGTTGACGGAACAACGATCATGACTACAAATAAGCTCACTATCGATGCTGATGAAGGAACTTCAACATCGGCAACAACAGCAGCTGCACTTACAACAACTACAATTAACGATGATGATCAAATAACAATTGATGTTGATACCGCAGGAACCGGAGCCAGAGGATTAAAAGTAATATTATATTACAGGAGATCTTTATGATTATTAATCAAATACAAAATCCTGGACAGATAAGAGTTTATACAGCCGGTTTGTATTATCAAGCTTGGCACGATGCGTATTATGCAGATCCAGCTGCAATTGCAGCTTCAGGAGGAGACCCGGATGCAGAAAGTGTAAGTACTTCCATAAATTCTTTTACAATATCTACAACTGATGCAGTTATATGGCGTGGTTATTTTCTTCCCGATCAAGACTCCACTACTTGGCAATTTAGAACTAATTCTGATGATGCATCATTTCTTTGGATTAATAGGGAAGACACCGGAGAACCAAGAAATGCTGCACAGCAAACAAATGCAAACATGGTGAATGCTGATGCTACTGTCGATAATGGCGGGGTGCACCTCCCTCAAACTAGAACCAGTGGAAACATTACGCTAAATGCAGGAATTTATTATCCTATCTGTATTTTTGCTGCCAACAACACTGGCCCAGGAACTTGCACAGTTGAGTTTAGAAGGGATGCTGGAACATGGCAATCAAATGGAGCAGGTTTTTATTTTTACGATGCTGGAACAGATAACGGATATCATATTTAATAAAAGTAATAATCGGCGTTAGGCCTCATTGGATTCATAATATGTCCTATCTGATCTACATGTTTATATCCTAAAGCATGCCCAATTTCATGAGCAAGGATTAAACCATCGTCGATATAATAATAATTTAAATAAATTATCGAACCCTTCATTTTATTTGTTGGTTTTCTATATATTTTTTCTGTTTGCCCTAAAATATAATATTCTAAATCATATGATACTTTTACAATAATAAAACCATAAGGGTAATCTGATTCACATATGTCACTTTTATTGTTTTCCTTGAACAAGAATTCATGACCATATGATTCCCAAAATTTAACAGCATCATCAAATAATTTTGGGTTCATATCTTCTTTGTCGATACAATTCACAATTGACGGAGGCATATCCCAAATATAAGCCGGTAATGTTTTTGCATGTTTTCCTACTGAAAATACACATGCGACAGATAAAAAGAAAAGAAAACTCGCAATAGCTTTCATTGTTCAATTTCTCCGCAACCATAAGTTGCATATTCAATTCTTATTGTTTGACCTCCTGCAGGAATATTATTTTGATCAAAACGTATCCAATTTTCTGCCGGGTCATAACTCCATCCTGACGTTACTAGTTGTCCATTAACATAAACTTCAATTGTATCAACAATCGGATCAGGTTCTTCTAATCCAAATGAAGATTTAATTGTAATATCTTGTGCCAAATTTGTCATATTATTTGACCAATCATATTCACATATCGAATACCAACTCCCTCCCAAAGCCATTGCAACATCATAATATTCAACACCAAAGTGTGCATTTACGCTCCAAGTACCGTTTGAAGTTTGACATCCAGTTGGAGGATCACCAATAACTGCATATGCCTTTATTTTATCTGAAGATTTATAAGATAAATAATCATTAATATAAACAGCAGTTCCATGCGGAGAATAGTCATATTCGTCAGAAACAAATATCATAATTAAGTTAGCATCTTCTCTTAAAAATGTACCTGTCAAAGTAAAATATTCCAGTGCTAATGCTGCTTTTTCTAAACCCTTCTCAGTACCTGATCCGTGAATTCCTATACTGTCAACGATATTAGCAGCTGCAACATTAACATTAGGGGTATTATTGTCAATATAAGCTGCAACTAATTGATATTGATCTGTTGTTATGAAACCCATTCTAAAATTTACATTACCAGATGCATTTATATATGACATAAAATTTGCCATGTTTGCTGATAGGCGGGTTTGAAATGTATTCATCGATCCGCTATTGTCAATAATCCAAAGAATATCATAAATCATTTCTTCTTCTTGAATCCATTCTTGAATTATCCAGTGCTCAACATCCCCATTTCCTTCCTGTACTATTTCTAAGCTTTCATTAATTGGATCATTGCTATTAATTTTAACAATACTTTCGTCTAGACCAATATCATTTGGAGTATATTTTATTAAAAGGTCTATCTCTTCATTTTGTGACAACTCCCAAGGAGGTTCAGGTAGACTGCCGTAATCAATATTAATATCATTAGGCAATGTTGTCATTTGTATAACATCTTCAATTTCTAGTTCTAAATTACCGATATTTTTAATCGTCACACGATATTCATTATCACAGCCAATTGAAATATCTCCATAATCAACATATTCCGGATTGACCTCTATTTTTGGTGCATCACCATATCCTTCTAATCTGACAAATATTTCCGGGTTATCTTCGTCATTTGACAATACCTTAACTACTGCACCATTATGTTCGTAGGTGATTGGCAGATAAGCGACAGGAACATCTAATATTTCCCCTGGTTGTATTATAAGCTGTTCATTTTCAAATTCAGGAATGATATATCTCGTACTTCCGTCCATTAAGACCGGCTCAACATAAAGTACAGCGTTTCCTGTATTCATGATTGAAAACATTTCTTCCCCGGATTCTTGTCCGGATTCGATATGTCCAAAGAATAATTCTTGAGGATGTACAATAATGTCAGTTTTTTGTTCTACGACTTTCATTAATGTAGAATCATTACAACCCAAGTATAGCATTAAAAAAGAAAACAACATAAAAAAACCCCCCATATTTTTACATATGAGGGGTTGAAACAATCTTGTAATAAGTTTTTATTTTTTATCTGAAAAACTTACATAATCTTTTAAAAGTCCATCTATTTCTACGATTGTCTTGTGTAATACTTGTGCATGATCAAATTCTTTCATGATTGCATTTGTATTACTTTTATAATCTCTTAATTTTGAAAATTTTTCAACTAATAATTGACGTAAACTAACTAACTTTTCTACTTCTTCTTTTTTCAATTTTTCTCCCGAATTACTTTTTCTATTAATTCTATTGTGTCTTCTGGTTTATTTACCTGAAATGCATTGCAATTCTTTTTTGCTTTTAAACATCTATACAATTCTTCATCATTACCTGATTTAAAACATCTATCTCCTGCAAAATATATTTTTTGATAATTTAAAAAAGGTTCTTTGTCTAGCGGAAATGTTTTATTCCATCCTTTTGGGTAGATGTCAAAACTAGTTTCTCCGCCAAGTTTAATCGTAATTAAATTAGGATCATATACTTTATTAAAAATTGATATGAATAATTCCCTAATTCCTTTTTTTCTGTCTATTTCAACCCATTTTTCTCTGTCTTCAGGTAATGCATTACGACCAATCGGACACCAGTTTAAAACAGAACCTCTCATTTGAAAAAAATTACCTGTTAAAGGAATATCTTGATTATATAAAGAAACAATTGTATTTTGATATTCTAATAATTTACGATATATGTTATTCATGAAACTAGAACCTAACTTTGAACGCATATCATATTCCCAAACTTTTTTGAAGCTATAGTAATATTTTGTTCCGTTGCAAGGTAGAAAATGTATTTTTGTAACGTCAATAGGCGTAAGATCAAATAATAAACTACACTGTTGTTCTATGTATTCATAATCTGAACCGCTAATTATTCCTATATCCCAACCTGACATTTGTAATGCTTCCAATGCAGTCAATACGCTGTGATTCATTTTCTTTCTGGCCGGTGTTAAGGTTCCGTCCATGTCAAATAAAAATAATTTATTCATTAAAATACAATCCCATCGCCATGATCGATTTTAGCATATTTTGCTTTGTCAACTAACCATGAAGAAGATTGAGGTTTATCATCACCTCCCACTGAAAATGCCATTTCAATTCCTAACTCTTCACATATTTGATATTCTGGTACATGACCAGGTTTTCTATCCCCACCGTTTGCAAACACCTCCGGTTTATAAAACTTGAGAGCTTCACAAACAGTATCATCATCATCCATTGCTGAATAGACTTCTTTTACACCTTTAATACCTAAAAGTATTTCTGCTCTTTCTTCCCAAGGCATAAAAACATAACCTTTTTTTCTTTTAAGCCATTCGTCTGTGTTTAAGAATACAATAACGTTCCCTAATTTTCTTGCATCCTGTATCATTCTAACATGCCCGATATGAATTGGATCGAAACCACCAGATACTGCAACTATTTTCTTTTTCTTTTTACTCACAATTTTTCTCCAAAAGAGCGTTCATCTAATTTTACTATTTTACCAAGAACATAAACTTTGTACATAATTTTTTGTTCTTTATCAGTTGACATCCATTCGTCGTCATAGACAACTTTCATAAAAGACTTTTCCCCTTTTTCTAAAATCAAACCAAAAAGCAAAGGGCGATCTAACGCCCTCCCAATCCAATCATGTGATACAGCTTGCCTAGTACAACACAATATAAATGATGCTTTTTCTATTTCAACTAAGTCGCCTGGAAATAATTTTAGGGGAAATATCTTAACCTCTGTTATTATTAGAAAGGAGCATCGCTAAAAGATGCAGAAATATGATTATGCTCACCGTACGATGCTGACGGGATATTTGTCAATTCAACAATACAATCTTTTGTTGATATGAAAGTTAAAAACTTTCCTTTAAAAGTACAAGCTGATGTAATTGTTGCTGCTTCTGAAGCATTACCTGCCGAATCATACACTGTAAAAGATCCGGTTGCTTCTGTGAATGTTATTGAACTGGCAACATATTTAAGGTACCTAATGTTTGTTGATCCTGTTAATGGCAAAGCGTAGCCAGAAGCTTGATATTCAGCTACACTATTTAACCCTGGTTTCGGCCAATGTGTTCCCATAATTTATCTCCAAAATATTATACTAAAACTATATTACTTATATGCCAGCGTTCTTTTTTGCCATCACAAAGAACATAAAACCAGTCAGTCTCTTTAAAATAATTTGATAATAAAACGCCAACTCTTTTTTCTTTCTTTTTGATTGTTATATTTTTAACTAAATCGCCTGGTTTAATTTTCAATGTCTGGGTCATATATGTGTAATCCATTTGTTATAGATACCTCAACAAATAATTTACGTAAAACTTTTTCGCACTCTTCACCAAACTTTTCTTTGACTTCTTGAAGAATTAAATCAGGTGTAATAATACTATCACCTGAAAAGTGAATATCTAAATATTTATATAATTCATCTAAAACTTCATAATCCCATTCTAATGACTCTAAAAGTTCTGTTTCTTTGGCAATATTATTTATTAGTATCTCGTGATTCAGCTTCATATTCAATTTCTCTCATGTATTCTGCAACTGATTCTTGAAATCTTGGATCGATTGCAATCTTTTTAATTTTTTCTTGATCAAACTTTTGATTATAAACATTACATATGTTTTCTGCGATTTTCATCAATGCGTTTACAAATAAATTTCTTGCAGTCGAATGGTTCATTTTATAGTTTCTTTCATTCATTTCATTAGCAATTGCATGATAAGATAAACCTCCTAATGCTTTTGTTGTTCCATAACCTGTTTCTTTTTTATATCCTTTTGGCATTGACATATCTTATTCCTCCTCGTTATTAATTTCATGTATTTCATTATTATTAGTATCAATATCAGTTATTCCAAATCTTAATCTTAAAACAATTTCTTCTCGTTTAGATAAAGATTTAAATGCAGTAACTATTTGTTGTCTGATAATTTCTTGATCCATTAATGTTTCAATGCTTGGTGCATTATCTGGAAGAATATCTCCTAAAGTCCTGTTGTTTTCATCACTAACAGGTTTGTCGATTGATTTTAAATGACGCGTTTTTAAAGATTCAATTGCCTGCTTAACGTGTTTTTCTGGTATGTTAAGAATCTCGGAAATTTCTTCAATTGTAGGCTCTGTATTAAATTCTTCTTGATAAGACTGAATCAGTTTCCAAACTTTACTTGCATTTGCAATTGTATGAGATGGAACTTTTAATAAAGTATTATTTGCTGTTAAATGACGTGTTGCTGCTTGTTTAATCCACCAAGTTGCATATGTTGAAAATTTATAACCTTTCCGCCAATCAAACTTTTCAACTGCCTTAATTAAACCAATATTGGATTCTTGAATTAAATCTTCTAAACTAGATCCGTATTTGGCATATTTTTTAGCAACTGATATTGCTAGCCTTAAGTTTGATTCAACCATTTTCTTTTTTGCTTTTATGTCTCCTTGCTCAATCTTTTTTGCGAGCTCTATTTCTTGTTGTTTTGTAAGTAAAGGAATGTTTCTTATACTTTTAAAATAATTATTAATTGCTGTATTATAACTCAATTTTTCTCCTTTGGTTTTTACAATATTATTATAACATAAAAAAAGCTAACTTACACAAGTTAGCTTAAAAATTTACAAATTTAATTTTTAGTTATCTGGCTTTATCTTCAATTGCTTTAGTAATATAGCAATTATAAATTTCAATTTCTGTAGTATCTTTTTTAAACTTTTGACCGGTAATGATTTTTGATCGAGTTAAAAGAAATAATTCTCTTAATTGATCTTCTGATAATGACATCAGCTCGTTATATGTTAATTCTTTATTTGGAATAATATTGTTTTGTTTTTCCATAAAACACCTCACATTATAAAATTAATTTTTTTCCGTGCATTGATATTTTTCTTTTATCATACGTTTCAACTGCTATCGACTTAACTCCTGGTAAATTGCGAATCATTTTCGCTAAATGTTTAATTGATTTTAAAATTGCATTAGATTTTGGCAAAAATTTAATATTTATCATTAACTGTGCATCACCATCAAAAAATCTAGCAACCTTATCTTTTTGTGCAACTACAGCTACACCCGGTAATATTCTAATACGTGTCATTAAATCTGGAACATGAGTATCTCTTTCTAATTTTAAAGTTAATGTAGTTGAAGATAATTTTCTATCCATTTTATATAAAGATTCAGCAATCATCTCTATTTTATCTAATTCTTTTAATATAACTTTTTTATTGCTCATGTTGCATCTCCGACAATATAATGTTTAATTATAATTATCTTCTGAATTTTCTTGTTTCAAACTTATAAGACAACATTCAACACTCAACAACATTGTTGCTGCAGACGTTGCATTTTCAATTGCACATCTAACAACTTTATGTGGATCCACAATTCCCAAAGAATACATATCACCAAACTTATTATTTCTAGAATCATAACCTGTATTATTATCTTTTTCAATCACAGCATCTAATAACGTTTGATCTGACTTATTGCCATTTTTTATGATTTGCTTAAAAGGCGACGTAACAGCTCTTAACATTATTTCAACTCCAGCTTTTATATCAGGATTATCAATTGTTGTCGATAATTCCTTAAGCTTTTTTGAACTTCTTGCTAATGCAACTCCTCCACCTGGTAAGATTCCTTCTTGCAAAGCTGCCCTCGTTGCATGCAATGCGTCATCAACACGATCATACCTCTCAATCAATTCAGATTCTGTAGCAGCTCCAACTCGTAATATTGCAATACCTCCCGACAATTGTTGTAAACGATACTTTAAAATGTTTTCTTCACCATCTTGCAATGAATATCTTTCTAGCAGGCGGCTTCGAATTGAATCGATTCGTTCCTCAATCTTTTTATTTTTTTGCTTCGTGTCTTTTGAAATAATCATTGTCATGTTTTTATGAATAATACATTTTTCACACGTTCCAAAATGCTCCATTTTAAATTCGCTCATATTAAACGAAGATGTAATTACTTCACCTCCTATAACTGACTGCAAATCTACCAACATATCATGTCTAGACCCGCCAAAACCCGGAGACTTAATTGCACAAACCCGCAACGATCCTTTTACTTTATTTAATACCATTCCTTGAAGAGCATCACCTTGGATATCATTTCCGATGATCAGAATAGGCCTGGATGAATCCAAAGCCGTTTCCAATGGTTTCATAAGGTCGTGTATTGTATTGAATTCTCTGTCGGCAATTAGGATTAAAGGGCGTTCAAATTCACATGTCATTTTATTTTTATCTGTTACAAAATAAGGCGACAAATATCCGCGCTCTAATCGAAAACCATCAACAACATTAAGCTCTGATTTAAATCCTTTTGCTTCTTCAACAATGACTGACCCATCAGGTCCAGCTGCCTGAATTGCGTCGACAATAAGATTAGCAATTTCTTCTTCACCGTTTGCAGATATCATTGCAACTTGCTTTAATTCTTCATTACTCGTTACATCTTTTTTTGCTTCAAGTAAATAATCTTTAATTAATTTAAGTGAAGAATCAATACCTCTTTTAATTAAATCAATTTGAAATCCTGCAGACTTCATTTTTAAGCCTTCGTTAAAAATGGCTTGTGCTAAAACAGTTGAGGTAGTTGTTCCGTCACCCGCTTCATCAGCAGTTCTAGATGCTGCTTCTTTTAAAACTTTAACGCCTAAATTTTCTACTTCATCCACTAGATTGATAGAATTAGCAACTGTTACGCCATCTTTTGTTACGATTGGGTGTTGTCCTTCTCTCTGAATAAGAACTAATTTTCCTTTAGGCCCCATTGTTGTTTTAACTGCATTTGAAAGTGTGTCAATTCCTTTTTTTATTTTACTTTCAAAACTATCTTTAAAAATTACTTCTCTTTTGATTTCCATATTAACCCTTTAAAATTTGTTGATTTGGTCGACCTCCTCTGTTTGATGACAATGATTCAATCAGTTGGTGATCTGATGTTAATATTCTACTTTCGCTGGTTAAAACGTTAAATGCAACGTATATGTCGCCTTCTTTTTTTACAACCTCTTGTTCGGATATTTTTCCTAACCCTCTTAATGTCTTTTGTACGTCATCACTTAAATACATTTTATAACCCCTCAAATGTTTTTACGTATTTGTTCCATGTCTTTTCTTTTAGCATTGATTCAAAACCTAAATCTTCAAATGTTTGTTCGATCATATCCCAATCGCCAGAACCGGTTCTACTTTCTAATTTTGACATGTCGTTAGAAAAATCAACTAGTCTAATTAAATTTACATTTCTTTCAAATATTTCTCTTTTTTCTTTATTTTCAAGAAGCGTTTTCATTTTTTGAGGATCTGATACGATTTTAGTTGCAGTTTTATCACCAATACCTGGAATACCAGGTATATTATCAGTTGCATCTCCACGTAATGCCTTCCATGTAACGTAATCATACTCTGGTGTTTCAAAATATTTCTTTTTAACAGGATTATAAATTTGAATATCGTACCTGTCAATATTTAACAACTGAATAAAATCAGAATCTGAACTAATAATTGTTATTTCATCTCCATCTGCTGCATGCTGCATTGCTAATGTTGCAATTGTATCATCACATTCTAATTCTGGGTGTCTCACAGACTCAAATGGAAACAGTTCACCTACAATATTAATAATTGCTGCTTTTTGTCGATGAAAATCATCACCTGCAGATTCTCTATTACCTTTGTAATTTCCTTCGCTAAGTTGTTTTCTAAATTTAGGATTGCCTTCCAATACAAAGTACACCTTATCAGGTGAAAATTTTTCAACTAAAGGCCTGACACCTCTGAAGAAGTTATATACAACAGCATACTCCCCTTGTGTGAAACCGCTACGTGCTCTGTAAATTAAATTATATGCGTCTAAAAATAAAACTTTCACTGATTTGCTACCTTGTTTAGATTTTTTGTATTCATTTTTGCCTTAACGCCACCGCCAAGGTCCACTGTTATTATATCATCATTGGTATCTACTTGCACGTCATTATTATTTTGAACTTCTTTTAAAACAGGCTGTTGTTCTTTTTCTTGCTTGATATTAAATGCTAATCTTTCTAGATCTTTTGCTGATTTTGCCATATTGTTTATTGCAGTTGTCGCATTTTTTATCATATGATTTTTAACTTCTTCCAAAGATAAAAATAAATCATCTTTGACTTTATCAATACTAAATTGAGTTTTTTCTTTATCTGGCAACATCACAATATATGTCTTTTCTTTTCCATCCAAAGTTGTTCTTATTACTTCTTCAACAACTTGTATTGGGAATATATTCATTTTCTTTTCATTACACAAATACAAAATTTGTCCTACTTGATACTCCATACTACCTCCAAATTAATTCTAGGTAATAATACAGTCAAATAGGACAAATTTATAAATAAAATTGTCGTAAGATTATTATATCCTACTTAAATCCAATACCTTTAAGGTAGGATCCTTGATGAGTAAAACCATTGCGTGATCTAGTTGGCTTTCTATCTCCGTAAACCCATCCAGAATTTAATTGCATGTCCTTGATAACATTTTTAACTTCTTGATCAATAACAGCTTTAAGCTGCATTTCTTGAAGTTGTTGACGCTTAGCGGCTTTTCTCTTTCTAGACTCATTCATTAATCTTTTAGCTCGACGAAGTTCTTGAACTAACATAACTTCATCAATCTCTACCATCTCGTTTGCTCCTTCGCCTTCTTCGCCTTCTTCTTTATCTAATGATTCGTAATGCATACCTTCTTCAGCTTCTTTTTCTTCGTAATGCATACCTTCTTCTTGATCATGAGCACTTTCACGAAGCATTCCTGCTGTACGTCTGTGTGAACTAGTTCCTTTTATACCTGCTAATTGACAGATTCTATCCATATCTAAGCGCATCTTTTAATTTCTCCTTTATTATTAAATAAAATTACGACTTAACTTTACTTGTTATACATATAACGTTGCAATTAAATATTCCTATTGATTAGTAATTTTTTCTCTGATACGATCAGTTATTTCTTTACCTTCAACCACAGCTGTAGACAGAGGCTTTAATCCTAGACATAGTCTTACTTGGTCATATAATTCAGGTGTTAATCCCTGCTTCAAATAAACCATGTCAGCATATTGATGTAATTCCATGTCAATAATAGGTAATTGCTCACCCTCAGGCCCGGGTTCATATTCACCTGTTTCTCTACTTTCAAACATAAATAAAAGTTTTGGCATTTCTTCTTCTTTTGGAACCATAATAAAAGGAATTTTAGAAGTTAAACCATCTTCAGCATCTTCGTACATGATTTCTGGTACCCAATTTTTTGTGTCACGCATGTCTTCTCCTTAATAACGTTAAACTTATTAAGGAATATTAATGAGAAAATCTAAAATATAAAAATTTTACCTTAAATATTTTGGTGCTAATTGTCGAAGAAGTGTATAAAAGTTTGGATTATTTTCATAATATATTTGAATATCGTTTGTTCCTGACCTTCTAGGTATTACATTTATTAAATGATAATAACACATTGAATATATATATTCAAATAATTGAATACAACTTTTAACATATTTTTTCTTATTAACCACCGCCTTTTCTTCTGAAGCTTCGGCATCATTTTTTTCTAAAGATTCAATAAGCTTAGTATCTGTCAATGCATTTTGGATAGCACTTTCGACACTAGACTGTTCCGAAGATAAATTATTTGAAATTAAGTTTTCGCTTATAATGGACGTCATATCTGAGGCGATGCGTATATATGTAGAGTTTTTATCTAATCTAGAATAAAGCCTATTCATTTCATCTTGAAAATCCATAAATGTATTGTCAATTTGTTTTAGCTTAGCAAAAAACTCCCTATCGTCATCCTGAAGCTTCATGGCCCCTGCTTTTGGAGGAAGTGTTTCAAATAATTCACCTCCGCAGATTAAAAGTAATATAGAATTATATTCTGGGTTGTTTTGCATTGGAACGGCAGGATCTATAAATATTATATCGGTGTTAATACCATTCGAGTCTGTTTCAATCCTACTCATTGCAATTGTCAATGCATCTTTTAAATTTTTAATAGCAAAAGGTAAAACATTATCACCTAGCTTATTATCTTCATCTTTGTCTAAATCAACATATGTCTTAAAAAGATCTTCAAATTCATTTATTGCAAGTTGTAAAAAATTACAAACAACAGCGGGAACACCTGCTATGTTTGCAAAAGATGTTAATAAACTTGTGATATTATTAATAACATCATCATTAAATACAGCAGCTATTCTTGCTGCTTTTTCCTTATTTGATCTAGGATTGCTTTCTTCAAAATGTTGGGACATTGCAGAACGAACTTCTCTTGGCGTTATACCGTCATAAAATGTATTTAAAAAAACATCTTTAAAAATTTGTGGTATTTTAATATCACACTTTTCATAATCTACAGTTTCATAATTTGTACCACCAGTAGATAATGACACAATTTCATTCATAAGATTAGTTTGGATTAATTTTTCTAAGTCGCTTCTTTTGATTTTCATTTTTTATCCATTCATTAACATTCTTACTTTATTTCGAAGAGCTGTCATATCTTGTACTTCATTGACTCTAATTGGAGGTGTTGTGTCTTCTTCACCCCTAGACTGATTATCAGGTTGAATTTGCTCTTTAGATTTTAAACCAGCATCTGCAGACTTTTCAGAATCTTGAGAGGGTTTTTCTTCTTTTTCTTCATCTTTAGTAGTAATAATATCAAAGAAAGCTTTTGGCTCGCTAGGATCTTGAGCATCATCACCTTCAGTAGCTCCGGTCATAATTTTTGCTAGCTCTTTTAAAAAGATTAATAAAACTCCTTTTTCTTCTTTGTCTAATCTATCAAAATAATCGGAAATTTCTGTTTTTGTCTTTTTATCTTTAGTTGAACTACCAGCACGAACAAGATTAATTGCTGTTAATACTTGATCGATCGTTACTTCATCTCCTGATTTATAATCAGGAAGTTCTAATGCTTTTTTTGCTGCAGGATTTAAGTCATCTTCCTCTTCAACATCTTCTCCGCCTTCTTCCTCTGCTTCTTCTTCACCAGAATCCTCAGGAGTTTCTTCAGCTGGAGCTTCCTCTTCTTCGGCAGGTTCCTCTTCTTCTGCTGCTTCCTCTTCCTCTTGCTCATATATCTTGTTATTTTTTTCATTTTCGATTTTAAATTGTTGGATATAAGGATCTTTATCTAAAACCTGTTGAGACTTCGTAACAGCTTCTTCAGAAATTAATTTTAAAAACTGAATTAATTCTTGCTCGGTGTTAATTTTAATCATAACTTTCTCCTAATTCTTTTAATATTTATTTCAGCAAACTGATACTTTAAACTTTATTTTGTAATGAGATTTCTTTTTTTCAATAAAAATATCATTATATATCATAAAACCTAACATTTCATTTTTGTCATATACTTCAATATCACTATCAGGCTTTACTAAAAACATAGGATCGTATGATGAGACCTTGACAAACATTGTTAAAATACTGTTTTTTCTTTTTATTGAAATTAAATCAAAATAATAATTTGTTTCTTTTATTTTGAAATAAAAAGAAGATGCTGCAGGTTGTTCTTCTTTAGCAGAATCTTTAATATTAATTTGATCTTTTAACTCATCACTTATAAAGAAAGACATGTATCAATCTCTTACATAAAATATATCTTCATACACTTCGTCTAAGAATTTTGAAAATTGAATGTCTAACTCTGAAACATCTCCAAAGACTGGATTCCCTAAATAAACTTTAACTTTTCTGCCTTTTATAAATAATTCAGGTTCATATCCTAGTTTTTTATACACATCAAAATATTCGCTTAAAAAATATTTTATGTGTTTAGTATCATTAAAAGTATAAATTTTTTCGAAATATAATTTATTGTCATATTTAACTTCTTGCCAAGTTGATTCAATTGGGTCAATTGGTACATCATTAAATGAGCTAGTAAGTTTTGATATGTTTTTGTTATTAATATTTTCACTATAACTTTTACTCATGTCAAAATCAATAGACATACTTTTATTTATTATATTTTCTAATAACCGAGACACTAAATCAACCTTCTAATAATATTTTTTAAATTTTCCATAAATATTTCAGGCTTTTCTGACTTTATTTTTTCAATCTTTTTTTGAGTTGCCTGTTGAAACTCTTCAATTGCTAAATTGTCTAAATAAGCAGATATTGCACCGTTTTTGCCTTCAATCATCTTTTTAAATATGTTATACACTTTTTTATCAAGTTTTATAACACCTTTTTTATCTTTTTTGTAAAGTGGTTGACTAGTTAAATCTCTTACCATATTATAATAATTGTCTCCTTCTACACCTTTTCTAAGCTCCCTGTCTAATGTAGAAAAGAACCATCCTTGTGAATATCTTAATGCCTCAAAAAACTCCTCAGCTTCCATTCCGACGTCAACAAAGGCCTGAGCAGCTTTTGATAATTTATCTTTGTCTTCGGAAAAGTCTCCTTTACTAGGCTTATTTTTAAGACCGGTAAAATAATATGCTAAATCACGTGCATCTTTTTCTTTTAAACCATTTTTAGTTTCAAGATAAGCTTTCATTTCAGAATGCCATTCTGTATCCATGTCTTTGATGATTTTATCAAAGACTGCTCCAATACCAAATCTTAAAAGTGATCCTCCAGGTGTATTTGATAGCCGTTTAAGTTCTTCTGGGTTTTGTTCTTCTAATTCTTCATACGAATCATAGTCTTCATATAATACTAATAATTCTTCAATGTTTCCTCTCATTTCTTCTAAAAGTTCAATCATTGCTTGATCTGATGTTGTTAAGCTGCCCTTGTTGGCGATTTCATCAATCATGAGGTCTAATACACCAGGAGTATTTTGGTTTAAAGTTATTAAACTATTACCTAAGTTTTCTCTCATTTCTCTAAATACATCTAAATAACGTTTAGCACCGGCCGGTGCATTGTCAGATCTTGCAGCTGTCATAATCATGAATTTTCTTTCCGGATATCTTAAATACCATTGTCTTACACCTGGTGCTCCAGAAAATCCAAAAAGTGGTGCTATATGCATCCAATCACCTGACGCTATCATTTTTTCCATTTCCTGCACAGCTTTTCTGACTTCATAATCATCTTTTGAAAGTTTGCCTTTTATTTCTTTTTCTTCAGCTTCTGCATCATATTCCGGATCTAGATCTACTTCTCTTTCTGCTTCTTCTTCATCAAAAGTTGGTTGCTTTCCTTTTAATCTTTCATCAACATATATTTGAATTTTGTTTTTAAGTTCTTTTACACTTAATTCATAACCTAATCCTGTTGACTTATCTTCAAAATTATATTTGCCGCCTTTTTTGCTGACTTTTGCTGTTTTTGTTTCTTCAATTTTGCCTAAAATTAATTTAGGCATTAATTTTTTTATAACCTTTGCAATTTTAGGATCTTTTCTTAACTTTTCAAATCTTCGAGTTGCACCTGCTAAATTAAAACCAAACGTTTTATCTGTTTTTTGTTTTTTCTTTTTAGTTAAAGTGTCAATGGATAGATTAACAGAAGTCTGAATTCCTAACTCTGTGGGCAAATCTAACAAACATCTTTTGAATATTCCTGCAATTGCAACATTAACCAGATCTCTATCTAAAATTTCAGATTCACCTTTGTACTTATGTGCCAAGACTGTTGCAAAAAAACCAATGTTTTCATTTGCGACATCTTGAGGATCTCCTTCAATTCCAACGTTTTTCATGTGAACAGGCGTTGCTTTTAAATATTGAGCATATAATTGTGGTACTCTTTGAAATATTCCAATCATAGCACGTTCAATTACAGCGGACAAATCTTCAATACTCATTTTGAGTATATTTTGCTGCCTCATCATATTTTCATATGTTAATCCAAAATCTGCATATATTCTTCTTATCATTGCTTGCGCTTCAGGCCTCGAAGTAGGACCTTGTTGCAATAAAACAAAACCGCCTTTTTTGTTTCCTCCCACATCAGCGTCCGGGTCATAAACATAACCACCATACTTATTAATATAATTTGCTTGCAATACCCTATAAGATAATTGATGCAATACTTTAATAATATCAAACAAGACCTTCAAGTAGGGAGCATCGTTTTCATAATTGCTCCAGTCCCATGTTGCTGCATATTCATCCATCTCAGTAAATTCTGAATATGCAGATGCTAGCATATCTAACATTTCATCTTCAGCACGTTTATCCATTGCTTCTTCTGAGGGCGGCTCGATGTCTTTTAACTTTCTATGGCGTTTCTTAGCTTTTGATTTTTTAACTTTTGCGTTTTCTTTGTCATAGTCAATTACAACACCCTTTGCAATTTTCTTTTTTTCTTTAGCCGGGCTTAAGTCTTTTAATTCAGCAGGAGGATTAACAAAAGGATCAGAGGGCTCAAGAGGCGCTGTGTCTTTTTCTTGTGGATCGAGTTCATTAGCTATTGTATTTAATTCATCGACAATGTCATCGAGTGTTACGCCTGGATATCTTGAAACATTTCTATTGTTTTTGATAATTTTAGCTGCATCTTCTGGAGAATAATTACCTTTAACATACTGATTAATTAAATCTTTAATTGCCTTATGGTGCATTGGATGAATTTTCTCATAATCAATTGCCTCAAATAGATTGGCATCATGCGCATCTAAAACATCATCTAACGTATTATGAGATTTTCTATAATATTTTTCAATTTGATCAAATGGAACTTCCCTTGCAATTCTACTCAAAGCTAATGCTAACTCTTTATTTGTAGCAGGAACATAATCAGGATCATCTACAGGCGGTTCTTCGGATGATAATTGAGTTGCCATGTGTGCGCTAGGCTCTAAAGGCAATTCTTCACTGTCATCTTCTCCCGCTGTAAAAGATTTAACAGAACCGTGATTTCCATAAAAACCAGTTGTCCTATTAAAATCCATATCCCCTCGAGACGATTTATTTTCTTGTAGTCTTTTTTTAAAAGCTTCTAAAACATGTTTGTTAATTTGTATTTTCATTTTTATCTCCAACAGAAATAATTATTTATTACTCTGTGATTTTATTAACTGAATACACAATTCCGACAGTAGTTATTGCGCCAAAGACAAATCCTCCAATCATACTTAAGTCAGATTTATAACTTTGTGAATATATAGGTAGCTTTTTAATTGCGTCATCTCTATTTTTTATCATTGCTTGATACATTTCTACATCTAATTTATAACGCGTGTCAAGTAAATTGTATTTAGTATCAGCAGATAATTTGCTACTATTTAATTGATATTCATGTTCGACTTTTAATTTTGAAATTTCTGCCTCTTGATCAGCATATATTTTAGCAATTGCTTCTTTTGTCAATAAAATACCGGCATATGGCGCCGGTTCTCCCTGTTTTAATTCTGTATACTTTTCTTCAGCTTGCAATGGTTTTAATAGGCCCAATAATAACATTAACACTGTGTTTCTCCTCGGGCTATTCTTTTTTTAAGCCCCATTTGTCTTTAAGTATTTTATCAAGTTTTTCATCAGAATTTAGGATATCTTTTTTATCTTCTTCTTTTTTTAACTCGATATCTGCCAAAGACTTAATATTCTTTTGATGAAGATCTTCTTTTGCAACTTCGTATTCTTTAATCTGTTTAATTGTCGCATTATGAAATGCTTCATTGTTTTCTTCAAGAAGATCTTTGTCTTTATTTGTCAGGTCTAATTCTAATTTAACACGCCGTGTATTTCTTGATGCACGCTGATACCCTATAAGAAAAGCTATAAAACCACCAACGGAAACCAATAAAAGCTTCCAGTGTTTAACACACCAATCCCAAGCTTTTCTTAAGAAAAACATTTAAGAAATTCCTTTATTGTTTAAAGGCTTCGGGTCGAGCATGATATAACCATCATAAGTTAATTCTAAGATTCCTTCATCAACAAGCTTATCTAATGCTGCCTGAACTTCGGAATCAAATTGATCACGTTCAATATCTTCTTCACCGTACATATCTGAATCCATTCCAAAAGCATGATCTCTTATTTCTTCGCCAGTTAAATCATAATCTGCTGCTGTCCCGAATCCTCTTGCTCGGCCAGTATTGGGATCCCGGTATGGATTATAATGTGCTTGATCTCCTCGCCCTGGTCTAGACAAATAGTCTCGCACACCTTGTTCGACGTCAGCAGCTGCTTCCATGATTAAGCTTCTTAATTGTTTTCTTGTAATTTTCATTTTTTACTCCTGTTAATTTTTATATATATTAATTATACTGATCATATTCATCTTTATAAAGATCACTTTTAAAATTCTGTCTTAATATTGGAATTAATTCTTCATCGGACATGTTTTCAACTTGTTCATCAGTTAAAATACCTTCATCAACTGCACGATCAATTAGTAAATCAATTAAATTTTCAACAGCGAAATCAAATATTTCTTCATCCGAGGCATAAAAACTTGATGGATCACCTTCATAAAAATCAGGCTGTTGCATATTATCATGAGCAAGTTGCGCTTTTCTAAAATTTCTTTCATGCGACATTGCTTCATTAATCGATTCGTGAATTAATTTTCTTAATTCTCTTCTATTCAATTTCATTTTATAATCCTTTCCAAACTTTGGCAATATCAACTGCAGATTGTCCACCAATGTAAATTAAAGCAATCAATGACCAATCAGACGGGTCAAGTGTTGACCATACCAATAAACATGTTGCTACAATAAAAACAAGTAATTTTCGACTAACTGCTTTTTCTTGCAACGCATCTAAAATACCTTTTTCTTTGTCATCAAGATAAAGTTGATCAACAACTTTTTTTCCTAATTCTTTTCTTTTTTCTTCATCAAGGCCTTTAATACCTTTTATTATTTCATTCTCGCTCATCTTCTTCTCCAAACGGGTTATTTGACTCTAAAATGGCAAATAAAGAATCGGCATCAGATTTTGTATAACGCTTAACATCTTTAATTTGCTTATCTTTCTTTATTTGCTCGAGCAATCTCATCATATCATTTGACTCATCTGCTACACGTGATGCAAAAGCTTCGATTACTTCTTGCATTGAAAGATCACGGCGCATACATTGAATCTTAAATTCTGAATGCACGTCTTTTGACATGTTAATATGAAGTGATTTTTTAAGCTTCATATTTTCTTATCCTCCACTCATTCCTGCTCCAGCAGGATTCGCGCCAACAGCAAATGTATCATCAGAAGTTTGCTCCATTTCTTGATCATCAAATTCTGTTGATTCTATTCCAAATTCTTCTTCCAAAATACTGAGATATCTGGTTACGAATTGATCACCATAGTTTTCATCTAAAAAGTTTTTAATTCTATTGACGATCGCAGTTTTAATATCAAGTAAAGCTTCTGGATTATTAATTAAACGAACGGTTCGACTAGCAAATGCATCGATATCCAGATCAGGAATAATTTGTTTTCCTGGCTTCGAAGCTTTCATTTCTTCAGATCCTGTCGGCTCAGTTCCTGCTTCTTCAGCTGGTTCTTCTTCAGCAGCGGCTTCTTCTTCTTCTTCTTGTTCTAATAAAAACTTTAAAGACCTTTTTGATAAACTTTCCATTAAACTTAATTCTTTATCTTTTTCTTGCAAAGAACTAGCTTCGTATCTTAAAATCAAAGCATCAATTTGATCGTCGACTGAATGCTTTGATTTCCTTGCCTTGATTTCAGTATCCTTTACATATATATCTTTTTCTGGGGCCCCTCGAGGTTTTTCTTCTTGTTCGAATAAATATCTTTTTCTATACATCATGGCCTCTCAAAACTTGTAATAATTTATCTGCTTTTTTAATTCTTTCTTCAATAACATTCCATTTTAATTGCTTCATCATCGCAATCAAATATGTTTTTGAGTCTTTAAGATAATCTTTGTAATAAGAATGATCCCACATATCTATTACAATAACAGGATACATTCCAACCGGTACGTTTTTAGAATGAAGGTCAATAAAACAATTCATATAAGATTGTGTATACATGTTCAAATATGTAATAACCCATCCATTTCTTGCACTTTTACCACATGCGATCAAATCTTTTTGCCATGCATCGAAAGAGCCAAAGTCTCTATTGATCCGCATAAAAGATAAAGAATCCATATTGATTTGAGAATTAGCATCTGCAATGTTGGCAAAATATAATTCATGAAGATAAGCACCGTTCATATTAAAAGTTTCGTCAAGTTTAAGTGAACGAAACTCAGAATGATTTTTGTCTGCACTAGACCTATCTGCTGAATCTAGTTTTGCACTGACTTTATTGAAATTTTCAATATAACTCTTATATAATTCTTTATGATTATTAATATTTTTTTCTGATAGAAAGTCTGTATTGATATCAAATTGCTTTTCCTGCGAAACAAAAGATTCATTTAATCCTTGTTCACTAGTTTTAAGAGTATCTTTAATGATTTGCTTTGCCTTTTGATTAAATAACATGTCCATATTTATACCGGTTCATAATTTTTAAACTCGTCTTTATCTAACACAACAAAGACCTTTTTTTGAAATTTTTCTGTAGGTGTATAATATCGATAACACACAACAAAAGGGTTATGATTTTTATCAAAATATATCTTTTGAATTGTATACTTTACACCTGCTTCTTTATGTTTAATCAAGAGAGAAGGCTTAATAAAAGAAATTGAATCTTTTATTTTTTTCCCTCCCATCTTGATCAAATTTTCTTCTAAATGTTTTTTTAAATAACTCATATCACAACCTTATATTAGTTAATTATCATCATTTAATGTTTCTTACCACTATTCCTGCATCATTTAAAATAGATATTCCTTTTTTTCCGTGCTCATATTCTTTAGAATAAACGACTGCTGTTATTCCTGCATTGACGATTGCTTTTGCACAGACTTCACAAGGCGAAAGAGTCAAATACATTTTTTTCTTACATGGGTTATTATAGTCCATCTTAATTAATGCATTGATTTCTGCATGAATAAATCCTGATTGACCGGTTTCAGTAGAGTCCCTTTGATTTGACCCACCTTTTTGATCACCATTATATCCTATTGAAAGAACTTGTGTGTTTTCTGAATTTACAACGACGGCACCAACTTGATATTTTGAATCACAAGATCTCTTAGCAATACTTTGAGCAAAACCCATCCATATATCATCCCATTCTGGTCTATTCATTAGGTCTTCTTCCACTTTTTAAGGCTATTTCACAAATGTGTTCTAACCTTTCAATATGTTCATAAGCATCCCATGGATTTGCGCCTACTGCACAAACTCCATGATTTTTTTGACCAACAATATCAAACTTAAGTTTATTAGATCCGGTACCTTCAAAATCAGTAAAAGCCTCAAATGTTTCTTCAGCAAGTATATTCGACGTGACAGGAAGAACTGGAACAGTTGGTCCAACCCTTGTATAACGTGATACCTCAGGAAATTCTGCTGCCAACGATTGCAAATTCCAGCCGGCATACATTGCTGCAATAATATTTGTGGGGTGAAGGTGAACAACCGATCTCGTATATTTTGCAAACCGTTGAAGCTTTGAATGCATATGCAATTCCCCAGAAGGTGTTGTTCCTTCTGGAACGTTTAAACCTGCAGGGGTAAATTTAACTTTAATAATATGTTCAGGATGCAATATTGTCTTTCGCCAACCAGAAGGTGTTATATATAGGATATCTTTTCCTGTCATTTTAACAGATACATTACCATCTCTTGTTGTAATCCATCCTTTTTCGTGTGCTTTTCGCATAACGTCGCCCATTGCCGTTAACATTTATTTTTCCTTGTCAAAAATATCATCAATTACCATTTTTCCTTTTAACGTAAAACCAGCAGCCTTCTTGTGGCCACCGCCTCCAAACTTTTTGGCTACTTCTGAAACATCGACATTATCATGAAATGCGCGAAGGCTTACCCGACATTCTTGAACTGCATGATCATAATACCAAATAAGTGCATAATCACAGTCAGGAGCTAATCTTGCACCAATTTCTGACATCCAATGAGAACTGTTAACGACCATGACATTACTATTGTCTAATTTTTTAGGCACAGCTTTATCACAAACTTTTTTAATTACAGTTTTTGAATATGCAAGAATAAAACTTCCTCGCTTAACTGCATCATCAAAAACTGAATCATCTTCAAACTTTTCAAATTCTTCAAATTCATAAGGTACCATATCAAACGCAGCTGAAAATTCTTTCGAGTATGGCAATTCCCATTTCCATAAGTCTCTATCCATGATATATTGAATAAACTTAGGTGGCTCTTTTCCTGGGTGAAACCATTCCCATGATAACATTGCTCCTGACTTTGTCATGTCAAAATGTGTATTGCTGATATCGTGTAATTCAACCATTGCAGATTTGTGATGATCGATAATTAAAAGGTTTTCTGCTTTTTCAATTAATTTTTTAGTTGTTTTATTGTCAAAGGAGAAATCAAGTATAACAACATTCTTTCCTTTGACGTCAGGTGGCTTTTGGCCATGCACACATGCATGATACTCAGCACGATTTCCTAAAAGCTTCCATGCTGAGTATGCAGCACCGAAACCATCTGTACAATTTGCGTGATAAATTACACAATCAACAAGTGATGGTTCAAGTTTCATTTAATCCTCCGGGATAAAGTCTATTACTATTTATTTGATTCGTCAGGTTTTATTTCCCACCACTCGATTGTTCTTTCCAAACCTTCCCAAAACTGAACAAGAGGTTTATAACCAAAATCTTGTGTTGCACAACTGATATCTGCCTGTGTATGTTTTACATCACCTGGTCTTTCTGGAGCATTTTTTACTTTAACTCGATCTCCAAACTGGTTTTTAAGATAATTTAAAATTTCATTGTTTGAGACCCTGTCTCCACATGCAACATTATATGCCAAACCTTTAAATTTTCCGGTTGCATATGCTGCTAAAATATTAGCTGATACAATATTGTCTATATAACACATATCGCGGGTTTGCTCTCCATCACCGTCAGATCTACATTCTAATCCATTTTTAATTGCATGACACCATGCAGACACCGCCGTTGAATAAGGACTATTACCATATTGACCTGGGCCGAAAACATTAAAATATCTTAAATTTACAATGTCTAAATCATATAAATCGGCACAGATTTTTGAATAATCTTCAATCGCACTTTTTTGCCATGCATAAGGAGACTTTGGGCTTTTTTGATTTTCACTTTCCTTAGTAGGTAATTTATCAGCCCCGCCATAAACTGATGAAGATGATGCATTAACAATTCTTTTAACATGACCTTTAGCAGCATCGAAAAGTGATACAGTTTTTGCAATGTTATTAATTGTAGTTTCATAAGGAAACTCAACTGAATAACTTACTCTCGGAACTGCTGCTTGGTGAAATATTACATCGTAAGCATTTGTTTCAATATAATCAAGAAGCGCTGGTGCAGCAAAATCATCTTGAATTACAAGCACAGTATTCTTAGCCCTTTGTGTTTTTCCTTTCATCTGATTCATAAAATGATAAACAAAAGATGCATTTGGAAGCGTTTTAAATTTTAAACCGCCTAACAACTCTAAATGACCATTAGACATGTCATCAACAATATCGACTTGCCAACCTTGTTTTATTAATTCTTTTGTAAGATTACTACCGATAAATCCGCAGCCACCTGTTACGAGTGCTTTTTTCATTCTTTCTCCTTAATTTTTAAAACTTTTACTTTATATTGATTTTTTAATTTTTCCCAAGATTTCCTATTTACAATTGTCAAATGATATTCATTAAAAACTTTTTTAAAATAATAATGTCTTTTCATTCCTGCGTGCATACCAGAAGGTGAAGGAAAAACTATTAGTTTATTATTCTCATAAATAATATATTCATATGCTTCTGAATTTAGATTAGGCTCCTGTGCTTCCATAGCCATTAGCCCCTCTTTCTGAAGTTGAAAGTTGATCAACTTCTTCAAATTCAATTTGCGGATAAGGTAAAATCATAATTTGACCAATTCTATCACCAATACAATAATGATTAATTCCTCGAGTAAATTTCATCATAATTTCACCTCGATACCCGCTATCAATAACGCCTACTGAATTTGTTAGTGTCTGATCTGTTTTATAGATTGAGCTTCTAGGAAACAATAAACCCACATAACCTCTTGGGATTTCTATTGCCAAACCTGTATGATATGTGATGTGAGAACCGGTTTCTTTTATTCCGATTGCTGTTAAATCCATACCTGCATCACCTTGTTTTGCATATGCAGGGATCACTGCATTTGGATGCAGTTTTTTAATATTAATTTTCATTTTTCTTCCTCAATTTTCTTTCTTGCAGATTCTAAAGCTTCTATTGCTTTTATTATATCTTCTTTGTGAGGATCAATAGAAGTAGCCCAAAATTTTGCATGATGCAGTTTTTTTAGTACGCCATCAATTAATAACCAAAGCTTATCATTTTTCATAACTAATCTATTCTATCACAAATATGTGCCGAGTTTAACGTCAGTTCTATTTTCACAGGCTGATTGCAATGATAAGATTGATATACATGACTAGTTAGAAAATGAATAAAATTAATATCATATTTCAAAGTATCTTTTACATTTGATGATCGCAGAAAAAACTTAGCATCAAACATTTGTTCACGTATTAAAAAATGTGCCAAAGAAATACAACTATCATCGCTATAAATTATTCTTCTAGAAGAAACATCTTGGCTGTCAGTATGATTTTGCATCATTTTATAATGCAACTTTTCTCTAATTTTAAGATAATATTCTTTTTCCCCTTTATACTCCATAAGTTCTGGAATAACATCTGTGAATTGGCCATCATCAAAATAAGTAAACCTAAGGCCAACGACTTCTTTGTTATCCTGTGTATTAGCAGCATTAACACACATAGCAGGAAATTGATGTATTGTAGCATGTTGTTCCATTGCAAGATAACGACCTACAATTGATTTATAATCATGATCACTAATTTCTTTTTTAACAACTGTTACGTTTGGTAAAGATCCATATTCTTCTTCAAATTCTGAAAATAGCTTATGAAGCTTTCGCAATGATATTAAATTTTGTATTGGATCACCACGTTTTTGAAACCTTTTTGATAAAACTTCAAAAGGTGGTAGTAATAAAACAATTTGATTGTTAAGATTAAACAGTTCTTTTTTAAGATTTTCAACTAAGTGAAACGTATCTCGATTATACATTTTTGCATAAATTAGCATTGATAATGCAGAACGATCTTGTATATTCCAGCGGAATTTTGATATATCATGCATTTTATTAAGCAATGTTGTTTTTCCAGCTAAATCTGGACCTTCAATTATAATTTTTTCAATAGGAAACTTAACCATTAAAAACTCCTTTTAGTATTATTTTAATTAAAATATTTTTAATTTACACAATTAAAGGTCTTACTTTTGCGACACTTGTTGAAGCACCCCAATTCGGATCATTATGCGCCTTAGTCAGCCAGATAGAATAAGGAGTCATTGAACTAGGCTTATTACCCCACATTCGAAGCCAACCTGTATTATTTTGATTATCAGTTATCTTAATTCGATAAAAGGTTTTCTTATTCTTGGTTGTCTTTTTAATCCATTCAATCACACAAAACCAACCAATTGATTTTTCACCAGGCGCGAACTGTAAAACTGATTTGACGCCTGATGATTGAATTTTAGTTAACATTTCTTCAGGAAATGCGAGGTCATCACGAGTCGCTGAACATAAATCCTGATACATTTGTAGTTTTTCTAATCGATTCCAATCTTCAATTTCAGCTGTATCATCAATTAATTGCAAGAAAAAGTCAGGTGCATCTTTCTTTTGGGCCTGACGAATTGTCATACCCCATCGAGATTTTTTAAGCAGAACATAATTTTCAATAATAATTTCATGCAGCTGACGGTGATTTTTAATCGTTCCATCCCACATTTCTTTTAGTGAATGTAATGCCTCAACCTTGCACAATGCAGCAAATCCAGTTTTGTTAAGTTTAGAGTGATACCATTTGCCTTCTTCATTAAATAACATTTGATCAATTGACTCGTAAGGTCGATTTTCAAATATTTCTTTCACAGCATTTTTACCAAGACCTTTAATCGAAGTTAAGGGTGGAATAAACGCCTTTTTATTTTCGGACCATGTCCATGCAATTCCTGATTCATTAATGTCCGGTGTAGATACTTCAAAGCCCATAGCCTTAATTTCACTAATCGCCTTTGCCAAAGCATCAGGATTGTTATTCTCGGATTCCAGAATAGTACCTAGCCAGTCAGTTTCATAATAAGTATGCAACCATGCTGCATAATAAGAATCCAAAGCATAGGCAATAGCATGAGACTTATTGAAACCATAAACCGAGAAGAATTCAATACGTTCCCATAACTCTTGTGATACATGCTCCGGAACACCATTGATTTCTTTGGCACCGGTTACGAATTTAATTCGAGCAGCTTCACGTTCATCACCTTTCTTACCCATAGTATCCAATGACTTTTTAACTAACGTCTTTCTAAGTTTATCAGATTCAGCCGGAGAGAATCCACCTAGCTTCTGTGCAAGAAGCATGAACTGTTCTTGAAACGTAACATGACCAAAAGTCGTGCCTAGGATTTCTTTAATAATAGGATGTGCATATTCAATGTTTTCCGCATTGGCTTTATCCTTTACATATTTTTTATGAACATTAGCACGAAGAGGACCGGGACGATAGATTGCTGTTAATGCTGCTAATTCTTCAATTGTAGTTGGTTTGGCATTTTCACAGAACTTACGAGCACCTTCAGCAGTAAATTGAAAGACACCTGTTTTTCTTCGTTGATGATAAACATGTTTCCAAACCTTTTCATCATCTTGTGTGACATAACGACAATTTAGATGTTTATCAAACCAATCACGTATTTCGAGAAATGTTGGTTTCTTACCTGTTTCACGAGTAATAATTCGACTAATACAGTTTTCTACGTCTTTTAATAGCGTCAAACCAAGAAAGTCAAACTTAATAAAACCATTATCCTCAAGATTTCTGAAGTTCATACCTTCCGTCCAAGGAGTTTGTAATTCACCACGAACACCGATAATAGGCATTGACCTTTCAAGGTCTTCGGGTGGACCAATAATAACACCGCCAGCATGACGCCCAACCGATCTGTTCTGCATGAATAAGGCTTCAAGGTGATCTTTGACTTTTGGATATTTTTCCATAAACTCACGATAGCCTTTTGAATATTTCATGCAATCCGCATGTTTAAGGACAAACACAGATTTTTCTGTGTTTTCATCGCGTGCTTGAGCCATTACTTCACTTTGTAATGGACCGGTCATTTTATTTACTTCGCCAAAATCAATGCCATAGAACTTGGCAATATCTTTTACTAGCGATTTAAGCTTAAGAGTGTTAAAGTTTGAAACAGGAATAACAGCTTCATTACCGTAGAGTTCTCGGGCTGCATTTATAAGAGCATCGCGATCGCCAGCGTCAGAATCAATGTCAGGCCAAGATGTTCGATGTCTTCCGAGAAACCGCTCCCAAAGAAGGTCGTATTTAAGCGGGTCAACCTGAGTAATTCCCAACAAATAATTAACCAAAGAACCGCCACCAGAACCACGGGCAGGACCAAACAGCGTATGGTCAGCCGCCTTATGAAATACCTCATTCATCACCAAGAAATAGTTTTCAAATCCTAAGTATTTGATATCTTCTAATTCTGCCTTTGCTCGGGCGACATATTCTGGTTTTTTGTGCAATTCTTCTTTGACAAGCGCCTCTTTGACCTTTTTTCCCAGCTTTTGAAAAGCTGACGACTCAGGAGAGTTAAAATCGGGAAGCTTAACAGAAGTATCAATCCAACAGTCTTCGCATTTATCCCAGGCAATTTCATACGATCTTTCAATGGCACCTTTAATTTTTTCTTCATAACCTTTGTATGTATCTTCGTATTCATCATAATGTCTTGTAAACTCACCCCACATTTGTTCTGCGTTCTTAGGGTATAGTTCGCATTTTAAATCTTCAAACTCAGGTAGCGGACTAGGATCAGCACCCATCCAACCAAGTTTTTTATACAATTCGCGCGCCTCCCACTTATCCGGGCTATAGTAATGAGAATCAGCTGTTGCTAAAAGAGGAATACCAGTTTGATCAGCATGTCGAAGTAGATGATGATTTACCAGGTGTTGTTGTTTAAGTCGATTAAATTGAACTTCAAGATAAAAATTATCTTCGCCGACAGCATCAACAAAACGATCAGATAGCTGCAACAGTTCAGATTGAATTTGTTCGTCTGATAATTTGAGCGCATTGCCACGCATAATACGATTTGAATATATGCCGCCAAGACAAGCTGTCGACACATTTAAACCGCGTCCATATTTTTTAAGAAGATCAAAATCAATTCGAGGATATCTGTAGAAACCATCTGTATAGGCGCGTTTAATCAGAGTAAAGAGATTGGATAAACCTTCGGCGTTTTGCGCAGTGATCACCAAGTGATAACGTCGTTTCCATTCATCATTCGATAGTTTAAAGGTTTTGGTTTCTTCTTCGTTTTCAATAATATGACCACCTTCCTCTTCTTCTTTGATTGCTTTTTGTTTTGCAGCAGCACGGTCAATTTTTGCTTGTTCATAATCACCGCGCCATTGTTTTAGCGACGGCACAAAATAAAATTCACAACCATAAATTTGTCGATACTTGACACCTTTCTTTCTGAGTTTTTCGGCATGTTTATGTGCGTGTGCGAGACCGGAACCGTTTCCATGGTCGGTTAAAGCCCAGGCATCCATGCCATTTTCAAGCACAAAATCAATATGATCAGCAGGATAACCTAGACCATCATAAACGCTAAATCCTGAGTGACAATGAAGCCCGACGAATTTGGTCGGTGGGGGGATAAGAACTGGCATAATACTCCTTTTAAATACAATAAAACCACATACAAATTATAATTTGTATGTGGCACATTTACACGTGGTGCAAAACTTAGTTTAATTTATAATATTTGTACCTCATAATGCTAGTAATAACTATTAATTATTATTAACGTTTTTTTAATTGCGCAATTGCTTCTGCTATTATTTGCCTCATATTATTTGTAAATATTTTAACATCATATTCATTGAAATTTTTATCATATGATTTTAGTTTAATATCTTCAAATTTGCTTAAATCATCATTAATCTTTTCTAGACCGATTGTTAAAGTTGAAATTATTGATGCTGAGCCTGTTTTTTTAATCAAGTTTTTTATTTTGCGTTGTTGTTTTTGCAAATCTGAAGCTATATCACCTTCATAATATTTATCTATGAATTCTTCTACTTTAGGATTATTTAACTCACTATATAATATTTCGCCTGTTTTAAGTTGTTCTAAAACAGGATCAATATTTTTTATAAAGTCTTCAATAAAAGAAGGTACTGCTTCTTTTTGAATACCTAGTTTTTTCGATAAGTATGGAATTGAGTCACCACCATATTCAAAACTTAAATTATCTTTTGCCGTCTTGTATCGGTTTTTATTTACCGACAAGTCTTCTATTTTAGGTTCGCCTAAGGCAACGATATCTAGATTTTTTTTAGCTGTTCTTAAGCTATGTGTCAATTGAATATCATTAAAAGGAGAATAACCTTTATTTTTATAAAGGTATTGCTTAAATTCTTTTTGAGGATCTAATTCTAAACCTGTTATAGTTGCTAAAAGCTTTTCTCTAAACTTTTTAACAATTAAATCCCATTGCGCAATCATACCAACTGCTGTCCAATTGTCAATAAAAGCTTCACCATAATTATGTTTTTTAAAACCAGTTTTTATCTCAGATTCGCTTCTTTCAGCTGTTGTTAACGCGCCAAATCTTTTATCAAAATTAGAAAGATAATTTTCTAATTCCTCCTTTGTCTTGTACGCGCCTGGTATCTGGTTGGACATTGAACCTTGAATGTCTTTTGGGTATCTTACAAAACCGCTGCTGTCTCTTTGACCGCCAACAAAGCTACTTCGATAAGTTGATGATTGAGCATCTTTTTCATCAAAATAAGTAATCTTTCCCGTTATAAGAAAACCAATATATGGAAACGCGATTTTTCCTCCTAACTCGCTACCCATACCAATTGAATCTCTTAATTCCTCCCCTTTAGGATAACCAATCCCAGCTAATTCGTCAGGACTATTAACTACAGTTCCTTTTAAAAATTCCAAGGGCTTTCCTAGGACTTCTAAGACTGCGCCGATCCCTGTTGTGTCTGTTTCTGAATATTCTCTAAACGCATAAGGATAATGAACAAAGTTTAAACTTTCTAATATGTCTTTATTTTTTTCCATAAAATTTGACTTAAGTTTTCTTTGCAAATCATGTGTTACTGATTTCTTTACTAGTTCTATTAATTCTCTAGATATATCTTTCGTGAAACGTTTAATTCTATCTAGTAGGTTTTTCTTTGCTTCTTGGTCGGAAAAATTATTTTTTTCCTTTATTCTTTTAAGTAAAATTGGACTATCATAAAAAGGATTACTGCCAAATTCTGGAATATTGCTTAAGTCTGTAACGTATCTGTTAATAGACTTATCTAAAAACCATACCTTTCCTTTTTCTGTTTTGGGGCTAGAGTGTAAAAAAGCAGCAAAGACGTTTTCTATATTTTTCTTTGCTTCTTCTTTTACTTCTAGGTCATTTTCAAAATCTTTTAACATGACAATATTATAGGAATATTTTATATTTTCAAAAATTTCATAATGATTTTCAGTATCTTTTAAAAAATTTTCTGCTTTTGTAAACTTAGCTTTTTCAACTATTAACTTGTTAATAGACTCCTTAATGAGTTTTTTAATTAATTTTTCATTTATAATCATTTGCACACCTTTTTAACAAAGTATAAATCAATAATTAATTATTCGCAATAATTACAACTTATCAAAAGTAAAATATCCTCCACCAGTATGATCATCAGTTATTGTCATCCAAACAGCTCGAGCAGCAGGTGAACCTAGTCGATCTCTTAACTTGTCATATAGCGGATCTTTTCCATAACGAGGTGTTCTAAAACTTGATTTAAGCGAAAACCCACTATCATAATGATGTAAGGTAAATCCGATGTTTTCACAAAGTTCAATAAAGTCTTCATAGACAGGAAAATTAACGTGACCTAAACCTTGTTCTTTTTCAAGATTGTGAAACATTGTGTCACGTGTATTCATCGGAAACGCAACACAACATCGCCCACCTACTTTAAGCTTGTTATAAAGTGTTCTCATTACGCCTGGTAAATCTTCTGGATTGATATGCTCTAACACTTCTGAGCTGATAATCATATCTTGAGAACCGTCAGCCAATGACAATCCTTTTGTTACGTCTTCGCAAAGCAAGGTTACGTCTTTTCGATTTGCGACCGGTGAATGTGCAAGATACTGATGAGTAACATCAACACCTGTATAATCAACAAATAACATTTGTTGCGTCATAAAGTGCATAACACGACCGTTATAACATCCCAATTCTAATAATTTAACTCGATTTTTTGTTGTGTGACCTTTTTCTTTATTGTAGATATGAACCTGATTCATTAAGTAAGATTGAGAAAAGATAACAAATTGATTATCAATATAACTTTCTTTTCCTTGAACTTGACATTTATATTGTGAATGTGACATTATTACTCCTTTATTTTAAGCGACATCATTTCTGCCATTGATAACAATCCTTTAATATAGGGATCTGAATAAGTTACGTAAAATCTTAAACCACCAAATTTTGATTTTACTTGATTTGCTTCACATATTATTCCTTTTTGGTCAGAATAAGATTGAATTCTTCCGCAAAGTGTATCAATTAAATCATACCAACTATCTGGACATTGAATTCCATAACACATCGCTGTGTATTCTTTTGGCATATGTCTTCGCGCAAAAATCTTTGGGTATGCATTAAATAGACTTTCTTGCAATTCTTGCTTCATTAAAGTATTCTCCCACGTCGATGTTTCTTTTTTCTGCTTCTTCAAGGTGTGTTAATGGATTATAACCTTCCGAATTCAGAATTGTTTCATAAGACATTCTAATTCCTTTGGTTAGTATAACTTTAGGAGACCAGCCGGTAGCATTTCTAAACTTACTAGAATCCAACCTATGATTACCTGTATAGTCTGAAGTAGATTTCCAATTGATTGTATTTGACATGTCTAAACCACAAATCTTTTCAATCATTTTGATAATGTTTTCTGTTACATGAGGTGTTTCTGCCGCGATGTTCCATTCGTCATTCCAAAGGTGCTGTGTAATTCCTGTTAAGACTGCATTAGCATAATCTGAAACGTGCATATAATCTTTGTATTTTGTTGGATCTAGGCGCATATCAACTTGCTTTCCGTTAAGACATGCATAAATTGACTTTGCAATTAGTGAATTCATATCACCTTCTCCGCCATATGCAAATAGAGGTCGAATAATCATCCATTTCGGTGCATGAGACTTAACAATATATTCTGCTGCTAGCTTTTGACAGCCGTAAAGTGTATGTGGTCCACGTGATGATTCTTCTGTTATTTTCTCGTTTTGATATTTAAATGCATCATAGATAACAGTCGTTCCCATATAACAAACAGGAATGTCACATTTTTGTGCTGCCATGCAAATCTTATATGTACCTTCGTCGTTGGTTCGTGTTGCGCGCTCAAGATTCATGCCAACAACTTCTGTATTAACAACAGCTGCATTGTGAATAATTACATCAATTTGATTTAAATCAAAAAAGAATTTCCATTGATCAATTGAATTTTTATAAACACAAGGTTCACCTTCTTGATGCATATTAAGATAATCAACAGCTCCTGTAATAATATTTACATCAGGAAAGTTTTCTTTTGCTTCTTTAATAATATTTTGTGCAATTAAACCTTTTTCACCAGTAATAAAAATATTCATTACTCAATATCTCCTTCATAACGACGAGTAATAATTTCACCTGTTGCCTGGCAATCGATAAGATAGCCTTTGAGTTGTTTAATTGATGTACAAACTGTCTTACCAGATGCAGCTAGCATAAGATTAAATTGCGCACCAGGAGGAAGACCGGCGCAAAAGTAAACAATTGGTTTTCCTAACTTATGAAAATAACCTGCTTCAAAAATACTACCCATATCTTTATTACGAGTATTACAGATCATCCAATCACACTCTTCCATCCCTTTAATATTGCCGTTAAAGACTTGATCTTGAAAACCAACGTCAGAATCCGGCTCGCAAAGATTTTCATCTTTTGGTGAAAAGTATTTTAAATTTAGACTATCAAGTACAGATTTAATTGTTTCTAATTCTTCTAGCCATTCAGGTGAAAACCAACCGCTGGCAATATAACATTTATTCATATTTGCTCCTTTTTATTTTTATTTTATTAAGTTAGCTTTTTTTTTACATAAAAAAAGCGGCATTGCCGCTTTTAAAATTAATAATTTGCTAATTCTAGTATCTTCTATAACGTCTTCTTAGTAAAGATCCGCGTGATAAAGATTCATCCATTTTTTCAGCTTGACCTCCACCAGTTTTCGCACCAGACTTAACTGAATCTCCAAAATTAGATTTATCTGCGCGATCTTGGCTAATCCGCATGTCAAATTTTATATCGACGTTACCACGTCCCATACCGTGCTTCTTCTGCAGTAATGACAAATATTTATTGATAATTTTGGAATTACTTGCAGCTGCGCCTGTTCCTGAAACTTCGCCTCCTTGTTGTACACCTCCCATCATCAATCTTGCAACATAATGTGCAGGATGAGCGAGAAGATCTTTTCCTCTAATTGGTCTACTTGCTAGACTTTCTAATTCACTTATAACGTCACCTAGTTGTTTTTTGTCAGATGCACACGCCACCAATATGTTCACAGCTTTATCGAAATTGCCTGATCTTTTATCTCCATCAGGAGTTTCGCGTAACTTCGAAAGAACATTTGTAGGATCAACAACAACGTCTGGAGGAGAAGAAGGTTTAAACTTAGCACCAATTGGAGACGTACCTATTCTTTTTCCACTATCTCTTTTTTCGTTACTATCTGGTCCGGACATTACTCTGTAAAACCCATTTGATAATTCTTCGTAAGTATAAGGGTCGCCTGAAGAATATCTAACAGAACCTAATTTATAACCTGCTTCTGCTTGACTTCCTTTCCATACATAATATTTTCCTGATATTTTTATACCTAGTTTTTTCTTTATAGTGTCAACATCAGAAACTTCAAAAGCTGCTTTATTATCAGCAGCTGCACCTTTTGTCGCTACTATTGTGGATTCACCTTTTTTGAATTTTGAAACATCTACTTCTTCTTGAAGTACACTTTCTATTAACATTCTTAAACTATGCCTATTTAATTTCATAATTAAATTTCTCCTTAATGAAATATTTTTAAACATTATTAATTATGAAATTAAATAGGCATTTATCTATAAAAAATCAAATTCTACCCATAAATTGTGCATAAGCTATTTGTATACCTGCTATTTCGTGTAAAGCTTGTTCCCAAAGTTGTGTAAATTTTGTTTTTGTTCCTGGGTTATTTGTTCCATTAATATCTTCTCGACGTGACTGATAAATTGTATCATTTGGGTGATATTCAAACTTATCATTTTTAGGTTCTGGCCAATAAAGATTTGTACCACGTGATGTTTCACCGCCTTTACCATCTGGTACACGGAAAGTCTTAATGTAATGCATGTCAGGTTTACTAAAATTAATTCGTGTTGACGCTTCTGGTAAAACTTTTAAAAGCTCACGTGCCATATAAGCTGCAAGAATATTATCTGCTGCAGGTTGAATTTGCATATCTTGACGCTGTGCAATAAAACCTAATAGGTCTTTAAGGTTAAGACGCATTAGATAAAAAGATGTCATACATTTTGGAAGAATCATTCGAGCATCCATCATAGAGACGTCTTTTGAGTCACACATGTCAGCATAAAGTTGCTTTGAATCACGAACAATTTTTCGATATCGTTGCAAAAACTCTGGACTGTTTTCAACGGCCTCAGGGATAACGGCTGGATCATCACGAAGATCGCGATCACCTGTACATTGTGCTGCAAAAGAGCCGGCTCGATGACGAATAATGTGAGTAACTTCTTGAAATGAAAGTCCGGACAGCTTAAATGTAAAACCTAAACATTCCATTGGTGTTGGCAATGCACGAAAGTTAAGAACATCTTCAAGGTTTGCAGACAATTCTTGTAATGAAGCAGTTGCTGGATTTGTTTCGTCATGATGATCAGCCCATGTTGCTTTTACATATTGCCATGCAACATTAAGGGCTTGGGACCTGGTGGGCGCATCAACTAATTCAACTTTAAGATGTTCAAGATTATTATAAAATTTTGTTTTTGGTTCTTGACCAAATTTAAGTTCCATTGGGAGTTTAACAGGTGTAAGATTTTTATTTTGTGGCATATTTTCTCCTTTTTATTTTTATTTTAACAAAAAAAAAGAGCTTGTACAAGCTCTTAAAATTTAAATTTTTATTTATTCTTATTGTATGTCTTCAACAGAGCCAATCATTTCAACATGCCATGAGTTTCTAATTTGAACAAGAGGATTAAAAATTGCTCTATTGTTTTCCATTATTAATGCTTGATTTGGTTTTTTAAGTGTACCTTCAACGTCAACTGCTTCAAAATCAATTTCTGTCCTTTTTTTATAAACAACTTTAGGTTCTTCAGCTAGCAAAAGTGTTGATAATAATATTATTAGCATATATCTCTCCGTTTAAAATATTTTATACCGTTTAATATTATTTATTCCGATTGTTTGTTTATTATATGATTTAACAGGAACATGACATTCTATTCCATGCTTTGCATATTCTAAGGCATGCTTTGGTGAATCATCAATTGCAAATTTAATATGTTTATAGTAACGAGATCTTGCACACCATCTAAATTTTTCTGTTGAAAAATCAATACCGTCGTAAGGTAAGCTATGTTTTGCAATCCAATCATACGTATCATAAACGCATCGAAGGTTATCGCCAGGCCTTGCTGTTAAATATTGAATCCAGAAACCTTGATTTTTTAAATCCCAAAGATAGCGATACACACCAGAATTAATGTCTGGTCGAGAAAACCCACCTTGGTTCATAAATTTTTCAAATACAGCTTCTGGATTAACATCAATAGATGACAATGCTGAAATAAAATAATATTCTTCAGATTCCACGTCTATTTTAAGACCATAATTATCTTCAAGCCAATTGGCAAAACAAACCCTAAAATCTACTACCACATCATCTAAGTCAACAATAACAACAGGTTGTTGCTCCCATTTCTTTTCATTAATTTCTGCAGTCATTCGAAGATAAGTGTCTTTCTTATCATAAGCTAATGCAAATTGTTCTGGTGTTATCTGCCAGTTATTCATGATAGCAATCATGTAGCGCACAACATCAACAGCTTCATACATTACTTTGTCTGAGGCAGCATTCATCTGAATGTCTCTATACTTGTGATGCATTTTATAATTAACAGCTTCCATCATGGAGCTTAATTCAGAATGCGCGCATAATGCCAACTTTTGTGTTCTTTCTTCAATATCACCTTTTAAACCAACGTGTTTATCTTGAAAGTCTTTTTGCATTTGGAATAGGGTTTCAAGTTTCATTAGTATCCTTCATCTAATCTTTTTCTAATTTTTTGATCTTTTTTAAGGTATGCTTCAAATAGTTTTTCTTCATCAACATCTACAACAATTAACAAAGCCATGAAATAATTGAACGCATCCACAATTTCTTCTAAGAATTCTTCCTTGTTGAATTCTTTATCTTCTGTTAGTTTGTGAGGTTTCCAGTTTTTGAGGTGTTGAAGTGCTTCAAACATTTCTTCAACACCTCGTAAAGCTAGATCTCTGCAAACTTGCTGGGATTTTTTATCTGAAAGATTTTCTAAAGGTACAGGTATTGGATATGAACCCGGTCTTTCTTTTTGCATCCTTTTAATAAAGGACTCTCTCAAATCGAACATTTCTTTAAGTTTGCAATTACTCATATTAATTTTCCAACTGTGATGCAAGTTTTTCTGCTTCTTGAAGCATTCTTTTTTCGTTTTCTTCAGCGATTTCTGAATATTCAGCATCCAAATAAAGTTCATTATTTTCTGCAGTTAAACGAATCATTCGAAGGTTATCAACAATGTCAGTTCCAGTCAAAATTGCCAGTTGTAATTGTTTTGCAATGTGTGCGATTACTTCATCATTTAATTTCATATTATCTCCTATTTTTGGATTTCAGGAACCCAATAAGTTGAACGCTTGTCTGTTGTTGTTTCTTTTATTACTTTATTACCTATTGGGTCAGTTTTATGATTATACACCATAAACCTCCTACTATACAAACCTTTTTCATTATTTTCGTCTCTATAGGTCATTATTGTTGCACCGCCTGATTGATATGAAGCATTTGTTATTTCAAATGATTTTTCGGCAATTAATTCTATTTCTTCCAAGGATAAATCTTCACATAACCTATGTGGAGAAATTTTAGCTGCATAAAGTATTTCAGCCTTTAAATAATTTCCTATGCCAGATACAACTGTTTGGTTCATAAGAGCCTTTGCAATTGACCACTTAGGTTTTTTATCTAAACGACTTTTAAACAACTCTGTGTCTACATAAGAGCTTAGAACGTCCGGACCAAGTGTTTTTAGTTTATCCTTTAATTCTTTTTCTGTTTCAACATATTTTAAAGTACCAAAATTTCTAATGTCGTTAAAGAAAACTTCGTTACCATAATTTGTTTTAATGTAAATTCTAGAATGTTTTGTTTCTTTTTTCTGCCAAGCTGCAGACATTCCTAGTGTTGACCATAAAGAAGTTCCATCTTGAAATTTAAAATAAATAAACTTACCTTTGCAAAGAACTTCTGAAATTATTAGCATTTTTTCTAACATCTTTTCGTAACCTACAAACGGTCCTTTTGCTTTAGTATATCTTCCTGATAGAATTTTTATTTCCTCTATTTGTTTTCCTGACAGTTGGCGATTTAAGAAGTCAGTATTTCTTTTTACTTCAGGTCCTTCAGGCATTTAACATCTCCTTATACCATTTTGGTGTTATTGAATGTGGTTCCCACTTTGCGAACCGAACTTTATCTTTGATGTAGTATTTTCTATAACTGGCAACTGGATCATTACCTACTTTGTATTCATCTTTCATGCATATTGCGAATGGTGTTAATCCTTTGTTTTGCATAAAGCGAGGCTTGTTTTGCCCTAACCAATGAAAAACCGGTTCTGCTTTATGTACACGCTTATATCTTTTTGTGTATTCATGACATAGAGCAACACCTAATCGCCAGTGCCACATATAGTTATCATATGACTCATTAGTCCAAATTGTGCATGGATGTCGCATATGCGTTAAGCTCCACGCAGGTCGTTCAAGTGGGTGTGTATTCGCATCATCAGACAGCCAAGCCTTAAGGTCTTTAACACGTTTAAAATCAGTTATTTCACCCTTATAATAGTTTTTAAAAAGATGCAACCAGTGTGCTGCACATAACATTTGACCTGCTTCTAATATCATTTTTACAACATGTTTATTACAATGATATTCTGCTGCCTTGATCGGATCTTTATCAAGTACAAATATGTTCATTCTTACTCCTTTATTATTATTATAAAGAGTAATTTTTTATTTTACATTTTTTAGCTTTCTTAAATTTTTTGGACGAGTGCCTACTTTTCTTTTCCTTGCAAGATTAACAACTTTTTCTACATCTTTTATTGTAAATTCATATCCTAGTTTTTTAAGATATTTTTCAAGAGTTTTACTTCTATTTTCAACAGGAATATGATACCACTGGTATGCTAACAATTTTTGGATTTCTTGTAATCGGTTATTCTTTTTGCTTTTACCTTGTTTTAAAATAGGTAAAGCTTTAGGATTCTCAACTTTAATATCAGTTTCATAAGCTGATAGCAATAATCTATCGTCTTCTCCTTTTGCCCATGCATCAACTGTTTTTCGATAGATATTAAGATATTTTTCTTTTAATGATTCAACAGGAAAGTTTTGAAATTTGTCTGGGTGTGTAGAAACTACAATTTTTCTGTAGATTGATTTTAGCCAACGGTCTTTTTTTTCATATAAAACAGGTAATTCTTCTTTTTCTTCGTAAGGAACAATTTCCCTTTCAAGATTATCGAATTGTCTTTGGATATCATCCATTTTTGCACCAAAAAAATACCGGTCGTATTTGTCAATATCTTTTTCAGCAACTCGCTTACGAAAATGAGAAAGACGGAAATGTAAATCATCCGTCCCTTCTTTTAAATGCTGTTCAGCTAAATCTAATTGTTCAGTTAAGAGCTTAAGATTTATTGTTTCTATTTCTATCTGTTTTCCAATCTTCATACCACTCATATAGGTCAATTAGAGGCCAAACGAGAAACCATTTAAATCTTCTTTCGTGTTTTGCAATTCGAAGACTAATGTCATCCCTATATTTACTTATCTTAAGCGTTTGTAATGATCTTAAAATAAAAATATGGCTTAGTTGTCTATTTCTATACATTAAGCAAAAGCAAAGATAAATAATTATTACTGTTGTTACAGACATTTATTTCTTACCTTTTTTATACTGATTGGTCGTTCACCGATTCGGTTTCTTGACTTAAACTTTTTGGGTCTTCCTCTTGGTTTTTTTTAGCTTCTTTTTGCTGCAAAAATTGATTAAATTGTGCAACTTGATTATCTCTTACAATTTCAGAAAAAATTGCATCTCTAACATTTAACAAACCGCCTACTAAAACTTTATTAACGTTTTCTTGATCTGATGAAGAAGCATTTACTAAAACAGTGTCTATAAACATTAAAACTTTTTGCATAAATTGTTTTGAATTATCATTGTGATTTTTTTCTAGCATTAATTCCTCCAAAAATAAAAATCGCCTTAATTATACATTAAGGCGATATAAATTATAACGGTAATTTAAATTAATTATCCTTTCTGATTAATGATTACTGTATCATCAACCTCTAAAGCAAAACCAAACTTAAGCTGTGAAGTTGCTGAATGAGCTGAAACAAGATAATCAGCTGTTCCTGCACCAACGTTCGCATCAGAACCTGAGATAAGAAGTTGACCATTAACATAGACATCAACAAGGTTGTCTAAGTCAGAACCGCCAATGCCAGAAAGATCTAGATCAGAACGAGTATAAGGAGCAGTATTTGACACAGTCACAGAATTAGGATCAAGAGCTGACCCGGAAGACAATTGAGCAATAACAGACATTTGAACTTTAGAAACACCAGATGCTGATGATCCAAATTCAAGATTACCGTTACCGTCAGCAAGTTTGAGAACTTGACCAGTTGAACCGTTTGATGCTGGAAGTGTAATAGTGTATGAAGTACCTACAGATGCTGGGATATCTAACGTAATAGTATTAGAACCATTTGCCGCCGCTTCTTCAAAAACTAATTGAGCAGCTGCAGCACCATTATCAAGTTGAACTGAACCTGACAATGTGATTCTATCGTTACCTGCAGAACTTTCAAGATTAATTCTTAATCTATCATCTCTATCAATGAATTGAAGTTGATTAGCTGTATCAGCTGCAATAGTTAAACCGCTAAAATCTTTATCTCCAATAAAAACCTGCCCACCTTGTGAAGCTAAAGCAACATTATTACCTGCAGATGATGATACAATAAGGTAGCTTGCACCAGCATTCATGCTGATTCCACCAAAACGTGTACCACCGTCATCAAAGAAAATATCTGCACCGTCAGCATCAAGAATAATGTCAGTAGCAGCATCTACTTTAAAATTAGCAGCTGCAACTGCTGTGAGATCGGATGAAACAACATCTAAATAATCATTTGCTCCATCAACTTCATAACGAGCTGCACGTGCATTAACCAGTGTCATGTCAGAAAGATCTGTTACTGTTCCTTTTAATGTTGCTTTTTTACCAAGTCCCCAAACATCGTTACCTACTCGACCAAAAACCAAATCGCTATCAGAAGATCCTGAAAAAATTGCTAAACCGCCATTTTGATTTTGAGAAGCAGCGCCTGATGCTAATGCAATTACAACATCTTCAACAAGCAGGTTGGTTGTGTCTAAAGTAGTAGTTGCACCGTTAACAGTTAAATCACCAGTTACTGTAAGATTATCATTAACAGTTACTTCTGAAGTTGCATGACCAAGAGAAATAGCAATTCCACTTCTATCAGTACCAATGTTGATTTGAGTATCAGCTTCAATATCTAAAGTACCGTCTGCAGAAGAACTAATTACAAGATCAGCATCTCTGAAAGCTAATTGATTCAAGCCTGTACCTGTTAAAAGTATACCTTTATCAGCTACATGTGTTAATTTTACATCTTGATCATCACCAAGATTAATAACAGCACCGTCAGCAAGAAAAAGATCTGACCAGTTGTTTGAAGCACCACCGAGAGCTGCTCCATCGTCTGTTGAAGGTTTAAGTGTTACTGCAAATTCACCGGCAGCGTTTTGTGTAAAACTGTCCTCACCGTGAATACGCTTAATAGCACCTGCAAGATGTGATAAAACACCTTGTAAATCTGTTGTTGCAATTGAACCTGTCGCAGCTGCTGCAATTTGGTCGTTGATTGCGCCTGTACCAAATGAACCGGTAATTTGACCCAATCTTATTTGTGTTCTTGAAGCCATTTGACTCCTCCTTTGTTAAATTATGTTTTACAAAACTATACTTAAACTAAATGAAAAACGATCAACAACAGGACAAAAACTCTATATCTTAAACATAACTTTAATATATGATCCTAATTATCTCAATGTTAAGATTTATATAAAATATTTTTTAAGTTCTTCATGTTTGCATCAAACTTTGCAGATTCTGAGTTTACATAATCAACAGCATACTGTGTGCCTTTAATGTCCGGGTCATAAAATTCAAAACTAAACCTTCCATTATGACCTCGAGACGCTTGTTTTAATTTAAGGCCTTTCATCATAACATACGCGGCTATGCCAATATCTGATGTTTGAAATGTGTTCATATTCATAATTATCTCACTTGTCCTTAAATTGCGTCGTTTGTTGTATAATTTGCCATAATAATTGTGTCAGCATCAGGCAAGGATGCTGTTGTAAAATATACATTTGATCCGGTAACTGAATAGTCTTGAAAAGGTGCTGACGTGATATCCGTTGCAGGCATTTGTAAAAGTCCGTTAACGTATATTGAAATGTTTTTGTTTGCTGTTGGCGTATTATCGAGTGTAAATAAAGTGTTTGTTCCATTTCCTTGCCCTAGATACTCGTTAAAAACATAATTACCGTTATTGTTAACAATAGAATAATTGCCATTTGCGCCACCATCTGTTGCAGTTAATCCTGCACCGATTGATATTGCTCGTTCATTTGACAACGATCCTGTATTTGACAGGACAAGATATGATGCTGCTGTTTCACCAGCACCTCCTCCACTACCACCGCCTACAACACTAATAATCGTATCAACAATATCATCTGCTTCCAAATCGAATCCAAAGACAATACTTCCTGCATTAGACAAGTAATAGTCTCTTTCACCTGCTGTTACTTGAGAAGAAGATCCAGTATGTAGTAATTGACCGTTTAGGTTAATATCAATTTTATTCGAATCATATTGTACGGTTGAAAAGTCTAGTCCGGAAATAACTAAATCAGAATTAGCAGAGTGCGATGCTGTTACAAAATAAGTTGTTTTTTCTCTGCCGTTGATTGATGCCGCAGTTGATGAAATTGTAATTGAATTTGAACCGGTTACGATTGTAATTCCTGTTCCTGCTTCTATGACTTTGGCATTTGGTAAAGAACCTGTTGCTGTTGTTAAAACATATTCGGCGCCCGAATCTCCAGATCCTCCTCCGCCTCCGGAGCCTCCAGACCCAGAAGAGATAACTTCTTCTGCCATTTTACCGACATAGGCAAAAGCCCTTGCAAAAGCAGGTATTTTATCTGCTTTGTAATCTTGAAGAAAAAGAATTCCATTGTAATAATCAACATTCCAGTCAATATTGTCAAGAAGAGGAATTTCATCACCTACACCTCCCCCACCGTCATCTTTATAGATTTTAACGATATAGGGATTAGGAGCTGCTTGTGAAAAGAAAGGTGGGATTAATTGGACCGTACCTAACGTTTCGTGTATTAATTTGCTATTATTAAAATATCCATTTCCTACACGAGTATTTGATGTATTGCTTGAGTAATCTGACGGGATTCTAAATTTATAGGCGTGCGGACCAGATACTTGACTGTCTTCACCTGTGTCAGATCCTGCGCCACCGTCAGGAGATGTATTGTTGGCGTCATAAGTTGTACCGGTTAGAACGTTAAGATTAAACTGGATATATTCAGCAGTTGCCGGTCCACCATTTGATGCACTTTGCAAAAGATAAAGTGTTCTTTCAGGATCTTCGGGAATTGCTTCACCAAAAATAAGTGAAGTAGCAGATTGAATATTTGAACCAATAAGTTCTTCACCATCTGTTTTTAGATTAGAAGTGTGTGCTTTTCCTAATAATTTTTTCTGTGCAAAATATGTTGCTGACGTGTTCGTTTTTCCTGCCATTAGCCGCTCCACGTCACTGATATACGATCAATATATCCTGTCCAGTCTTCGTCTGCAGATATCTTTATAACAAAATATTCTGCGCCTGATGATGTTCCATCTACAGTTACCCCATTAAATGTGCAAACGTTTGTTGCGCCATCTGCATCTATTGTAAAATCCGGATCTCCAAAAAGACAACCATCTCCATCTGAAATATTTCCTGAACCTCCTGATGCTGTACCTAAATCTAAAAAGCCTGTCTTTTCTGGTATTTTTAATTCAACGTGCACATTTCCATTTGCACCTAAAGAAGTAGTTAAAGGAACGATCGTTCCGCTACCATAAATAACTATTGTAATTCTTGCCAAATCATTTGTTGTTGGATTTAAAAACCCTCTATAAAATTCTCTTGTTGCATTTGTTAAAGTCGTATAGTTTGGATTTCCAGCCGGTCCTTCAATTGAACCGCCATCGTCATTATTTCTAAAATCTCCAGATGCGCCACCTTTAAGCGGTGACATAATATATGTGTCATAAACCAGCAACCCAGTGGCATGTTCCGGGTATGTGGCATTATTATTTATTGAGCGTTGACTATTCCAATCATAAGATCCACCTGTAATATCAGACTGTAAATCATATGAACTACTTACCAGGCGATATGTTTCATCTGTAAAATATTCATTATAGTTTGTTGATGATGTATTTGACGGAGTCCATACTAAAAGATCTGTCGCTGTTTGTGTTGATAAATCAAGTTGTGTTTTAAACGGATGTAAAAATCTCATTCCGCCTGCACAATTATACGCAGTTGTAAAACTACCAGGTAGAGATTTTGAAAGTGTAAAATTAACTGTGCCAGATACGTGCAATAATTCATTTTGAGAGTCAGCGTTCGTATTTAGCGTTTGCAACGAGTCTGTTGAGGCTGCGGTTGTTTTTGTTAATGATAAACCAGATCCGGATTGAATAATTTGGGCGCCAGTGGCATTAGAAAGATTAATAAATGAAATTGCACTCGAGCTATCTGAATAGACATTTTTATAGATATTTGATATTCTTGATAAGATACTTCCCGATGGCGATGTAAAGAATTTAACGCCTGAAGAATATGCAAATGTATCATCACCAAAGGAAGTAATTTCTACGCCTGCAGAACTCATTGCATCAGCATTATTATCATTTACCCATTCAACATAATTTGTTGCTCGAGCGCCCCAAGAACCACTATGAACCACACGTGCATAATTCCAGCCGTTTCTTTGGTCAGCTGTATGAACTCTAAACTTTCCTGTTCTATAATTTTCTAAATAATAAGGAACACCATTGTCGTATTCAGCAGGTCGCCATACGCTCAGGTCAAAAAATCCGGATCCGTTTCCATTTAATGAAGTCCCGGTTCCACTGCCAGGTTCACCAGAACCAACTAGATTATAGGAACCTGTTATTTCAACAGTGTGCACCGTATTTCCATTAACCTCGAGCGCTAAAGACCCACTGTTTGCATCTGAGAAACTATTAGCAACATAATCAGGTGATACTGCTGAAACATCTTCATTTAGATCACCTTCAACAATTCTATCTAATTGAAATACAGACTGCCTTAGGTTGTTACCACTTGTTGCAGTTTGATATAAGCCATTTAAGTCAACTGCAGAAAACCCTGCAGCTGTGGATGAATTCGTATATCCTGTTATCGACTTTGAAGTACCAAAAGAAAGATTGCAATCTGTTCCGTCGTCGTTACAATCAATGTCATCTAAGTCAGGAATTGCTGTTATTGTGCCTGTTCCAGCACCAAAACTAACCGTAATTTGACTTACGTAACCTGTCCAACTTGCATCTGCTTCAATTCTCAAACCGATATAATCATCATCTAAAATACCCGCAGTTCCTAGTGTGACATAATTTGTTGCATTGAGTGTAGAATCAAATGATAACCCTCCATTTGCTGTGTGAGCGCCATCATTATCTGCATAACTGTCCAAAACAAATTCTGTTGCCAAATCTAACCAACCAGTTTCTCGTGTTCCGTTATTTGGAAATTTCACAAAGACTCTAATTCTGCCTGAATTTAATGCTGTTGCTGCATTTACTATTGTTGTTGAAGATCCATTGATTGCAACAGTAAAATCATATTGCGTAGAACCGGTTTCATTTCTAAACCATCGATAAAATGTTCTTTGCCCGGTTTCTCCTGAATAATCAGGGTTTTCAGAAGGGCCATTTGAAAATGTGCTAAAATCACCACTGTTTAACGTATTGATTGGAGAATACAATCTTGAATTAAAAAATTGGAGACCGTTTGTATGTCCACCATTTGATGCTGTCATATGTGTTGTGGAATCCCAAACATTTCCTGCGTCTGTTAGACTAGCTTGCGTATCATAAGCACCACTTATGATTCTATAATTTTCTCTTCTAAATGTCTCGACCAACGCAGTTGAAGTATTAGACCGGTTATATATAAGGATACCTTCGTCGGATGCTTGGCCTGCGTTTGACAAATTTGACTTAAGAGGATGAGTTACACTAACACCAGCTGTAATTGAACCACTTAACATTTGAGTTGCTGTTATTGATGCGGATCCCGTTATATGCAAAGCTTTTGTATGATCTTCACCTGCTCCTGTGTCTATTGTTGGTTTAGATTGAGCAGAAATTGAAAATGACGGGCTAGTATTTAAAGATCCTCCGGTAGCTGTTGTAAAAGTGATGTTAGTTGTATCATAAATATTTCGATAAGCATTATCAACTTTAACAAGATATTCAGCAGATCCACTGGTGAAATATTCAATTCCTGACAGATGTAATGATCCTGATCCTATAAATGTTAAAGAATTATCAGCAGCTGCAAGTGCATTGGAATCAGCATCGTTAACCCATTCAACATAATTTGTTGTAATTGTTGTTGTTCCATAAACGTGCAGTACACGAAGATAATTCCATCCTTGACGTTGATCCGATGTAATTACTTTATATCGACCTGTCCTGTGTTGAAAATTAGGAAACGCTGTTCCATTATCTAGTGTTCCTGCTGCTGCAGTTGAAAAATTAGTAAAGCAAGAACCTGTTGAATTTGTAACTGCGGTTCCGCTACCTGGATCACCTGTGCCTGTAAATGAAGTAAGATCGACTGTGTGTATAACTGATCCGTTTATTTCTAACCTTAGTTCACCTTGATCTGCATTACCAAAAGAATTAGCAGGATAATTATCTCCATCAGCTGAAACATCTTCATTAAGATCACCAACAATTTCTGTTGCTCCTGCAAATATTGCTGCTCTTAAATTATTGCTGCTTACGTCAGTTTCATATAATTCATTAACGTCGACTGCTGAAAAACCTGCTGTCGTAGAAACAGAATAATATGGAGTTGCTTCGCCTCCTAAATCATTCGAGGCGCCAAAAGAAAGATAAGCATCAGTTCCATCAACATTTACATCAATGTCATCTAATGCAGGTGCAGGTGAAGGAGCAAGAAGTTTAAGTATTTCATTAAATCGGTCAATTGCAATGCCTAAACGTGTTTGTGGTGTAAAATCTGTAAATAATCCATCTGTGTAATCGCCATCTTCTGATATACCAATTGATGAGGTTAATGCTGCCCTACCACTGCCTTCATCATTTAAGATGAAACCGTCAGATGCTGCAAGTGTTGAAACTGTAGAAACTGATGTTGAGCCTGATACAACATCAATTGATCCTCCGCCACCGGCACCAGTTGATGAAATTGTAACAGCACCATTTGATCCTGTTGTTATTGATATATCTGTTCCAGCAATAAGATAAGAAGTACCATCTTCAAGGTGTGTCAAAGATCCGGAAAATGAAGGTGCTATAATAGTTCCAGAAAATTGTGAACCTGTTAATGTTGCAACAATAGAGTCATTTATTGAAAATTCACCTGCGTCTAAAATCAAGCCTGTACCCGCAGTATATAATGTATCATCATCTTGTGAAGAAATAATAATTGAACCATTTGACTGGGATGTAATTGTTATGTTATTTCCTGCAATCAAATAAGAGGATCCATCATGTAATTGAGTCAATGAACCGGTTAGCACAGGTGCTTTAAACATTGAACCACTAAAAAATGACGTTGCTTCAATTGAACCGGTCGCTCCAATATTACCAGAAAATTGTGAACCTGTTAATGTTGCAACAACAGAATCATCTATTGATAATTCAGTCGAATCAATTAAAAGCCCTCCATTAGATTTAAGATCTAGCGAAAATTCTGTTCCAATTAAGTCTAAACCATTACCTGCTGTATACTCTGTATTTGTATCAGTCGAAGAAAAAAGGATTGATCCATTTGATTGAGTTGTAATTGTTATATTATTACCAGCAACGAGATAAGAAGTTCCATCCGTCAATCTTGTTAATGAACTAGATAAATTTGTAACAGATAATGTATCAGTTGTTTTATTAAAAGTAAAATTAGCGTCTGAACCGAAAGATGAACCCCCATCATTAAATTGAACTTGTGTGTCAGAACCCGCTACAATTTCTGTTGAATTCATTATTGAATTAATAGTAATTGAACCATTAGATTCGGATACAATTGTTACATTATCTCCTGCAATAAGATAAGAAGTTCCATCCTCAAGTTGAGTTAAAGATCCGGAAAATGCAGGAGCCTTTACCGTGCCTGAGAAATCGGATCCTGTTAGTGTAGCTACAATAGAATCATTAACTTGAATTTGCGTTATGTTGAATTCTAGCCCTCCGCCTTCTTTAAGATCGGCTTCAAATAATGTATCTCCGACTAATCTTATACCGTCGCCGGCATTATACTGACTATTTACAGAACTTATTTTTATAGCACCATTAGACTGAGATGTAATTGTTGTTGACCCAGATGCAATAAGATACGAAGTACCGTCTGTTAATTGTGTTAATGAACCAGAAATATTTGTTACTGACAAAGCGTCATTTGCCTTATTAAAAGTAAAATTAGAATCTGTCCCTAATGCAGAGCCACCATCATTAAATTGAACTTGTGTATCAATTCCTGCAGCTCCTGGGGCAACGCCAGATGCAGTTATTGTAATTGAACCATCAGCATTAGTTATAGAAATATTTGTTCCAGCAGTTAAAGTTGATGCAGCAGGACCTGATGTACCTCCAATTAAAAGAGATCCGTTTGTCGTCATAGGCTCAGCAATCAAAGTATCTGTGCCGCTATCTTGAGTTATAATAACAGATTTATCTGAAAAAGAAGTTGAATTTGTACCACCTTGAGAAACATCTAAACCTGTTACTGACAATTGTCCTGAACTTGCTGAAAGACCAGAACCAGCTATTCCAGAGACAAAATCTGCGATTGTGTCTTTTTTTGTCGCATTATCGTTTGCGTCAATGAAAATTATACTATCATTTGCAGTGTTAATAGCGGTATCTGATAATTCATTTAAATCTGTTACTAATTGATTACTTGATACACTTATGCCGTTCCCGGCAACAGCTGTTAAAAAGTCTCCTATTGTATCTTTTTTAGTTACATTGTCATCTGCATCAATAAAAGCAATAGAATCAGCGCCTACAATTGTTCCTATTGACAAACTATTCAAGTCAGCTGTCAATTGCCCAGAATCAGAACCTATACCTGAACCTGCTTGAATTGCTGCCAAATTAGATATTGTAGTCCTTTGTTGAGTTGAGCCATCTGAATCGAGGGTTGCTAAACTATCTAATAAAGTAGGGGTAACAGCAGACAATTCACTCAAATCTAAGTTGACAGTTACACCACCAGAAGATCCACCTCCGGAGAGCGCAGTACCGGCAGTCACACTAGTTATAGTACCGCCACCAGCAGAACCATCTAAGGCTATTGTTACTGCCCCATTTGAACCGGTTGTAATTTCAACTCCGCCACCAGCAATCAAATAAGAAGTACCATCGGGTAATTGCTGTAGGGTACCGCTCAAACCATTGTAAAACCTAACTTTTTCAGCAAACTCAGGATAATCAGAAAGACCAAAATCAACTTCGTGTGGAAAAATTAGTTTTCTTATTTTTCCTGTTTTGTTGTTTTTTACAACAATTTTATCGTTTTTAAAGTATTTTTCTCTACTAACTTTAGGCATTGCGCACTCCTAGCCTAAAATATTTTTGAAGGAATACACAAGATACTTTAATACACGACGAACTGTACGCTAACATTAATGACTCAACAGACTTAAACTTTAACTTGATAAGTTACTAAACTTATCTATTAATTATTACGCTAATTATTTAATTTCATTAAGTAATTTTTTAATGTCTAATCCAGCACAATCAATTTTCTTTTTTGTTACGTGGTAATGACTAACAAATCCTTTAAAAGTACCTGCTGCAACTTTTCTATCTACGTTAGAAGATGTATTACCAGAATTGTCTGTAGGACATTCATATGGTATACCTGTTGCATCATGTACGGCCTTCCATAAAGCTTGTAAAGCCTGAATTTGTTTAGGGTAAAACCAAGTAAATGGCTCCAAAGTTTTCCCATGAACTTTGGCTCCTGATATTATTGGTCGCTTTCCAAATCCTTTTTTCTCATACCAAGGCTGATATTTAGGATAATAGGCGTTTGCAATTTCAACCCCTATGGATCTATGATTTACTTTTCTTGTACTGCCATGCCATGCTGCATGATTTGTATCGAGCAATTGATATATCGTTCCATCATTGTCAATGCAAAAATGGACTGAGACGCCCCTATTGTTTAATACTCTTGCGCATGATTTAGAGTCTAAACAGACGTCCCAGTGATTGACAAACATGTTAATTTTGCGTTTTTCAAAATATGGAGTATAAGCCTTTTCAATTTTAAGCCCGTTAGGCTCGGACCATAAAACAACTTTAGGCCATTCAATAGGAATAAAATTACCTTGATGGACAATAAAATTTTCTTCTTTGTCAGGAATTAAATCAGGTTCATAATCATCTATCTTGGATAATCTTTCAGCCATAATCCTTCTATGTGTCCCGGGACCACATAAACCATCTGCAGTTATTCCTGATTTTTTCTGCCAGTCTCTAATTGCCTTCACAAGTTTATTGTCAAAATCACTACATCCAAACCATTCAGGTGTCCAACCTAATTTGGCTGCTGATGCTTCATTATAAAATACTTTATCTATTGCCATGCTATCTCCTATTTAATTCTTTGCTTTAACATGTATATATATCTCTCATATTGATTTGCCATTGATGCCAAGAGATCGTCAAAACCGATAGAAAAATCATGACTGTTTTGTATTCTGTGGTAGAAATCTTCTAAATGGCTTAAGTGAAAACCTAAGACATGTAAAGATATGCCAGCAATTTCATCATCGCTTCTATTTGCAGGTGAGTCAAAATTGCATACCATCTTTGATGCTAGTTTAGATATAATAATAGGACAGGCTAATTGTTCTTCATCATAAAGACCAATGCCTTTTTCAACTAAAGAGTCTAAATCATCACCAAGTAATTCATATATTTTTGAATATAAAATATTGTGGTCTCCCGCAAACCCTTTGCCTTTAGTGACATGATGAGCAGCGTGAAACCACATTTCAGTTGCTTTTGTACAAGCAATGTAAGTTAATAATAAATCAGAAATCATAATTCCTCCTTTCTAATATAATTAGGAGGATTTAATCATTTTATTATGAAAACTGCATTTCAACTTTGATATTAATATCAAATTTTGGCATTCTAAGATGATTTGCTAAATTCCATTCTTTTGCATCTTTTGGTGCAACATAAAGATCTGCATGCCCTATTTCATGTACTTTATTTTTAAAGAAATCATCAGGTTGCCCACAGTTACGTGCCATCATTTCATAAACCTGATCGTTTAATCTTTCCGATTCTTTTGCATTTGCCTTAATTTCTTCAATTTTTCCAATTGCCCCAGATGAAACATCATGAATCATAACAGTTGCGTGAGGATCCATGTATCTTCTGCCTTCTTCACCAAAAGAAAATAAGATGGCGCCGCAGCTCATTGCTTTACCTTCAACAATTGTTGCAACAGGAAGACGTGAAGCCTTAATTGCGCCAATCATTCTCATTAAACTGTATACTTGGCCGCCGTATGAGTCAATTACGATCGGTATAATTTCTTGTCCTGTACAGTGTGCAAGAGACATATTAGTGCAAAACTCTTGTGCACTTTGTTCATCAAATTTATTTACCCGAATAATAATTGGGTTATCTCTTAATTCACATTCTTTTATTCTTTGATCTGTATTAAATGTCCAAAGCATTTTTACTCCTTTATTATAATTTTATTATATACAAAAAAAGGCACATTTACATGTACCTCAAAATTTTATTAGCTGTTACCTTATCCGCATTTAGAACTACCACATGCCTTGCACATTTCACAACCTTCTTGATAAACTATACTATCTTCTGCCCCACAATTTTGGCAAACTTTTTTACTTGATTTAGTTCCGTCCTGAATATACGTTTTTAAACATCTAGATATTACCTTGCTAAAAGAGAACAAGTCAGCATTTTTATCCTTTTGCATTTGCTCAACAAGAAATTGAACAGGAACGCCATGGCGAAGAGATGTTGAAATAACACGTGTATAACCCGCATGATTGGGATTGTCAAATACAGAAACTACATCTTTAATAGAAAGTTCTTCGTCTCCTTCTCCAACTGTTAGATCATATTTGCTATTTGTAGTTTTAAATACACGCTTTGTTAACGTTCCTTTAGATAGCTTCCGTGGTATTTCTATAAGCTTTGCTTCACCGCCTAATACCTCATAAGGCTTACCTTCTAAAAGTCCTACCATAACCACCCAGCGTTCACCTTTAACGCTTGTATGAAAGATGTCACAATCTAAAATTTCAGGTCGTTTTGGTGCTTGTCGTTGTTCAAATTTTGTTTCTTTCTTTTCGTCTGCTGAAACAAGAACACCTGAGCGAGATCCGTCACGATAAACTGTTATGCCTTTACAACCAGTTTCCCAACCTTTCATATATACTTGCTTAACAGTTTCTACATCGATATCGTTAGGAAGGTTGGTTGTATTTGAAATGGCGTGACATACCCATTTTTGTGCTGCGGCTTGAAGATCTACTTTGGACACCCAATCGATCTCATTTGCAATTGCTTTATAATAGGGACTATTCTGAACAGCTGCATCTATTTCAAGATCATTATACATTGCATGATCCATCCACTCTTTGAACTTATGATGATACACTAAAAACTCTGTCCATTTATCACCTAGGTCATCAACAAAAGTTACTTCTTCATTATTCTGAACCTTCTTACGACGCTTATAATAAAGCATAAAAGCAGGTTCAATACCACTTGTTGTTTGAGTCAAACATGAAACAGAACCGGCAGGTGCTGTTGTTGTATTTGCAATATTTCGTCGTCCATATTTTTTATAATCTTCTTGACGCTCAGGAAGTAGATTTGAAATAATTCTTTGAAGAAACGGATGATCTTTTTCTTTTTCGTGCATCCAGCAAGTAAATGCTCCACGTTCTTTTGCTAATTGGATTGACGCTTCATATGAGTTCAAAGCCAACCATTTGTAGATTTCTTCAGTTGTCTTAATTGAGAGTGGATCTCCGTATTGTTGATTTAACATTGCAATACAATCACCTAATCCGGTAATTCCTAATCCGGTTCTTCTACCTATACCGGCTGCTTGTTTTATTTTGTGCCACAAAGAAAGTTCTACTTCTTTTACATTATCAGGTTCAGGATCCCTACGTATCTTTTCCATGATCTTGTCAATTTGTTCAATTTCAAGATCGATCATGTCATCCATAAGCCTTTGAGCCTTTTGAACAATGTCGGCAAATTTACCCCATTCGAAATAAGCTTCTTGTGTCCATGCATTTTGAACAAAAGATGTAAGATTAACAAGCATTAAACGACATGAATCATAAGGAGAAAGTATAATTTCACCACATGGGTTGGTAGAAACAGAACCAAAACCTTCTTTTGTATAAATGTCAGAAGGTGTATTGCGCTTTGCAGTGTCCCAAAATAAAACACCGGGTTCGGCTGATGCATGTGCGGACTCAATTAATGCATCCCAAACTTCTTTAGCTTCTACATAGTTTTCAACTTCAGGTTCGATTTTATTTTCAACAGGCCATCTTTGTTGGTATTTGTGATCGCCTTTAACAGCGTCCATAAATTCATCAGAAACTCTGACAGATATATTTGCACCTGTTACTTTTTTAAGATCGCGTTTAATCTTAATAAAATCCATAACTTGAGGGTGATGAACTGAAATTGACAGCATTAATGCACCACGCCGGCCGCCTTGTGCAACTTCGCGGCATGAATTAGAAAATCTTTCCATAAAGACTTCAATACCGTCTGTTGTTTTTGCAGCGTTAGAAGTATTAAGGCCTTTTGGTCGAATTGTAGAAACATCAAACCCTACACCACCTCGTCGTTTCATAATTTGAACTTGCTCTTGATCTGTTGTTAAAATACCTGCATAGCTGTCGTAAGGTTCTTTAATTACAAAACAATTTGATAAAGATTGTATTTTTGATTCGTTACCAATACCGCTCATTGGTGAGCCTTGAGGCACAATATATTTAAAATCTTTAAGTAACTGATAAATTTCTTCTAGATCCATACCGTTAGGATATTTTCTTTCAATCCTTGCAAATTCCCTAGCTAATCTTCTATGCATATCATCTGGGTTTGATTCTAAATAATTTCCTTCTGCATCTTGTAGTGCATATTTGCCAGCAAAAACGCTGGCTGCAAGTTCATCGCCTTTGAAATACTCAAGGCTGGCTTGATATACTTGATTGTAATCGTACATCTATTTTTCTCCGATAAGTTATTTTCCTGTTATTTCTTTCCATTTAGACTTAAGCATGTCTTTGGTGCCTGTATGCGCGGATTCTACCATGTCCAATACAGAAAGTGAATTAGGATCGTCAATTATTTCAAAATGACTTCTTGCCGTATCAATCCTGATTGGGAATAGAATTCCGTCTTGTCCCGCACGATTTTTTGCAACGAACAGGCGTGCAGCTCCTGTTGCTTTTTCTAATTGTTTGCGTGATATTGAAAGAACAACGTCGGCAACCATAGCTTTTCCATATGCTTCAGACATATTGCCAAGTCCTACAACTTCTTTATCAGAGGCTTCTCTATTTGCTTGCGATGCTGTCCAAATTGGTATTTTTAGTTCCATCGCTAAGTTTCTTAATTCCTCATAAATCAACTTAAGTTCATGACGCAAAGAATCATATTGACGTGTTGACCTCATAATATCCGCATAATCAATTACAATTAATCCAGGTTTAAAGTCTCTCATTGCCAATTTTTCTAAATGATTTTTAATAGTCACGATACTTGCTGATCCAGTTGGGTATTCTTTAATTATCAATCGACCGTAATCATTACCTTCATACCTACTCAAAATTTCATCTTTTTTCTCGATCACATCAGTTGAGTTAATACCACAAAGGTGAGAGTCATATCGAACACCTACAGCTGTTTCAGTTAGCTCGAATGTATAATGCAAAACATTTTTGCCTCGCTTCAGAGCTTCAGCACCACAGTGAACCAACCAGTGAGATTTTCCAACTCCTGTTGGTGCTGTTATAACTCCAATTTCACCACGTGCAAGACCTCCATTTAAAACTTCTTTTTTGTCCAATGCATCAAGTCCTGTTGGGCAGCAAATACGAGTTAAACGAGTAAAACGTGCTTCATAATCTTCAAAGAAATCATGACCAATTGTAGCAGGTGTACCTTTAGAAACAGCATCTTTCATGATACTCAAAACCGACTCATAATTTTCTGCTGTGATTGCTTGTACGCAGTCTTCTAAAGCTTGACGTAATACTTGTTTTTTGCAAAAATCAAGAGTTTTTTCTTTAACAAATTCTAAATCACCTTGATTTGGCGAATTTTTAACACGTGAAAGATATTCAATTACTTGCTCACGTAAAACGACGTCATCTCCTGTTGTTAATTCATCTCTAATAATAGAAACAAGAAGCTGCATTGTTGGAAAATTCTTATATTTGTGATAAAAATTAAAATGACGATCACAAAGATAAGATAGATACTTTAATTCAAAGTATTCAGGGGTCATTACTTCAATCATTTGCGCAGACCATGTGTGATCTGTTAACATTGCTTGGAAGATTTTTTCTTGAAACGTTCTTCCATATTTGGAAAAATAACTTTCCACATGGTCGGGGGTCATATTCATATTTTTACCTCAATAATCTATTATAAATTATTTTTGTGTTGTAGACGTCAATGCTATTAATTGCATTTTCATTTAGTAGTTTGTGTATGTTTATATTATTATATGTTTTTTGATGGTTTTCAAGTTTTTGTTCAATCTTATTTACTTGGTAATGTGCCAAATTGTCAACATCTAGATTAATAACTTTAAAATTTCTTTCAATCATATCTTCATTTTCTTTAATTGATTTATATATTTTCTTTTTTGATTTTTCCATTTTAACAGAATTCTCAATAAAAAGTTCAAATCGATTCGAATCAAACTCAGGATTTTGAAATAGATGACCGTATTCTCTAACTAAAGTCTTAAATCCTGCACCTGGAACTCCTGGGATATTATCTGAATTATCACCAACAATTGCCTTTGCCAATGCAAAATTTTGTGGATGTATTCCGAATTTATCAATTACAAACTTTTCATTAACAAATGTCTTGAGTGTAGGTGAATAAATTATCGTCAAATTGTCAAGCAGCTGATAATAATCATGATCAGAGGAAAGGATTACCTTAGGCCTGGATTTAAAACGATATTTACATAGGTATCCAATAACATCATCGGCTTCGGATCCCTCTACATACAACTGTGTGATCGGAAAGTTATCTAGAAGTTTTATCAATGTTTTAATTTGATAATTTCTATTTTCCATTGTATCGGGTATATCATCATAATATCGATTCAACTTAACCGGACGAGATTGACGCTTATAATCTTTATACACTGCTTTTTTTCTAATAGAACCGCCACCTTCCCAAATAACATAAACATCTGTGGGATTGCATTTGTCAATTAACTTTGTCATGTTATTGTAAAATCCTACAATGCCACCGACTTGTTCGCCGTTTTTTGACATTGCAGGATTCGCAACATAATGTCTTATAAAAAGATTGTATGCGTCTATTATAAGACATCTATTCATTATCAAACATTTCCTGTTGTAATGCTTCTAATTCTGCTAATGATTCTGTATCGATATCAACGCCGTCAGTTGTTGTCATAACTTTTACCATTGCTTTTTCTACTAACTGATCTAAATAAGGTTTGTAATCCGGATCTTTCATTAGTTCATTAAAAGCTGTTTTTCTAAATTTTTTCTCAATCAAAACTTCACCAGACTCGCAACAAACAACTTGAAAATTCTTCCATTGACCACTTCCTGACACCTTGATTGATTTATTATTAATTATCTCTTCGCCATGCTTTCTTAACAAATCAAAAAGCTCTTCGTGCTCAACAATCCCTTTTCCAAAATGTATTTGAAACTTTGCAACCCGGAAAGGTGGTGCAACCTTATTTTTTATTGTTTTTGCTGATACATTAATACCAATTACATCATCACCATCTTTAATCGGTTGTCCTGCGCCTAATTTAATCCGGATCGAACTATGAAATGGAATTGCCTTACCACCTGGTGTCGTTGTTGGATCACCATACATTACACCTACTTTAGTTCGGATTTGATTAAGGCATATCAAAAGTGAATTAGTTTGCCCAATAACACCTGTTATTTTCCGCATACCTTTTGAAATTGCCCGGGCTTGAAGTCCAATTGATTCTTTGTCATAATCACCCAACAATTCAGCTTTTGGTGAAGTTGCAGCAACAGAATCCCAAATAATTGTAACGGGAACGTCTTTATCAAGAGCTTTTGCTTTTAAGATTGTTTTTTCTGCTATTGACAACACCTCTTCAGTACAATGTGTATCAACATAAACAAAACGAGAAGAAACATCTACCCCTAAAGCACGAAGATTATCAACTGATGTTGCATTTTCTGTGTCGATATAAACAACAATTCCTCCCATTTGTTGGGTCGAACGAGCTAGTTGTGTTGCTATATGGGACTTACCAATTGAGGGAGGTCCAAATATTTCTACAATACGACCTTCAGGTAAACCGCCATCTTTTTGATTGGCACAAATATAATCTAACATTTGACTACCAGTACTGATCCAACGTTTAACATGGGTTGGGCTATCATCAACTGCAAGATTATAAGCTACTCTTGCTCCTTTTTCTTTATTGAGAGACTTAATTAAGTCTTTAGTAAAATCATCACTTGGCATGTATTCTCCTTTATCTATTAACATAAAGAATTATACATTATTCCGGAATAATTTTCAATATAAAAATTTTAAACTTTTCCGTCTAAGGGTTTCATCAAGTTCTGATCGATCCACATTATAATAATCTGAAGATTGTGAATCTACAACTCTAGAAAGTTTAGTTTTTCCAGAAACATCTAGCCCGCTTAAGAAAGTATTCCAGAGGCCTCCTGTTAATTTTACCCACCAATCAGCCTTCATTAATTTTTCAGGAGATATAAGCGTTTTAATAACGCTGTCTGCATTTTCTGCAGTAACTTTTGCTGCTACTTGACCTACTTCTTCAGTTATTTCACCTACTGTTTGTGTTGTTATATCGTCAGCAAGTTTAAGTGATGCTTCTTCTGCTTCTTTTGCAGCTGTTCTTGAAAATGATGCTTTTAAAGTTCTTCTTTCCAAAACTTTTGCTTGTCGGCCTAAATTATTATTCATTTTACCAAAAATAGATTTAAAAATACCTTTATCAGACAATTGTTTGGCAATATCTCCTGTCATTTCTCTTGCATATACTTTACCATTTTTTGCTACTGCCCTCACCATAATTTTACCTTCTTCTTCTACTATTTCTTTAATTACAACTTTAGATCCGCCTTTCGTAACGGCTTGACCAGTTATCTTTAAATTCCCAAAATTTATAGTTTTTGCCGCTGATGGTAACTCTTTAATTGCAGATGATATACTTGTTTTTGATATAACAGCAATATCTTGTGCTGTTTGAAATAGTCCTTTATATATTTTTGTTACAGATGCGTATGTTGACTTATTTTTTATTCCAACCCCTGCTAATTTTTCTCCTGCCTTAAATATTTCTCTTTGTACTAATTCAATTGCATCACCACTAGCGTTTTTTCCTATACTGGCAGCTTCTTGACTCATTTTTGACATTACTACATCAAACTCACCAAGAAGTTTTTCTCCAGCTTTGTGAATTCCTTTGGCACCAGATTTTCCTTTTGTTGTGGCTTTTGCTGCTGTTTCGAAAGCTTCATCTAAATAACCTAATTGACGTGCTGCGGCCGCTAGCTCATCACTTTCTTTTGCTAAAGCTTCTAAAGTTTCTTGTGCTGCCTTTTTTTCAGCTTGGGTAGTCGCAACTGCAATTGTTGTCAATGCACCAGTACCTACTTTATCAACACCTTCTTTTACAGCTACTTCTGAAACTTCTGCCATTGTTTTTGTATTCTTAATAATTATATCTTTTAATTTAGACCCACCCGCTAGGAAGACTTCTAATAAATTATCAACTATACTACTTAATTTAGGACCAATAACAGGTATTTTTCCTAAATATTTTGTTGCAGCACCATCTTTCATTCCTTTTAATAAGTCTTTGGCATAATCTAAATATTTCGCGCCGCTAGAAGCAATTTCAGCACCTTTTTTAAGGGTTTCTTGATTTGTGATAATTTCTTCCCCAAGTTCTTTCATAGCGTTTACTGTTCCTTGTTCAATTACTTCCTTGGCCCCTTGTTCTACTGCTTCTTTACCAAATTTTGCAACCACATTAGAAACACCTCCTGTTGCAACAGACAATAAAGATTTTGAAGCGACTCCTTTAAAGCCTTTAAAGAAATCAAATACCTTTTTTGCTGCTGCAGCAAAAGCTGCTCCAACTCTTGGAAAGACAGCAGCAGCTGCAAATAAAACTGATATTCCCTGTATGAATATTTCCAAACCATCTTCAGCTCTAACTGCTTGATATAACTTATATCCATAATACAATAATCCTGCTATAGCAATACCACTACCTGCTATTTCAAAACCCGGCAAAGGAATTAATCCTAACATTGGACCGAAACCAAAAAGCATATCTAATGCAAAGTCTGATATCTCATGAAGTCTAATTTTTTGACCTTTAAGCTCTATATCATTGCTTAATACTTGACTTACTTTATGCTTAGAATTGGTTAACTGACCTGAGTATACTTGCTCTCTTAATATTCTTGCAGCATATTTAACTTCATTTAAGTTTTCCTGCGCAAAATTAATAATTTCTTTTATATCTTCTTTTGGCGCAAAATCAAATATAGACAGGCTAGTTATTCCTTTTTCATATCTTTCTTCTATTACTTTTTGCGCAAGATTGTGTCTTGCTTCAGTCAACATCTTTCTTTTTATTTGTTCTCTTAATAAACGTCTATCGATACTATTTGCAGTGACATTATTCATTTGTTTCTCTTTTTTAGTAATCTATCACTACATAAATATAAAAATGGGGAAGTATTTTCATACTTCCCCGAAAAAAGATTAATCTTTTATTGATTGCTTATTTATGACATCAAGTCTGCGAATGCATCGTCTAAGTCATTATAAGATTTTCCGCTTCCACCGCCTGATTTAGGTGTATCATCATCGTTAGAAGTATTACTTCCAAACTTTTCAGTACCTTCATCATCTTCGTTGTCGCCATTGAGCCAGTCATTTACAATTTTACTAAGTTCATCGTAAGACTTTGTTTTAAATATACCTTTAATGTCAGGAATATTAGTCATCCATTCCTTTGCTTTTGATGTATCATCAGATAGTTTTGTTGATCGTCCACGAGGAAGAATTTCTGTTTTTGCCCATTGTTGACCGGGTGGTTTAGAACAAATTACTTTAATATCACGACCTGATTTGGGGTCAGTGATATCTCCGTAATCTTCGTCAAGCATAATACCAAGAAGTTTTTGATAAACAAGCTTTCCAAAACCCCAAAGCTGTACACCTTTATCTTCTTCGCCTCTTACAACTACTGCAGCATAAACTCGCATTTTAGGATACAATTTCTTTGCCATTTCATAGCTTTCTTTTGTACCTTCATCACGAAGTTTGTTAATTAATTCTTGAACTGGATCTCTTTCACCAAATTGAGATGGTGCCAAAAGACCACGTTGCCCAGGAATATTGTAATAAAACATCAACTCTTTAAAGGGTTGACCGTCATTATCTGGAAAACTCATAAGACGAACATTATATTCTTCATCTGGTTGTGGTTTCCACATTACATTTTGTGATTTATTGTTTCCGCTGAGTCGTTCTAGTTTGCGCTTGATAGCTTCAAAATCAATAGCCATGATTTTTCTCCGTTTTAATGTTTAATTTGCAATTGTTAATGTTTAATTTTTAATTTTTAATTGCTTAGCAATTATATAGTGTGTGTGTGTAAGGTACAAAATTATTTTAATCTATTTGAAGTTTTTTGATGATAAGCTTCCAATATTCTCATTCTTTCAATTTGTTCTTTTTGAAGATATTCTGCTGATGATATATTTTTTCTTTTTTCGTCACCAAATGGACCGGTTGCACCAACAACAGCCGCAGATCCTGAAAACTCTTCTAAATTAACTTCTTCATATGATTCTTCTTCAACTTCTTCTGACTCAACTTCAGATATATTTTCTAAAGTTTCTAATAATGAATATTTGTTTTCTTTTTTAACTCTAGCATTTAAAATTTCTTTTATCATGTCATCCTCTTGCTCTAATAATTCTTCTTCTTCTAAACCGGCTTCTTCATTTGAATTAGCCACAACTTGCATTCTTCTACTATTTGAAGTATCAGCATTTCCTATAAATTGTCCATTATAACCAATTGGAAATTTAGTTGACGTTCCTGGGTATTCTGCAGGTGATCTGCCTACGTTTAAATTTAATTCTTTTAATTTTTTCATAATATTAATTATCTCCTAAACTCTTAATTGATACTGGGATTTCTATATTTGATATTGACTCTTTTATTGTATTAATATCTATTTTTTGATAATCAGAAACAATAATCGCGTCATGAATTACTCCGTGCAATTCGATTGATGTATTTTTATTTAAATATTCTCTAAATGCTAAACAACAATAATCAGCTGCAGAAGATTGAATCCAGTGATTTACTAAATTGTTTTTTGAGAATAAAGGACGTCCATAATAATTCTCAATATAACCTTTTTCTTTATATTCTTTTTCTAGACTATTTGAAAAATTATCAATATCGAATATTTGTTTTATTTCTTTTATTTTCTTAACAGGTATTTTAGATATTTTTGATACTGTTATTTCATTTGCACCATAAATTATTGAAAGTACGCCTCTTTTAAAGCTTGATCTTTCACACTCAATATTTAATTTTTTCATTAAAAAATTATAAACATCTGATCCATTAAATTCTATTCCTTTACTTTTTAAATAAAAATTAGGTTCGCAAGATTTAAAGTCTATTTCTTGAATGATCTTTTTATCATCTTTATGTTTTAATCTATTTCTATCTTCACTTTTCATTGTTAAAAAATTAGTACCACCAATTACTTTTAGTCTTCCTGTCGTTGTATTGTGATCATAAATAGTTGGTTTACAATTTTCTAGTGTTATAATCTTTTCAAATAATTCTAGTCTTAATGGTAAAGTTTCAAAAAAATATCTAGTAATGTAATTTTTAGACTTTTCTATTTCTTCTTTTAGGTATTTCAAATAAATATTTTTATTTTTTACGTTAATTAAACGATTCACATCCTGTTTTGATGCATTCAAAGAAGTTAATAATTTATCAAAATATTGTTTTTTGTTTTTAATTTGTTTCAGATTTAACAATCTGTTTATTTCGTTTATTTCGTTTAGGGATAATATATTTTTTTTGTTTCCTATTACTAGTGTGTTATCTGAGAAATTGTATCCTTTAGTTATTTTTATACCAATATTCATAATAGGTTTTATCCAGGTCATGTTGTTTTTGTTTCAGAGTTTTCTTCTATTACTTTGACTGCAGTTTTAAGTTTATTTGCAAGATTTTTCCTCGTACTAGATATTGCACCTTGCGCAGTTAAAGTTAAACTTAAACTAGTCATAAACATACCTGAGTTTACACTGTGTGTTATATTATTTACAGTATAAACATTATCTAAATCAGTTCCGGTTCCAGTATCTACAAATATCTGAGTTCCTCTATCAATAAAAGGACATCCTAATATTTCTAAACTAATTGATGATGGGTTAATTGAAACTTCTTCTTCTGGACCTACTCTATTTTTTGCTCCGCCCGCGGCTCTCTCGTCTGCTTGCCTTCTAATCATTATCAGTTTTGAAACTTTATCGCTAGTATTACTTGAAACTGATAATGATTTTATCACAGAGCTTGATGCACCCCATGTAACGTTAGGATAGCTTCTTTTAACATAATATTTAAGTTCTCTTGTAGGTATCTTACTAACAAGTTTTGACGACTTAGTATCTTCTCTTACTATTTTTACTTTATCAGTATCATTTGCAACATGAGATAAGTTTCCTGTTAAAAAATTTGCAACATCATCATTTAATATTTTGTTTAATAACTCTCCACGAGGATTTCCATTCGATCTAGTATCATAAACATGAATTCTTAATATTTTTTTATCATCCAAGTATCCGTCTTCATTTTGCTTTTTGATTGCACCAAAAAAGAAATTTTCAATTGTTGACGCGCTTTTAGCTGAAATTTCCGGATCAATTGCAGGCAAGACTTCCATATGCATTTGCAAATTAGGTAAAACTAACTCATTAGAATTTTCAGCAGGCAAATTATCATTTTCATAAAATTGTGCTATTTTTTCTTTTGAGCGATTTCTAAAAGCTTTTTTAAGACTTAATTTATAAATTGCTTCTTTTTTCTCTTCAGTCAATTCTTTGTTTTTACCTTTTGCTTCTTCTTCGGGAGTTAATTTTTCTTGATTATCTTTTAAATAATCATCGATTGCTTCCTGTTTTTTCTTTTCTTGATCTTCTTTTGAAAGCTTTTCGTTTTCTTTGTCAAAGTCAAAAGTTTCTCCGATGCCATAAGTTTTTAAACCTGTGTCTTCAAAAAGATTTGCTAAAAAATTAAACATACCTTTTACAGAAATATTTCCTTCATTTTTAAATCTTTCATCAATAGCATTACGAACAATGCTATATTCAATAGGTAAAGATGCAGTTGTAAATCTTCTAGCTCCACCTGCTCTATTATTAATCGGATAAAAGAAAACTTGAACATCAGCAAATTCACAAGTTGACATCATTGGTAATGCACAATACATTAGCACTAATTTTCCAAAGCTTATTGTTTCACTAAATCTTAAACCTAAATCATCTAATACGTTTGCTTCATCTGGTGCTTTTGTCAAATCTCCTGAATTCATTATTTTATTTTGAAAAGCTGTGTTTGTTGTTTCTAAAAGGTCAAAATCTTCGGTCAATCTTGCAATTGCAATTTTATCTTTTATTAGCTTGGATGTGTACAAAGATCTTTCTTTTGAAGATTTTTTAAGTTCATCCTCATTAATTAAACTAATTAATTCACTTGCGTTTTTAACTTCTTTTGATTCATCATTGACATATCCCAATGTTTTCAACACTGTATTTAACTTGCTAATGTTTGATTTATCTGATTCTAACTCAGACAAAACTTTTTTATAATCTTCAGACTTTACTACAGCTGTTTGTGAAGTAATTGCTGTCCTTATTATCTTCATTTGTTTAAGCACTTTTTCTTGAGGAGAATTTTCTATTGGCTGATTGGTATTTGATTCTTTTTCAATAATGTCATTAATAATTTTATTAAGCTTTTTATTAATAAAATTGAGCGGAGAATAATAACCTGCTGCAGCAGATACGTCTGACATGAACTCAAATCCAGCAGAAGCTAATTGAACTTCAATATTTACAGAATTATTTTGAAATGAAAGATTTGACCCTAGCAAATTATAAAACTGGACATCTCTCATTGCATTTAAAAATTTACCTATTTCGTTTTTACTAGTCAAAGGATTACCATCTGGATGACTCCAACCAAATTCTACCCTTATGCTAGTACCTGATAATTGATTTAAACTAATCAAAGGTGCAAAATCTTGCAATCGACTTCTATCATGCAACACCAAAGACATACTTCCTTTTCTGGAGGAAACCATTCCATATCCCATGCCAGCAATCGTGACCTGAAAAGAGTTTAAAGTTAATAAAGGAACAATAGGTTCTAAAAATCTTTGGTCCCCTATAGAATTTTTATCTGAAGTTGTGTAGTTTTTAAATATATTGTCTGCATTTACGCCTTTATTAATATTTCCATTTGCCATGGTCTGTGGGGATGTAAAAATCGACATAAAACTTGAATCTAGACCACTTTCTCTTGGAGCTCCATTTAATCTTTTTGCATTAGATATTGCACCTTCAGATAAAACAAATTCTCCGTTTTCTTGTTTAATAAATCGCATATGATATTCATGATTTAAAAACCTTTTTTTGTTTTTTGACTTGTTTTTATGATATACAGTAATATCTAGATAGGGAGTACATCTTGACATTTCAATAGGAGGAATTCCATTTAGAAAAAGACTCAAGTAATCTTTTGATTTTCCAGACCTTTGAATACTTTGGTTGCAAAAAACATATGCACTCATTGCAAAATTAGGATTTTTTTGATTTCCTGATTGATCATTATTAATCGGTAAAGAAACAAGTACTGCAGAATTTGAACTGATTACTTTTCCTGAGTTGTCTTTTACTTCTTCTGTTTGTCTTCCTGGGTTTTCTAAAATAAAATTATCAATGTCTGCAATATTGACATTGTCAGTTCTTAAAGAACCATTATTTGATTTTGCAACAGCATCTTTTCTTGCTTGAATTAGTTTTTCTTTTGCATTTTGAGATGTGTTTTTTTCTGCATCTCTTTTTTTAAGTGCTGACTCTATTTCAGAAACTTTTAAATCTAAATCTTTTGCAATTGCTTCTTTTTGATCTGGCTTTAATTCATTAAATTTATCGAAAGTGTTATATTTGCTTTTTAGCTTATCAATTTTTGATTGTTTTTTTCTATCTTTTTTCTCTTCTTCAGTTAAATCTGATTCTTTTTTTGAAGCTTCTGTTGGTGTAAATATTAATCCTCTTTCTGATACATCATTAAACGGAGATGTACTAGTAGTGATTATACCTGTACTAGGCGTTAAATTCAATGGAGCATCTATAATACTATTGATTAACTTTTTTTGAGTTAATATTTTTAAACTTTTACCTAATAATAAAGCTTCTTCTGATGAGGTTGCATTATCACCTAATTTTGATATATCAATACCATTATATATTTTACTTTTTGATAAATAATCTTTAGTTAGATATGCTCCATTTGCAGTATCTAATATTGCATTTAAAGCTTGTTCAATTAGGCGTATCTGCTTTTGTTCTTCAGACATGTTGTTTTTTGTTCTGCTTTCTTCACCTGGTTTTAATAATGCTTTTAATTCTGAGTCTGGTGAAAACTTGTATAAAGTATTATCTCCTCCAATTCCCGCTATATAACCTTCATATTCTTTTGCTATTTTTCTAAGAATATTGATTCTTACATTAGGGTTGTTTGAAATATAATCACTGCTCATAAAATTAATCCAAATACATCATTTAAATTTTGCGGAATTCTTAAAAAAGTACCGGGAGGAACTTGAAGCGGCCAGCCGATACCAGATGCCGCGGCAATTATCCACCAATAACTTGCATCTCCGTAAAACTTACCAGCAATAACATCTAATCTTTCACCTTCAGTTAAAGTATAAGTTTGAAAAGAAATTGAATTATTTTCTACAGCATTATAAATGTTTGCACTTAATCTGTTTGTTCCATAAATTGTTTTACCATTAAAGGTAATTTTTTTTGAAAATGAGTATCTTGAAAGTCCCATATTTATTCTCCAGATTTTTTGTCTTTTCTTGCCGACTCGTACCTAAATCTGCTCATAGCAGCTCCATCTGAATAAGGATCGCCGGCGACATGTTTCATTATTTCACCAACATTATAAAGAGGTGCACGATTATATCCGCTATGATCCATTCCAGGTGGAATATCATGTATGACTGCCAGATTAAAAGTAATCTTTACACCTTTTGGAGCACGTGCATTATGATCGATTTCCCATGTAAAAGTATCTCCATTCCCCCAGTCAAATGTTAATCCTCCTAAAGTTCCTGCTAAACCTCTTCCTGCTGTTGTTTCATAAGCACGTGTAAATGGATTTTCTTTTGGTTCCATAAACATTACTTCGTCTTTCTTATAAAGATTTTTTGCTAAATCTGCTAATCCTGGAGTTGCACCATATTTAGCATTGTTTTCTTGAAGTATGTCAACACCTTCGTCAGCAAAAGATTCTATTCCTTCTGCTGCAAAAAATAAATTACCGACACCAGATGCTCTAAATAAATAATCAGGACTAAAATATAAATCTGAAAATTGAAGAAATATTTCTTCTCCATCTAAATCAGAATTTGAATCTGATATTAGAGCTTTGAATATTTTTTGGTTTTCTCCAGATGTATTACTATCTTCTAAAATTTTAATTGTTGTATTTTTTGAAAGATAAATTATTCTTTGATCTGGTGTCCTATATCCTTGATTTGTATTTGCTTTCACCACTGGCTTTTGAAAAGTCGACCCAATTAAATCTAAAGCATCAGATACTCCTGACGATTCCAAAGCGGCATTTACAATATCAGCCGCATTACCGATACCCAATAAATTTACCTCGTTTAAATTGTCAATACTTAGATTAGGTGTACTTATTTTATTAATCACTGCTGTCATCAAAAGTGGATTAACAAATCCATTGTGTAATAATGTTAACAATGTTTCCTGAGCAGCTGACAATGTTTTCTGAGCAGCTGCTCCAAGGTTAAAATTTAAAACTGATAATTGATCCAATGCAGTGTCTTGAACATTTCCTATATTTAAATATTGTGCTGGAGAACCAAAAGCCAATGTTAGGGTTTTAATTGCAGCTTCTTGGATTGCATCAAAATTAATCGGTGTATTATCTTCAACAAAATCTAATCCTTGTGATAATAAAGATTGACCTTGAGGTTTTGTTGTAATATTTGAATCACCAATGCCAAATATTCTTGACAAATTAAACCTAGAATAGTTTGATTTAACAACATCACCTACTCTTAATCTTACCAATGGTGATGCTCCAATAACTTGACTAAATGGTTGAATAAAAACATTATCGCCACCATTAGAAACTTTTGTACCTTGTGTCCATTGCGGATATACTAATGTTGTTAATTTATTAATTTTATACCACATTAAATCAAAATCTTCTCTTGAAGTCGCCATTAAAGTAAAAGAAACCGTGATTGATCTTTTTGTATCAGAGTATATCTGTACTGGATCCATTCGTCCATAACCTTGAGTAGAGTTAAAGTTTGGTGTAATAGTATCAGATAAAGATGATAAAAAAGCATGAAAAGATATGATTTCATTAGTTCTTAAATCTTGTATATAAAAAGGAACATATTCAGCGTCTAGACGATCTTCTATTTCTTTAACTACTTCATTTGGTATTCTTGAGCCGGCTCCGTCATTATTCACAGACAAATATGTATTTTCATAAAGTCCAGAACCTAACATGGATTTAACAGGATTAGGAGAATTATTTCCTTGTGATAACTTTGCACTAGCTCTTACTATATTCAAAGGTAATATATAGGAATTAATTGTTTCGTTTTGATTCCATGCAACCTGTGTTATTGTTCTCCCGTTACGTTTTCTATGTTTTCCAGGGCGATTACCGGCAGCATCACTTAAACTATCTACATTTCTAATAGATTGTTTGACGCTTAAGTCTTTATTACCACCAGAAGCCATTAGTGCTCGATCACCAATTGTAGCAAGTACATTTAAAAATTTAATAAGGTTGTTATCTTTTAAAGTATTTAAAATTCCAATAACAGATGATGCAATATTCTCAGGTTGATTCAAAGTTCTTTCATTAATTAAATCTATCATTTTTTCATATGACTTAATTGCTGATAAACAAATTGCTAATAACTGACCTGGAGACTGTTTAAATACGATACTATCTAAATTTTCTGATTCTAGATTACCAAACATTACTTCAATTCCTGCATCTATACAATTTGTATAATCATGTTTTGTTGCAGTAATTAATGATTTTCTAATTAAATCTAAATTGGCTGACAGAACCCCTCTTGAACTTCCTAAAAAATAAGGTCCAGTAGTTGTTTTTGATTGAGTTAAATTGGCAAAACTCGGATTAGTTTCGTCTGGCGTTGTTGTTATTGAAGCTTTAATTTCTTCATAAAATTCTTTTGCAATATTAATCACAGATTTGCATGCAATTGAAGCTTTAATCATAAGAATTTTTCTATTTTTGCCGTCAAAATGTACAGAATCATTGTAAACTGAACCAAAAGTTTTTGAATTGTTTCCTTCTTCTTGACCTAAAATTTCAGGATCTTCATTGAAAGGACGACCAGAACTATTTTTTGGTGCACTTTCTGAGTTTAAAGCTCTTACACTTTTAAAGTCTCTTTTGACAAATCTATTATTTAAAATAAAGTCTGGCAAAACTGTCTGATTTCCAATATCTCCATAACCATCAGAACCTTCCAGTTTTTCAGGATCGATGCTTTCTCCAGGAATTTGTCCTGTATCATAACCAGAAGATTTATATAACATACTTAATCCTACTTTTTTAAGCATGTCAATATCATATTTTAATTCTCTTTTATCAAAAGTACCAAACTTATTTTGAATTAAATGACTACCACTTTCAGATTCACCTTCAAAATCTGCTTCATTTATACCACGAGGAGCAAAAGCAGTACCGGTTTTAACACTAGCGAAACGATTATTCTGTTTCAAGACAGTATCAACTGAATTTAAAACTATATTATCACTGTTATTAGGAATTAAAGTTTCACCAGAGTCATTTAAATCACTCCCAGGTATATTCTTAAGTAAATTGTGATTTGTTTTTTCCTTTGATGTTTTATCGACAATCTCTGATAAATTTTGAAAATACTTTGAATTAGAATAACTACTTAACCTCTCTTCTAATACGCTATTATTATCTGTAAAAGTTTCTGCACCATGATCTGATGATAAACTATCGCCTCTTTTTTGTGCAATTCCTTGTGTAATTCCTTTGTTGATAGAATATTCATTTCTATCTGTTATAAAATTCACATAATCGTTAAGTAAACTTTCTTCTTTTTCAAAATTTAATAATTCTTTCCCAGTATTTGGGTCTGCGCCTAAGTCAGATAATCCTCTTTCTAATAATGAGTCTGTATCGTTGGGGTCTCCTGATGCAGGATTAACTTGATAAGATATTTTATCAGAAGATAAATTTAGTTTATTGAGAAAGTTTTTTAATGTTTCTCTAGTTGTCATCTTTATCCTCTCTCTCTATTAAATATTTAAAAGCTTTTCCTAAGTTTACAATAAAATTTTTATCTTTTTTAGAATTAATCTCTATTAGCTTTTGATCGATTAATTTGATAAATTCATCAAGTTCTTTTAATTCAGAATCTGTCATATCATTATTTTTTGTAAAGTTTTTTAAAGATTTATAAGATTCATCTAATAACTTACTCATTCTATCCCTCTGTCACAAATTTAATTCCAGCAATATTTTCTATATCAGGAGACCGATCAAGTATTGCTTCACCTACTTTTTTGCCATCAATATTTAATACAATTTCTTTTCCCTTACCTAACATTTCCAACAAACTAGTCTGATTATCACTTAACTTACCTGTGGTTTCATTAATAATTTTTATATTTTCTGTCAATTGTTCAATTGCAGCTCCATACTTTTCTATATCTTGTTTTTTAACCTCTTCTAAAGCTGTTAAAACTCTATCAATATTATTTTGCAACATCATTGGTTTTGTCTTTATGTCTTTAATAGCCTTAACACCTTTTAAAACTGTTAATGGATCAATACCCATATCACCTAAACCATCTGTCATTCCTTTTGCTGACATTTCGCCGGCTATTTTAAATACGTCATAAAAACCAGGCCCTAAATACTTTCCTGTTTCATCTACTACTTTTTGAAATAAAGGTGGTAATGAACTTGGCTGTAATTCTACTGACCCTTCTTTCATGCCGGAAACTGCTGATTCACCTCCACCTTTAAATACGTCGAACATTGGCTGCATTAAATCTGTACCTATGGACTCAATTCCTTTAATAATTCCACCTTTGTCGATAATTTTTTCTGTTACGTCTTTTAAAACTGTTGACGAGCTTTTCATGGCACCAGCAATACTTTTATTTATGGACTCAGCTATTTCAGGAACATCTAAAGCTATTAAAGCATTTTTTCTAAAATCAACCATGTTTTCTATAGTTTCAGTAGAAAATTTTCTATTTCTGTCCATTTCTCTTTTTCTTGCAGCATCCATTAGCTCTTGTGAGGATTTAATAGAATTATCCAGTGCTTTTTTCTGTTCTTTAATCACCTCCATAGCACCTTTTTCAGTCGTTAAACCTTCTTCAGTTGCTTCTTTCATAATCTGATCTAATTGTTCTTTTGAAGATATATCTCTTTCACGATCAATTAACATCGCGAATTCATTTCTTTGCATTCCCATAGATTCAGCAATTGCGCGTTGCTCAGCATTAGTCATATCAAGAAATTGATCTTTGTCAAATCCAGACTCGAGAAAGCTACCCCTTAATACTCTTAAAAATTCATCTTGATCTTCACTAGCAAGATATGCCATTTCTTGTGCATCAAATTGTACAGCGCCTCCTGTCAATTGAGATATGTCTCCCATTGCACTAGCAGCTGTATCAAAATCTTGAAATTTTTGAGTCAAACCTTCAAAAGTCTCGAATTTCATTCCTAACTGTTGTATTTGAACTGATATTCTTGTTGCTTCTTCTTCTGTGACATGGCCAAATTGTTGAATATTTTCCATTACACGCGTTGTAGAGTCCTGAATTAATTTTAGAGACAAACCAGTTTCTTCTGACATTTTTTTAGAAAAGCCAGCAACCTTAAACATTGCATTGTTAGTTGCCTCACCTGTTCTGACTAACTCGTTTTCCATGATTTGAGCTATTCGCTTGGCGCCAATACCTGTATTTCTATTAATTAAAGCTAGCTCCATTCTTGAAAATTCATCCATATCATTAATGGCTTGCGCATTTTGCGTTACTAATTCATTCAATACTTCGTTCTGGACTTTAGCGGCCGCTTCTCCACTTTTAAAGTATTTTGTTATAAAATCGGTTCCTACTTCACCCATACGAGCTTCTTGTTCAGCAGTTATTTCAACACCTGCATCTTTTTGCAATTTTACAAATTCATCAGTAGAAGTACCGTATGCATCGATCATTTGATCATATCTTTCAACATACTGTTTCATTGTTGTTGCTGATGATTCTGCTAATTTTGAATGATCTAAGTACCCGCCAATTGATTCATTAATCATTTCATAGTTTTTAGCGTGACCCATAAACATATCATTGATACCCTTAAGATATGTGTCAGTTGCTGTTTCCATTTTACCTGCAAGACCTGAAAAATAAGTTGCACTTAATGCTAAACTTTCTTGGTCAGTTCTTCCAGATCTAACATTACCACCGGTAAAAGCACTAGAAGGGTCTGAAGTATTTACGTTATTGAAAGATTGTTGCCTGCCCATCATCGCGGTAACTAATTTGTCAATTGACTCAGATGATAAATTAACGTCAGGTGGAGACATATCTTAAAACCTCTTGATAAATACAAATAATATATTACTAAATATCATTTGAGAATTTTTTATTTAATAATGATTCGTATTGGCGCAAGTTGCTTATATTGTCATTATTTACATCTTGATTAACGTCGCTGCCGCCGGATCTTTTTTCATTTATCTCTTTTAATTCTTTTACATATCTATCAATAAACCATTTCCGATATGCTACGTTTAAACATCTTGCGTCTCTATAATTAAAACCAAGATGCTTAACTAAAATATAAATTTGTTCAAGTTGTAATTCTTTAAAACTACTATCTAGGCCAAAAAAAATTAGAATTAATTGGAAGATTAAATTCGTTTTTATGACCGCAATAACTACAAGTGCACTCTTGCTTCATGTTAATGCCTGGCGCATTTTCATTGATATATTTTCTCAAAGACTTTGAATCAAATGCTGGCATGTTTTTAACAAAATGAACAATTTTGTTTTTGTCTTTAATACCATCAATAGATACAATTGATTCTTCTAAAAATGAAGTTACGTTATTGGTTCTTAAACCTTGTGAGTGCTTTTCAATAAAATCAACTTTTGCCTGCCTATTTTTATCATCATTTGCGTTTAAATACTTAAAAATAACTTGCTTTTTCATCACAGGCAAATCGAAACTAAACTCATTTTTCCCTATTTCAATAGGTGAAATATTAAGTCTTTTAATTTCCAATGTAGATAAATCAACATCAACTTCATTTAATTTACTGCAGTTTTCACAATTAATATTGATCGGATAATGTGTACCATATCCTGTTACGCGTATTGATATCATTAAAGCATTTCTATCACCTGCTATTAATTCATTTACATCAATTGATTTATCAATTAAACATGACTTAATTAAATGAATAATTGTACTCCCATCCTTAGCTAAAGCAGGAGACATAAGAATATCTTCTTCTTGCGCAGTCATTGCTTTTATTTGAAGAGTTTCTTTACCATGCAAAATAGAATTAGGTGAATATATAACTCCCTTTGAAGGTAAAGGAACAGATTCAACAGGTACTTCCCATCCAAAATCATCTTTCATGATATTGTTTTTCATTACATGCTGTGCTACTTCTGTGTTTAGAACATCTGACGACATTAATTCTCCATAAAAAAAATTCCATACTAATTGTATGGAATTACATATTGTCTGTAAAATATTTTAAAAATTATTTTAGAATTGCAATACACAATTGTCAAATTCAATTGTCAAAGATATCTCCATTGGAGTTTCACCACCCGTATAGGTGAGTTGATTAAAATTAGCATTAGACAAGAATGCACCTTTAATATCCCATAATTCTATAACAGTTCCTACTGGATCAAGCATTTTTATCTGTATATCTCTTTTGTAAAAGTCAACATAACCTGCACGTCCTGAAACAGATTCGTAATGAGTTCTTACCCATTCCATTACTTGCTGTGCCCCAGATGGAGCAATTGGATCATGAAGTGTAACAGACATATTACCAAACGTTACTCTTCCGCCAATTTTTCTATAGCTGTTAATATACTTAATTTCTTCTTGAGCTAAAGTAATACTAGGTCTAGCTGCTGATTTAATTAAAAAGCTGTCAATTCCTTCAATTGCAAGAACCCATCGATACTGTCTTTTTGGTTCGAATTTATTGGGAAGTAAGTCTGTTACTGAAAGCGTTTCTGCCATTTCTATCTCCTTATCAGTTTATAAATATATATATCTTATTTTAAATTTCTGCACCAGAATTTGTAACAACAAAATCTAAAGCAACAAACTCAACTGTTCTTGTAGGTTGAAGATATATTTTGCCTCTTATTGTATTATTTTCAATATCAGCTTGTGTTGTAGTAGTAGAATCAATTACCACCTTATATCTTGAAACACCATTTCTTTCTTGAACATTTTGAAGAACCGGCTCAACTAAAGCACTAAATTTACTCAATGTTGATTCTCTATTTGGTTCAAACAAGAGAGAATTAGCAATAGTTCTAATTGATCTTCTAACACTTATAAGTAATCTTCTAACATTAACTCTGTCCAATGCAGAATCATTCGAGAGTAATGTTTTTTGTCCCCATATAATAACATTAGTACCAGGAAAAGAAGTGATCGGATTAATATCTGCATCATACAAATCATCAAGGTTTGATCGATTTAATTTAACCGATGTTGTTTCCACAGCATTTAAAGCGCCTCTACTTTTTCCAGCGGGGGCGTTCCATGGCGCTGATACTTTGTCATTGAATGAATAACCTCCTAATACTGCGACTGACGGAGGAACACTTACAAATGTATTTGTACCAGGATCTGTTATGGTAACGTCAGGGAAATATGCAGCTGCAAAAGATGTATTAAGGTTTCTATCTTTAAAGCTGTTAATTGTATTTTTAACGTGAGGTGTTTGAACTGAAGATGTAATCACAGAGTTAACCTGATCTCTTTCTTCAATGTCCATTAAGTATAAACAATCAAATCTATTTTCAACTGCTGAAATTGCATAATCTGTAATAACAGAGTTTCTAATTCCTGGTATTGCTAATAATTGAATATTTGTATCTGAAGTTGAACCCATAATATCAACTGCTTTTCTATATGCTGCAATTGTAGGTCCTGAAGTTCCACCTTGATTTGTCGAATCATCAATTTCATATTTGGCAGCGTTATTTGATAAGTTAGCTTTTTCTTGATTGAATATATTAACTCCATCAAAACCACCTTGTGCAAAGAATGTAAACTTAGCAAACTTTCTATTTGCTACTACGTCTAAATCTTCTACCTTGAATGCACGAGTTTTATTAGTAGCATTGACAGCGATCACACCATCTCTTACATAAGAAGCACTAACCCAATATTCAGAATCCGCTGCTGTTTGCGTTGCATCTGAATTGGAACCGGTTCTAACTTGAATATTTTCCAAACTAAACTTATTATAGTTAAACAAATCTGCGTCTAAAACAGAACCGTTAACATTAGCAGCGCCTTCATTATCACCTACAAAAACTGCAGTTGTATCTTTTCGATGCGTTGGAAAATGTACCTGATAATTTTGTGTGACAGGAGTTAAAGAAGCTAATGCGTCATTAGTTGTAATTAAGTTAGGTTGTGTTGCATTAATTTTTAATGTTGATTGAGCACCCCAGAAAAGATTTGAATTAACCTTTTTGTTGATTCCGGTACCTAAAGTTATATTTTCTCGATAAGGTACAGGAGGCTCAATAATTCTTTGTAATAGATCAGTTGAAGAATAAAGACCATCAGATTCACCAGATAATAAAGAACCTGACGTTACTAAGTGTTTTGGTCCTCGATAACCAACAGGTAAAGATTCATCAGGAATATTTCTATTAGCAACATCTGGGTGAATTTGCACTCTTATGTATCTAGAAAGAACTGGATGTGTTCCTTCAACAACGATTTTTTGAGAATCTAAAGAAGTATCAAAATCAAATTTTGCGTATTGATCACCAATTCTTCTACCGATATAATTAACTGAATCCGGATCTAGATCTAATCCTCTAAATGATTCTAAAACTACTTGTTCGTCATCATTATCTCCGCCTTTTCTGACCAAGAGATCAAATTTACCAAATTTATTAACATTTGAAGTTGATCTAACAATATTTGTAATTGAAAATTTAAAATCATCAGCAAATCCTGCACCTGCACTTAAAGCAACAATTTTAAATAGATTATAAGGACGATTACCAAATTTCTGTGATATTACATATGGAGTTTCAGCATGAGAGAATCTATCTTGAAAATCTTCATAATCAGGTATGCTTCCATCTGTTGCTGCAGCTCTCCCTAAAGAAGATGACAACAAAAATGCGATATCTTCATGATTACCAAGTGCTGAACCTTTTGAAAAATGCCCTGCAGAAACGACTCCTGATCCTGTAATCGTTGCAACATTACCATGAAGTGGATAGTGATTATAAAGTAAATGCCCTGCTTTTTCAAGTTTTAAAGGATCAGTATTTAAAACACGTGTTAGGTAGTTAGGTGCAATAGGGTCAAAAGATGCAGTCAAAACATTAGGATATGCTGACGTATTTTTATGACCATTTAAAAGCATGACAAATTCTTCTTTTCCAGATCTTAAATCAATAGACCCGGTTAAAGAACCTTCTCTTCCCATGATGACGCCAGCCGCAGATGCTGCTGTATCTGAAGTACCTGGTGCATCAGAACCATTTGCTGCTGAGTTTCCGCTAAGATGAAGAATAACTCCACTTGGTGCAAGAAGAACACCACGAAGAATAGGAGCAGCGCCTCCAGCGCCACCAGAAAAATTAGACCCTGTTAGATTATCTTCGCCTGCAACACTATCTGAATATGAGGTATTGCCAATTGGACCAAAGATATTTTGTGTAAGCGTTAATACATTATCTGTACGATCAACTGATATTGATAAGTTTGATGAAATTACTGTACTTAAAGTTGTAGCCAGCGTTACACCAGTATCAGCTGTAACTGCAGCAGCTGATTCGACTGCAATATTATCGCCAGTTGCAGAGCTTCCATTGTCAAGAAACTCAAAAGTTTTTGATGTTCCTGTTGCATCTATTAATGTTAATGTATCATTTTCAGCAAGAAGATTAGTCGAAGTTGTATCATTTCCAATTGTTAATGTTGTAGATGCAAACGCATTATTAACTTGTATTCCAGCATCTGAAAATATTGTTGAACCATTTGATTCTGACATAAAGCAGCCTAAGAAGTAAGTTCTTCCTTTTACTGCTCCTGCACCTGAATTTGCATAAGGGTTGTTTCCAATTGTACCGTTTAATTGAAGATTTCTATCACCTACAAAATAACCTGCATTTGTTACGATACCTGTTGTGGTATTTCTTTGTTGACCATTTCCTGCGCCTAAAACTCTAACGAAAGTGGCAGAACCTGCATTTTTAAGCCATTCATTAACTGCTAAAGGGCCAAATTTAGCACCGTCAGTTGCACCAAAAAGAGTTGTAAAATCATTAAAGTTTCCAACAGTTATGGGTACAAAAGCAGGTCCTTGATTAGCTGTTCCAATTACCCCTGCAGGTACTCCAGAAGGTGAGGAAACAGAAGGTTGGGATAAATCTATTTCTCTTGTGCTAACGCCAGCTGATTTAAATGTTAACTCTGCCATTTATTGTCTCCATGATTCATATTCATAATTATATCTATTCAAAACTTACACCTGAATTTGTTATAATAAAGTCTAGTGCAATGAACTCAACCGCTCTTGTTGGAACCAAAACAATTCTTCCGTTTAGTTTATTTTGCTCAATATCAGCCTGAGTATTATTTGTATCATTCATTATAACTCTAAATTGTTCAATTCCTTGCTGGGACTGAATTAATGCAAGTTGTGGTGTCACCACCGATACAAAGCCATCTCTAGTAGCTTTTACATTTTGTTCGAAAATAATATTGTTTGCTGCATTTGAAACAATTCTCTTGACTTCCAATAACATTCTTCTTACATTAACTCGATCTAATGCTGATCTGCTTTTTTGTAGTGTTTTTTGTCCAAAAATTACAAAGTCATTAATATTGAAATTAGCAATTGGATTAATTCTAGATTCATAAAGTAAATTACGATCCTCAGTATTTAATCTTACTTTTGTATTAATAACGTTTTCTAAACCACCTCGATTAAAACCAGCTGGTGCAAACCAAGGAAATGAAACTGCATCATTATATCCTAAAGCACCTAACGCCGCAATAGAAGCAGGTAAATTAACTGTACCTCCATCTTCTTGTGCATATAGTTTAATAATATCAGGAAAATATGTTGCAACATAGTTGTTATCAATATTTCTTCCTTCAAATTGCTCAATCGTCTTTCTAACGCTAGGTCTATTTGTAGAATCATCATAAAGACGACTAGTACTAGAATCATAGTTTGCAATATCCATTAAATAAATTGCTTTGCTATACTCTTTAACTTTGTCAATTGCATAATCTGTTACGTTTGAGTCTCTAATACCTGGAACAGATACAATATTAACTCTTGATTCTAATTCATCAGTTATTATTTTAATACCTGCACGATACGAGTTAACTGCGTTATTCTCAGTACCAGCACCAGGTGAAGAAACAGACTTTAAATTTTGATAACCTAATGCGTCTCCAGCTGCTTTTCCTCCTGCATCTTGTGAACTTGCTTTATCATTGATATAACGTTGGTCTTTATCAAGAATATTCACACCATCAAAACCACCAAAAAGAATATTTGTAAACTTAAGGTAATTAGTGAATTGATTAAACTTAGTAGCTGAATTACTAGCTGCTAGAGATGCGAGAGTTAAACGACGTGTGTATGTTCCTTTATCATTAATGGTATAATTAGGAGATACAATAGACGCATTTCTGATGTAAGCAGCCTCTCTGATGTGTGAGTCTATAGTTCCTGTAATTTCAGTTGAAATAGCAGTTTCAAGAGTATCGGTTGCATCGCTTTGATTATTTAAAGCAACTTTTGCTAATGTAAACTTATTATTGTGAAATTCATCTGCTGCCGAACCAGTGACTAAAGCATCTAGTTTTGCAATCCCTAACATTTTACTATAGGAATCGATCAGTTCGTTTCTTAAATCTGATGCCGCATTTGATCTTAATAAAGGATCTGTCGTTTTGCTTAATACAGGAACTCGCGAATTTTTAATACCCCAATAAATTCTGGAATCAGCTAATTCCAAGTCGCCAGGGAAACCTGTAAATGTAGATGTAGAATTAGCTTTATTTCTTGTTGCTTTAAATGTAAATGGAACTGGAGGTACAATTGCATATTCTAAAAAGTTATTACTCATTGTTCCAGCTGCAAAACTTAATCTTTTTTGATCTGCGCCTAAAGCTAAAGTTGTTGTAGAATCAGTTAATGTATCAGACGTTTTTAATGCAGGCAATCCTCTGAATCCGAAAGGTATTGCATCTTGAGGAATTTTTGCATCTTCAACATCAGCTGACATGATAATTCTTACATAATTTGATTGATTGCGTCTTTTTCCTGATACATTAATTCTTTGCTCAGACTCAGACTCAGCATCAAAATTGTAGTATTCTTTAAGATCACCAATTTTGTTAGCAATATAGTTTTCATCACCAGGATTTAAGGTACATTGAGGATATCTTTCTAATACAACAGGATCTAAATCTGAATCATAATAATCTCTTACTTCAACTGTAAAGCTTCCGTATGGATCATTTGAGTCTGTTGATCTTTTTATATTTGATATCGATATTTTAACTCTTTGATTTCCTGCTTCGCCATCGTCTAAAGCTTCGAAATAAAATAAATCATATTCTTTATCACCATAAGGTTGAGATATAAAATATGTCGACTTAGCAGTTTGATATCTTGTATTAAAGGAACCAAATATTTCTCTAAAGTATAATGACGTATCTCCAGAAGTTGATGATGTATTTTGAGATCCGGATACCACAGCAACAACATCATTTGTGCTGTCTTTTTTAATTTTAGCAATTTCAGATTCCATTGGGAAATCTGCATAAAGAAGATGTTGTTCGTCTTGAAAACGGTCTGGATTCTTGTTAAATATTTTACCAACATAATGTACACTGTTAGGATCTAAAGAAGCAGTATAAATTCGAATACCAGCTTTACCTTCATCGTTACCAAATGTAGTCCCTAATGCAGATGAAAGAACTAATTTGAACATACCTTCTTCAGGGGTCCCGTCATAAGATCTAATATGTGCGGAATCATTTGCAGTTTTTCCTCCCGCAGGATAAAACTCATTTTCATCCATTACTTCTAATCTAGCACCGGATGCTAATAAAAACATCGAACGAATTAATTGAACGTCAGTTTGACTTTTTGATTGATTATCAGTAAAGATAGGATAACCAGCTGCTTCAGCTGAATCAACTTGATGAATACCAGCAAGAAATTGTACAGCACCAACATCTCTTACTTCTCCGCTTGGAGCAACTGTAGGTAATGACCCGCTTAATCGAAAACCTGCATTTTTTACTGTTCCTTTTGCCGCTGTATTTTGTATATCTGTAATTGTTAAATTTGCACCTGCACCTAATACTCTAACATAAGTCAGTGCACTTTGGTTTTTTAAGAATGCTTCTGCAGCATAAGGACCAAATCTTTCTGCTGATAATTTTCCGAACTTATTTTTAAACTCATTTATAGACCCAACTGTTTTTGGAACAAATGCTGGTCCTTTCTCAGCGGTTCCTACAACACCAGCTGGAGTCCCAGAAACACTAGTTGTTCTCTCAGTTAAGTCTATTTCTCTTTCAAATACTCCGGGGGATCTAAAGGTTCTCTCTGCCATATTAAAAACTCCTAAAATTCATATTATAACTATCAACTAAAAAACGAAAAGACTATTCATATTGTCTATCTATTTCCTTTATTACTAAAGGGGAAATAACAGACTCACCTGTTCTCCTATTGTTAGATATAACTTTTGATAATTTTCTTTCCTTGTCTCCAGTAAAAGGATTTTCAACAAAATATTCAACAGATTCCGATGATTCTCCTTTAACTGGCCCTTTTAACTCATTAATATTTTTGATGTCGCTTAAAATAAATTTATTTTTATCTTCTCTATTTTGAACATTAACAATATTGCTTTCTTTTGAAAACTCTTTATAACCAAAATCTATCTTAGGAGCTGAAAAATAAGACCTAAGATTATTTGGTACTCCTTTTATAGATTTAGGATTTAGCATATAACCATTAACTGTTATTTGAGTTTTATACTTGATTATTCTTTCTTCACCTGTAAAAGAACTAAAATTAGAGTCTAAAACAATATTATCGGAAAAGAAAGCAACCATTTCAAAACCATCATCAGTTTTAATAGGTATCTCATGTCCTTGCCCGCGATAGTTAATAAAAATATTTTGAATAACTTGATTCATTTGAGTCATATATTGACACCAAAAAGTAACGTCATATTGAATTGCTACAAATTTAGGATAAGGTATTTCAATAATTTCAAATATGTTATCACCAAGATTATCTTCTAAATTTATATTCTTTTGTATATAACCATTTGCTTTATTTCTTCTAGACGCCACTGTACCAGGTTTTGCTGTAAATCCAGGATAAATTAAACTGCCTCCAAAATTTTTCTTTGCAGACACATTATCTTGATTTTTTAATCCTGCTTTATTAATAATATTTTGATAATTTCTATCGCTTTTTGCCAATTTTCTTTTAATATAATAACCTGGCTGATCACCGAATGCAATTGCTGTTCCTTTTCCGTGCTGATTATGTGAAGTATCAATCGTACCTCTTTCAACAGCAATAATAGGAAGAATAATTGCATCATTTCTATCTCTAATCGGATCTTTTCTTCTTGTTAATGCAAATCTTTCACCAGATGAAAAAATAACAGGTATCTTTTTTGATTTTCCACTTTGTTCTACTTCAAATCTAAGTTGCTTGTCGAATAAATTAAAAACAGCGCGATCAATATCTTCGATTTCAATTGATGGAAAATCAAAACCGTCAGGTGTGTTAGTTCCATCAAAGTTAGTAAACGTTTGTTCACCTTTTTTTGTCATTATTCATCTCCATAAAAAGAAGAAGCGCCTCTTGAAGTATCATCACCTTTCTCAGAAACTTCTTTTGGTCCTGATATTGGAGCTTCTAAAACACCATTCTTTTGTAAATCTCTAACATCTGCTGTTTCACCTAATCTATTATTTTCAAATCCTCTTTGTTGGACAAATGTATCTTGAATAGCATCATCATCTGAGTAAGTATCTGATGTAGGTCCAAATACCTTTGATAAGAATTGTCCTTTTCTTGACTGTTTTCCTGTTATTGTAATAAATCTACCGTGTTCTATTTGCCCCATAATAACTTCAGATGCCGGTGCTTGAATTACTTCGAAAAATACTGACCCATATGAGAAAAAGTCTCCTTCTAATATTTCAATATTTTTATCTAATAAATCTTTGGACTGAATATATGCTTCTACCGTGAAGTATTTTTCAAAACCGAATTGATTTGCTCTAATTTCAGGAGCTGTGTATTTTACTAGGCATTCTATTTCTATTGGGCTGTCAAATATTTTTTCTGGTGATTCTTCATAAATGTCATGAACATTTGATTTGATTTCACTAATTGGGAAATAATATATTTTTTGGCCAATAACATCTTTAACGACTTCTTTCGCAACATCATTGATAAAATTTATTTCTCTTTGTGTAATAAAAAGTCTTCCCATTTTTATTTCCTTTATTTAATTGTGATTGCATAACCATTTGGAACAGGAACATATCTCAACTGTTTTTGAACGTTTTCTGCTCTAGTTGCTTGCAACTCAGCTAACTTATCATAAGTCATTGTATCTAACATTTCTTTTAAAGTCGTTACTAATTTTTCCTTATCTGACCTACCGTTAGATATCATATCACTGCTATTTAACGTAACAGAATCACCAGGAACCGGGATGCTTCCAAATTTACCTCTAATATATCCTAATAGTTCCATTGATATTGCTAATGTATATTGTCTAATCCATTGACGTCCTATTGAATTAATATTAGAATAAGGAATATTGCCAAACGGAATATTGCTCATATTTGACACACCATAAATTGATGGGTCTGAATATGCAGGGGAATTAGGATCTGGATATTGTCTAACATTTACCCATAATTGTTTTGTATCTGTTGTGGGAATTGGAAATATTCTAATTTTAGTTCCTGACACCTTATAACTATAATTTGATCTTCTTACTCTATTTGAAAGGTCTAGCTGACCTGCACGTAAAATATCTTCAAAGACAGGGAGTACATAAAATATAGTTTCAGGAGTAAATGATTCAAAACTGAATTCATTGTTTAGATAGTTTATTGCTGATGTAGTGTCAAAAAATCTATATGCAGCTTGAGGATTATAATGAAATACTTCAACAACCCTAAGTTTTCCTTTTGTGTTGTCAAACAAAGCAGTACCTGAGGCATCTTTTAGTTCTGTGTAAAGATCATAGTCCTGTCGGCCGCTCTCGAGGGTGATGGATCCACTCGAAAAATTGTAAGATCCTCCGATACCAGCCTCCATTGCGTAAGGTTCGGCGAACCGTGTTAAATATTCTAAGTTTTCTCGTGGAAATTTATTTTCACTTCCACTTAATGCACTCCCTGTGGGAAAACCTAAATAATTAACCAGTTGAGATTTGGCCTGATACTGATTCAATATAGAACTGTATTCTAATACAGCTTCTTCAAAATTTGCAAATATTTGTTTTTTTGTTAATTCTACTGATAATATGTCATCACCTAACCTTCTTTTGACAAAGGTATACATGTTATCAGCATCACCTTGAAAGTCTGATTCGTTATCGTAGACTCCAAAAGGAGTTGGATTTGATATTTGTGAAAATGTAGCCATTTAAACCTCGTTGATATAATACTATATATGACACATACAACAAGACTTCACAACCAACTTAGCTCATTAACATATATTAACGAAAAACAGATTTATTTCTATTTTTTTGAAAAATAATCTCGCAACCTGCTAATTATTCCTTTATTATAACCAGGCGTTACTTCTTCATCGTCTATAAACGTTCTTTCTCCGCCTTCTTCGTCTTCATAAGTAATTACACTAGGGCCTTCAACTTCATACGAATCTTCTGTATCTTCATCGTCTTGAAAAAATTCTTGTTCCTGATATCTTAAATCTTCTTCAGTATCTTCATCATCAAAATCAAAGTCGCCTAGACCTTGCATTGTAATTTCAGGGTCATCAACAGACTTTTCATTCGGTCCTAAATAATGTTGTTTTTTATATCTTCTAACAGCAGCTTGATCATAAGGATCCGGATCATGGTAATCATGAACAGTTGTAAATTTATCACCTTCCAAATTTCCTTCTTCGTCAACGCCTGGCCCAAATGTTAAAGGAGGAAATTGTCCTCGATCACTGCCTTTCCTAAAATCTGTGATTGCTTGTGCTCTTTTCTCAGGACTCATTGGCTGCCTACCGCCATGTTGTCTCATTTGATTAGCCATAAAAGTATCACCAACTTCTGTTTGCTCCAACTCATCAGACAATACATCATCAACTGTTTCACCTTTAGGATCTGTTCCTTCTTCATTTAGGAATCTTTCAATTAACATGTTGAGATCTTTTCTTTTTATTTTCATTCTCCGCCTCCATCACCACCAAAGTCGCCGCCAAAATCGGCAAAATCATGATCATGGTCTATCCCATAACCACCTAAATACCAATACTTAGGCTTTTTCTTTGATGCTTTCTTTTTCTTTTTACCTTTTCTTTTCTTGTATTTTCTTTCACCTAATAACGATTCTTCTTCATGACCAACGACACCATGTTCATCATGTTCGTCAACATTATCATTGCTGTCTTTTACTTTTTCTAAAAGACGTGCAGGTATATTTCTTTCAATCGTCCCATCAGGCCATTCAACATCGTAAACAGCAACGTGACCGCTTTCATTTAAAGAGTGCCAAAGAACATAACCAACTTCATTTAAAGAAGAACCCTTCTTCCGAACATGAGTCAGTCAGGTGTGTCCTATGATATCATCTGCTTTCTTTTGGTCATATTGATCAGGTAGATGTTCTAGTCCGTATGTATGGCCTTGTTCTTTGCTTACATAAGACAAACGCTTAAGCTCTTCCTGCATTTGTTTTTTTGTTAATTTATTAATTGCATCATCAATATCTTCGTCAGACGCTTCTGGGTTGTCCTGTTTAATACTTTTTTCTAAATCTTCTACTTTTTCTTTAGTATCATTACTTGCAACAACAACTTCTAAAATTATTTTTCTTAATGCACTTCTTGTTATTTTCATCTTTTATGTCCTTTATTTATTAATAATGATTTTTGTGCAACTGCTTCGTCAAATGTCATTATCTGTCCTTGATATCCTGCATCACGAAACATTTTTTCATATTTTTCGTTTTCTTTACCATGATTTAAAATAATTGCTTTCACAGACCAATTATCAACTAACGCTTCATTTCCAGGTATTGCTGAATCTGAGCCGGCTGCTTGATCAAATCTAGGCAAATAGTCTTCTTTGTCTAAAACAACAGGTGGTTCGCCACGTGAAGTTTGAGGTACACCTCGAGGTGCATCAGGAGCTTGTTTAAAATGTTCGAAACCCGGATCTTGCAAATAATTTGACCTGGACATTGCAGGAGATTTAAATCTCTCTACACCTCTAATATTAACAACTGTTTTATTAACACCCGATGATTTAGTTCTATCTGTTCCTGCGTAGGGCCTTTCAGCTCTTCCACGTTCTATCACTTCATCTTCCCAGTCTAGCAGATCAGGATTACCTTCGATCCATGGTTCATATCCCTTTTGAGAAGAAAATGCCTGAACATAGTCAGAACCTTTTCCAGAATATACGTCATCTTGATTGTTTGCAAAATAAGTTATATGTCCATCTAAAATCATTGCTGTTTTTAACACTTGGATTTTATTTTTGGTAAAATCTTCAGGGGCTAATGCAACAGAACTTAATTCATAATTACCTTTTTGTGCCTTAATATTTTTTAAAACCTGGTCAGGTGAAGCATAATGAATTAAAATTAATTGATTCATAAAGTTGGGATCAACATATTTTCTAAAAAGCTGCTTCATCATTTTACCTCTTTTAGTCGCAGCTCTAATTGCTTCCATCGCACCCATAAATAACGCTTCTTCAGATTCAATGTATTTATAAGGTTTTCCCATATAAGTTGTTTCTTTTTCAACATCTTTAGTTGCATATATTGCTTTTTTATCATCAAATAAAGATTTTCCTGAAGGTGATAATTCTTTTTTCCCTGGCATTCCGAACTGATTTATGTTAAAAACACCTTTTTTTTCTGCTTCTTCCGGAGTTAATCCTAATTTAATCATATCGTTAGCAAAAGCGATTCTTTTTTCCAAACTTTCTCGAATTAATTGCCTTAATTTACTTATAGATAATTTCACTTTTTATAGCTCCCGTTCTTTTTTCTTTTTCGAGTTGTTATTTTTTGGCCTAATGCCCTATTTTTGCTGCGAGGAATAATTCTTAAGTTTGATAAATCGTTAGATCCGCCGTGCGCTATAGCTGTTTTATGATCAATTTCATATCCCTTTGGTATTTCTATCCCTAATTCATTTTTAATCTTTCGTCCAGCTGCGTTTCTTTGTGCACGTTCTCGCTTAGCTTTTTTTGAACTATGATATTTCTTATAGGATTTTTTATAATCAACCTTTTTCTTTTTACTCTTTCTTTTTTCTTGTATTAGTTCAGACTTATCTAATTCAGCTTCTAAATTTTCAATATCATCATGCTTAGGTGAATTATCTGGTAATGTTAATTCGTCTTCTTTAACATCTAAAGTTAAAGAAGATTGGCTTGGTGCAAAACTTCTAACCATCACATCTAATTCAGACATGATTTGTTTAACTTTTTCTTTATTTCTTGACATGTAAGCATATGCCAATTCTTTTAATTTTTTTCTAAATTCTGGTTGTCCTAAAACATAACCGGCTGATTGTACAAACAAAGTTAATGCATCTTTCTTTTCAATTGCATTATCAGTTGAACTCATCATAATATTAGTTATGTTATCTATCATATTGTTAATTCTTTGATAATTCTTTTTTCCTATTAGCATTTTAAATAAAAATCCTGCTATTTTTCTAAAAAACGAATAACGAGATAAAAACAATGCAATTGAACCCATAATAACTGGGCTAGTTAAAACAGGAATTGCAACAGGTATTAATATTGCTAATACGCCTTCCCAGCCTGCAGATATCAATGCAATATGAACTGCAGTTGCACAAACTGCTTTTGTTATGCCTAGGTAAGTTGCCCATTTTCCAAAATTTGTCTCTATCGACACATTGCCAGCTTCAACTGTTATATCATCTGTTTCGATTCTAGGACCGGACACTTGAACGTTAAACTCTTTTATCAATTCTAGATTATATCCTTCTTTTAACAACTGGATTCTTTTTTCTTGTATTGATAATCTTTTTTCAACCAGATCTTCTATCGTATCTTCTTTTTTTGAGTCAAGAATAACAGACTCAGCAAGTAAATTTAATTGTTTTTTTGTAATTTTCATTTTTTCTTTCTCATTCTTTGAGTTTTCTTTTTGCTAGCTGCTTTTCGTTTTTTTGCATAATCATATGCTTTTTTCAATCTCTTTTTTGTATCCGGATCTTTAGCATTTTGATATGCTGCTCGAACCCTTTGATGCACCAAATTAATTATTTGAGACTGCCTATTATGTGATTTTGATTTAAAACTTTTTTGCGAAAATGTCTTTCTAATATCTGAAGCCGTTCTAAACTTTACTGGAACTGTATCTTTAGGATTTTCGTCTGTATACAACCTTCGACCTGATCCTTTTGGTTTTTTACCTGTTCCTACTTTTGGATCACCTTCTTTTAAAACACTTTTTTCATCATCTTTTTTGTTAAGATAATTATTGTTTTTAAATATTTCTAATTCTCTTTTTCTTCTTCCTTTTAAACCACCTAGTTTTTTACTAGTTCTAGCTTCTAAAAAGGCTTTTTCAAACTCACTGCCTGATGTTATTCCTTTACTAATAAATTTTTGATGTAAACCCGTCTTAATATATCCGCCTCTACCTGCATTAAAAATTATACTAGTTAATGCATCAAATTGATTTTGATCTAACTTAAAAGGAATTGTTATTTTTTCGCTAACAGAATCTTTAGTTGACTGTTGCAATAAGGAAGCAGCATCGCTCAAATCAGATTTAAGTAAATTTTCTGCATAACCCGTATCTATTGTTTGTTTTCTTTGACTTTTTTGATTGCGACCGTAACCTATTGTCAAGTTTCCTACACCGTCATCATAAGATTCAAGATAAGGTTCTCCCGTGGCCACTCCTAATCTATTAACTTTTCCTTCTTCGTATTTCATCCAGTCAATTAATTTTTTACTAGGTTTTAAATCTTTATTTAATCGCTTTAAAGCATCAGGAATTATTATTTTTTGACCTAGCTGTAATGAATTAGGATTTAAATCAGGATTTGCTTTTTGAATCTGACTAGTTGTTACGCCATATTTTTTCGCTATCTTACCAAGATAATCGCCGGATACTATTGTATGTTCACGACCTTCCTTTAAACTTTTTCCTCTTTCAATTGCACGAAGTTGTGCCAATGCACGTTTATAACTTAAAGGTTTTTTTGACAAAGCACGACGACGCTTCTCTCCCTTGCGAGGTTTTTTAGGGTAAACTTTCCACCCACCCTTTACTTTGCGTATAACCTCACGAATTAAAAAACGAAGTTGTGCCTCGGTTAATTCCATTTATAAAATTAACAACGAGAAAGAATATCTTCACAGCATTCTCGAATCAATGCCTTAGTTTCCGGACAATCACAACATTCAATGAGGCAAAGAACAGCCTTGCAGCAATCTTCTTTTGAAACTTGTCCTTTATGACCACCTACATAATCAACATGTGATGATTGCATGCTATGATCACCATGATCTTCGTATTCATCACACTCACAAGGAGACTTGCCACATGCATCACACCCATGCGGGTTTTGATATGGAGAATGTCCTATCATTGCTGCACCCATAGGTGCCATTCCCATCATTTTAAATTCTTTTAAGAGCATTCTTTTTAACTGCTTTCTGTTTAACTGAGACATCTCTGTAACCTCCAAAATATATGTCCTTAATAATTATCACCTAATGCCTTAAAGTATCACATAAACTAAGCAGTAGCTTCTTGCAAACATAAAAAAAGACACCCGAGATGGATGCCTTAATTTCAAGTCATTTCAAGCCGATTAAGTTGCAGTTCTTGATTCCATTAAAATTAAAGAATTAGCTTTTAAAACTTTTACCTTTAATGTGTCACCTGCAGTTACAGCTGATGTTCCAAAAGTTGCACCAACACCTGCAGTAATTGCAATGGCATCAGTACTTGCATCTGCACCTAATTCTTGTCCTACGACTGTAACACCAGATGTTGTAGCAGCTGCTGCTCCTGATATTACCAATGCTGCATGAAATGATCCTGTTGCAACAAAAGTTCCTTCCCATCCGGCTTCGCCTACTGGAAATGTAATAGGTCCTGCGTCTCCTCCGACAAGAAAGATTTTTCCACTGTCTTCTTGAGACAATGTTTGATTAGCTAAGCCACCGTTAACAGTTTTAACAACTGATTTATGACCTGCTAATGTTCCTGCTGGATTTGCTGTGGTAGCTGCTTTTTGAAATAGACCTTTTTTATTATCTACTATAATTGTTGGCATAATTTCCTCCTTAAAATGAGATTATGTGTTCGCAAGATTCCAACACGCTGGCGATATCAGCTTTATGCTGTGTGTTGGGCCTAATATTAATTATTAACTTAAAAATACTTTTGAAAGAAAAAATTTAGGATTGTCTTTTAATGCTTCTATTAATTTGTCAACTCTTGGATCTGCTCCACCACCACCTTTTGGTGCTTTTTTAAGTTCTGCTTTAAGTGCTGCGACTTCTTTTTTCAATGCTGCGATTTCTTTATGCAATAATTCACAATCTTTTTTACAATCGTGTGCTGCTTCTTCTTTTTTTGTAGGCATAATATTCTCCTTATGTTAAAATAGCCGTTAATAAATATAATTATATCATAAATAAAGAAAGTTATAAAGGAGAGTATATGAATAACATGAAACAAATCTTGACAGAATGGCGCAAATTCCTAAACGAAAGATCAGTCGATCCTAGTTTTTATCCTCCTCAGTTCTCTGAAATGATTAAAAAGCTTAAAGAACTTGCACAACATAACTGGGTTTTCTTCGACACAGAAACAACAGGTCTACCAAATAAAGACGGATCAGTTCCAAATTTTGTTCAAATAACTCAACTGGCAGCCATAGCATACAAAACAAATAATCTCGACCAAATACCTTCTCCTGTAAACGACGGAATGTTCAATGTTAAAATAGTCTTAACACCAGACACAGAAGCTGAAATAAAAAATCAACAAGCACAGCTAGACGCAGGAACTTATAAAGGCGATCCTAAATACTCGATTCCAGGTCTTTTAGACATGAATGATTATTATGGCGGAGAAGATGTACCGCGCGTTAATCAAGCAGATGGTGCTGAAATGTTTAATCAATATATACAAGCACAAAAAACTGCCAGCCCAACAGGTAAGCTGGTCTTTTGGGCCCACAATTCTCCATTTGATGCAAAAATGACAAATCTTTTTTATCAAAGAGGTGGTTTAAACGCACCAGATATTGCTGTGATGGATTCAATTGCAATTATTGATAATTATCTAAAAGCTGTACTGCAATATGTACAAAAAAATGAAGCTGAAATGAATGCTGAAGATAAACACATCATTGACAGCATTACGGCACTATCTTATAAAGGGAAACCTTATCTTGCTAGCCGGCTTGGTATGATGGCGACAGCATTTGAAATTGATAATGAGTCATGGCATGAAGCAACTGCTGATATTGGAATGACAATGGAAGTCCTTTATAAAACATTGCAATATCTTCAAGACCCAAATAGGGGTGGTCGATTTGCGGTTGATACACTTAGACCTAAATACCCATATAAAAGGAGAATGTAATGAAACCTAAAGTAATTATTAGCCCACGTTTTTGCAAAGCAATGAGCCTTTTTATTGATGTTTATGCGATTACGTTATACCCGTTTATTATTGCAAAAGAACAGCTTGATATTACTATATATAACCACGAAAAGATTCACCTCGTTCAACAGAGAGAACTCTGGGTGGTTGGTTTTTACCTTCTTTATATATGGTATTGGCTTAAAGCAAGATTTAAAGGTTTGAACGGAGCTGATGCGTATTATGCCATTCCATTTGAGAAAGAAGCATATACGCATCAAAAAAATTTAGGTTATCTTAAAACAAGAAAACCACATGCATGGCGTGATTTTTCCTAAGGTACTAAAGGACCTGGATAAACATCATCATCGTCGTCATCAAAGTCAAATTCATCATCTGCTAAGGGTGATGTGCTTTTTGTAAGTTTTGGTAATCTTATCTTGCTTCCTGGCGTATCATGGAAAAGTTGTGTTCCTAATTCTCTTTTTGCATAATCATAAAAGTTTGTATCAACTTCTGATAATGCTTCAGCAACTTTTTTCAATTGCCATTCATGACCAACAGCTTTAACAGTTTCAAAAAATGTCATAGCATCCATCCCGGACATTTTCATAGCACTTTGGATTGAAGCATTTGTAACAAAATTCCAATCGAATCTTCTGCCCCACAGATGGCCAAAAAGTTGGCTAAGATTAGGTCCAGAGCTAGTATACCTACCTTCTTGTAAGTTCCTAATTTCGTTTAAAATCATTTTTCTTAGTGAATTCCTATTTAATTTCATTTTTTCTCCTTTTAAAAATTTGGACAATATTAATTATTCTAATCGAAATGAACTATACATTAAAATAACAGCCTGGCGAAAATCTTTTTCATAAAGATAAGGTTCAATACTAAATATTTCAGGCATTTGTTCCTCGGTTGTAGTTGTTGTATTACCTAAAAGACCTTGTGATTGTTTCTGTTTTGTTAACTGTATTACACTTCTTTGGTGTTTATTAGATACTGTAGCTGATGAAACAGCATTCATTTCATGATCATGCAGCGTAATCGTAACATATGCTCTAACAGGATTAATAACTACCTGTGTTTTTAGCACATACATGTATTCTGAAGTTGCGCATTTCACAGCCCTTGATAACCAATTGCAATCTTCATTAACAAACGTTGCTGATGATGCATTATAAATGCTATTAATCATTCTTGGGTCTTTAACAAATGTTGCTTTATGAATAGTTGCAAAACCTGTAATTAAAGATTCAATCTCTGAAGACTGATATGTTTTACCACCACCTATTACTACTGGCTTGTCAATAAATATTGTGATGCCTTTGACTGCAGTTATTGTAATCGACATATCAGGTTTGGGTTCACCTGCAATTGACAAAAAACTTAACAAAAATAATAAAAAAAACATACTTACTCCTAACTTAACTTGTTAAAAATAAGTATGCTTTAATAAACTTTATTTATTCTTATTTTTTCTGAACAAAAGCATAAAGTTTTTCAGCTTCAGCAATAATATCTTCTGTTGAAGGAAATTTTACATTATGAGCAGCAACACCTTGATCTCGACATCGTTGCACTTCACTATGGTATGCTTCTACTAAAATTTGTTGGGCTTGGCCTAAAAGACCTTGGCGCAGTTCATATGGATTACTAGCCATGATATTCTCCGTGTGTGTATTGTGTGTGAATGTATCTAAATGATACAAAATAATCATACAAAATTTTTAATAAGTGTATAATAAAAAAGGCGACCAAAAGGTCGCCTTAGTTAACAGAATCTACCTAAAGATTAGATCACGTCCATGTCAAGGCATGTAACTGTTCCGTAGAAATCGGCACGTACCATTTTCTTACCGTAACGAGTCATTACACCTTTTCTTGGTGTGAAATCTTCAGGAGCGAAGATTGTAGGAGTAACGATGAGTGGTACATAAGGAGCATAGACGTATCCAGACTCAAGATATGATCCACCTTTGTATCCTACAAGGATCTTGTTGCGTGGGAAGTAAGGATCTTTGTAAACCGTAAAGCGATTTGAAAGAGATCCAATAGCTTCTGCACCGATAGAGAAAGGAGTTCCAACTTGTCCTTGTCCATCAATCTTGATAGAAGGCTTGTAAAGAACTGAAGCTTCGAAGATAGTAGCTACTTCAGGTGAAACCACGATAAAGTTAGCTGCTCCACGAAGAGTCTTTCTGTGAATTTCGTTAGCAACGTCGATAATGGTTTCAACAAGAGTTTCGTACCATTCGCGAACTGTACCCGTGAAATTAGGTCCAATAGTGCTAGATGCAACGACACCAGTATCCTTCTTAACGAATTTACCAGGAGCACGTGACCAGTAGTAGTTAGCTGCTTTTGCTTCTGTAAGAAGATCATTAAGAATCTCACGATCGATCTCAAGTGCAATCTGCTCAGAAAGAATCTGAGTCAATTCAACTTCAGCATCCATTGAGTGATAAGCATTAAGATCTTGCGCAAGTTCTGGAGACCAACGAGCTCTTAACTTACGTGTGGTCGCTGTTACCGCGATAGACTCAATCTTAATATCAATCTCAGGAATAACTGGGCTTGGAGAAGCTGCAAAATCTGACTCAAAGCTTGGAATAACAAGAGTTCCACCAGTTCCACCTTCAGCTGATACTGAATCAGCAACTGGGAAAGAAGCAGTAAGATTAGTTACAGCTGCCAATCCAGCGGCATCCGCGTCAGGAGTTGCGCCATCAGCAAGTTCCATTACAAAAAGAATACCTGCGTCAAGATCAGTAAGTGCTTTAAGAGGATCAGGAGTGAATGTAATTGCGTCCTGTGCACCTGCCATAGTACCTAACTGATTAAGGCGACGAACGTTCAATACATTGCTTCCACCTTGAACAGTAGCAGGAGGTACTGTAAATCCATTTGTAGTGCCAAGAGCACTAAATAAAGCAATTTGCTTAACTTGTGTTGGGTCTAATGAACGTCCAGTTGCAGCATCTTCAACAAGAACTGAAGCTGAAGCAACCAAGAATGCATATTCTGCGTCGCCATCATTAATTCTTTTGATGATCTGTGGGTCAAATTGTAGTAATTTACCGTCAGCACCTTCTACACCAGCTACACCATTTGCACCTGATTGAGAAGCACCGGTTCCAAATTTACCAATATGAGCCAAACCTTCATTCAATTTATAAGTTCCGTGAACTTTTGAATATCCTGAACCTGCAAGATCATATTGACCACCAACTGCAGATGCACCAGTACGGATACTAGAACCACCAGGATTTCCATAAAGAGAATCACCTCTATTGTAAGTTGAAGCATAAGTAGCATCTGTGTTTCCATCACCAGTTCCATCACCACCAACATCTGCTCCATATGAATAATCAAGATAGAAAAGAAGTCCGGAAGGTAAAGACATAGGTTGAATAGAAACTAATTCGTTTGCTACCAATCCACCGAATACTCGACGAACGATTGGAAAAGCGATATTGGTAAAACCATCAATGTTTCCAGCAGATCCACCGCTACCTAAAGTGTTTGCTTCGCGAAGGAGCTGAGACGCTTGGTTTTCAAGCATGCGAGCCATGTTTTCGCGGTTGTTTTCTTGAAGTCCTCGAAGAAGACCTGTACGTGTCCACTTGGACACAAGACGAGAAGAATCAGCGCCTAAGTGGCGTTCTCTAATTCCTTCTGTCAGTTGATTTAAACTAAATGATCTAGACATTTGTTTTATCTCCTATAAAATTAATTAATTGTTTGAACAGTTTATTTAAGACCAGCCAACTTTGCCCAACGATCAGACTCACCAACGGTTTTATCTGAATGTGTAGAAGCTGAAGTTGTTGTTCTTGAAGAACTACCGAATCTAGTTGATTCACTCAAAGTTTTCTTTGATGCTGAAACTGATAGAGATTCAGTAAGTGATGTGTATAATGACTTAGTTTCACTCAAACTTTTTGCTTCGTCCAATGCTTTGATAACTGATTTCTTTTGAGATTCAGACAAAGTATTGTTCTGTAAAAGTTTATTTACGTAGAGCAACTTTGCATTAAATAGGTTGAGATCTTCCAACTGCTCACGAAGTGTTTGAACTGCACCTCTGTATTTATTCAGTTTCTCTTGCTGAGCTCGATTTTGACGTCTCAGATTGCGAATATTTTCGTTTAATTTCTTAAGTGAAGCGGGTGGATTAACAAATACATCCTTTCCAGGAGCTCCGCCACCAAATGATTTTTGATGTCCAAGTTTTTTAGCACCTTTTCCACCAAATGCATTAGCATGACCTGCATTAGATTCACCTTTTCCACCAAAATGATGATCAACTTTTCCTTCACTTAACATATTTCTAATATTTCTTAATTCTTGACGAAGCATATTAGGATCTACTTCAAAAACTTCTTCAAGAGGTGCAGGCTCAGCATCTTCACCTTCTTCGCCTTCAAGGGGTGGAAGCATGTCTTCAATGCCCTCCTCTCCTTCTTCTTCACTCTCTTCTTCAGAATCTTCCATGTCAAGTTCTTCGTCAGATTCATCTTCGTCATCTATGATCATTCCTCTAAGTTCCTCAGGAATCATATCTTCTTCGATATCTTCGCCTAAGTCAAGAGCAAGCTTGATTTCATTTATAAGATGATCCATGGCTTCTTTGTCGATTTCTTCTTCATCAAGACCATAACCTTCTTCATGGGATCCTTCTTCCTCTTCGTAAAGATCACTCATTTCGTGTTTTAATTCTTCTTTAGCAGCAATGTCATCTGCTTCTTTTTCAACAGCTTCACGAAGTGCCTTTAAGTCAACTTCGTAATAACGTTCTTTATTCATTGATATCTCCTCAAGTAAATTTCTATATTGATTATTTATTTCATTACGTGTCAATTTATCATCAGAGTTAGCTTTTTTTGCTGCCTCACTAAGGTTTTTACGTTGTTGATGACTCATTTTATTAACTGCAGATTTAATATTAGATTCTGCAATATTCTTTTTGACACCTAACATTTCCATTAAAGATGTAATTGAATCTTCGTCCAAATTAGCATATTCGTTTGCCTCTTCTTCCTCTTCAGCTTCAACCTCTTCAATTTCAGGCTCAGTTTGTTCAATGATCTGCTGATCAATAAAACTTTTAATTTTAGGTGTAATCGATTCTAAAATTGCTTTCTTTGCATTTTCTTCAGCGACTTCCTTTAATCTTTTGGCGTCTGCTAAAGCTTCTTCAAATAATTTTGACATATATTGTTCCTCGTGCAAAATTTAATTTCTACAATAAATATTCTTTAATTATAGATAATACCTTTTTTATCTTATTTTGTTGACGTTTAAATGCCCTAAACATTGGAGCATCTATATCAGAAAGATTAAATATATTATTATCTTCTATACTTGTTAATAACTTGTGAGGTCTTGAAGATCCATATTGTGTACCAATACCTATAAAATTACCAGTTGTCCTAAAAGCCTGACCTGAACCTCCCGTCCCTAATGGAGGTCCGGAATGTTTTGGTTGTCTATAAGGTGATATTCCTTTCCTTATCGGATTCCTGTGATATCCAGCAAACTCAAATATATTTGACCCGCCAGTATTTTTTAATTGTCCTGCAGCTCTGTCTGTTGAACGAGGAGCATAAGGATCAGTGATCGTCATAGGTAAACCATTTGTAATCTTTGATTTAATCTGTGAACCAACCTCATCATTCAGATCATTAACAAATTGGTCTATTTCATCTTCTTCTTCATCATATTCTTCTATATCATCAACATTGACTGTATGGATGATTCTTTCTCTTCCGGTAGTTTGTTTCCCTAAAGAAGGGCTATATCTGCCCTTCCCGTAATAATCTAGATTGCCAAATTTATAACCGCCGCCTAAATACATTATGCTTTTCCGTCGGAACCTTGATAAGATCTTCCCATGATATAATTACCTAATGTAGTTTGCTCAGCTATTTTTGAAGCTGTTTCGCTAGGAGATGTTAAACTATTAAGACCGGATCCGAAGTTTGAAACATTATTAGGATCTTTAAATTCACCTTCATATGCAGGTTGATTTGCAGCGTTTAAAGATCCTGGTCCAGGTGCAGTAATATTAGGCGTATAAGGTGTTGAAGGTAAACCTCCACCTCCAGTTTCAACGTCTGCTAAATTTGGTAATGGATTTTGATCATTACCAAGATATCTTGTGTCAAAAGAATTAATTCCATTACCATTAACAATTACACCTTTTGTTAATTTTATAAAAGTTTCAAATCTTTCAGCGTCAGACAATTCATTATTATGAATAGGGGAAGCGTAAAATGCAGATTTAAGATTTGCATCATTTCTTGTGCCTTTAGGTTGCTCATTAACGATTAGTGGTTCTACTAAAATACTTTTTTGTTCAGCCATTTATTTATACCCTCTTAATAAGATTATTTTTGATTTTTTGTCTCAACTGATACAACTTCTTAAATTTTAAAACCAACTCTTTCTGCATTTCTTTTGTTTCATTTAATACTTTGATTTGCTTTTTAATTTTTTTAACTTTTGCTTCACTTAAATTTTTCTTTTTACGAGCTTGTCTCTTTTTAGAATCGGCAATCTTTTGCTTTTCTTCAGCAATTAATCGTTTAATCAGCTGAGGTGTTAGTTTTCTAATTCTTCTATTTGACATTTTTATAACTCCTTTTAAATACAATTCAAAACATGTTTTTGCATTAAATAATTATACACAAAAACATGTTTTGACGAAAGTTTTAATTTTGGTTCTTTTTTATTTTTGATCAGAAAATGCCAATCTTGACCACCTGGATGCGGATTCACCAAAAAGATCTTCTGGGTTACTTGCTGCCACTATTTTTGCTGCCTGATCGCCTTGAACAGACACATTCGCTGCAGTGTGTCCTTTTCTATTTTCTGCTGCTAATTGTTCTTGAAGTGTAGAAGCAGCTGTATCTGCGAATATTTCATTTAAGATTGGGTCATCTGAAATACTTGTATTAATTCTTGGAGCAGGCCTTTTTTCTATTGCTGCAGGTTGTTGATTTTTAGCATATGATATAGTATCTAAAGCAGGCCTTCTCATAATTTCAGACTTAAGTTCTTGTTTTCTTGAGTTTCTTTTTTGACTGCCTTCTGATAATCTTGAATTGCTTGATATTAATCCTTCTGCAAGAATTTCTATTAAACATTCTTTTACAATGCCTTTAAGATCGTTTTTTGTTATTTTGCTCATTTATCCCACCGAATAATATCATTAAAAATTCTATCAATTCTGTCTGTTTTGTTAAAGAATTTATTAAGCTCTTTTTTAGAAATTTCTTTACCTTCTTTCATAACAAAAGCACCTGGCGTAGAAGGTTCTGATACCATATCAAAACAAATTAATTGAAAATCATCTTGGACGATTTGTGTATTTCCTTGTTTTTGTGTTGATCCTACTCCACGAGAAGATATTCCTAGCGTCACACCACTTTCAATTAATGATTGAATAATTTTACCTGATGGTGTATCTAATATCTCTATTGCTCCATAAACTATATCACCTTGCATATAGGCTTCCTTCACAACGTGAGAAACATTTTTAAGCTCAACAACAGAAGAATCTGGATGATCACATTCACCCATTGCTCTATTTTCTTGAATTAGCTTTTGATAATTCATAATCTCTCTTTCTAAAATGTTTTTAGGATATATTCTTCCATTTTGATTAAGAGTATTTGACTTTTGGATCGGACCTTTTAGTATTAACTTTCCACCATTTCGATCTCTGGACTCGTTGATCATTTCTTTGGTAATGTTAAAAGCACACCATTCTCTGAGTAATTGCATTTTTATTCCTCCGAACTAAGTTCTGATATTAACTGTGATACAGTTAAAAATTTGATTATTGTGTCATCAGATAAGTTATTTTCATTAATTGATTTGACATTACTAATCACAGTATTAATTTTGTTATCCAAGTAAGCACTTTCATTTTTTTCTTTAAACCCTTCTAGCAACTTAACAGATTTATTTTTTTGTTCACTCAAATAAGATATTAATCTATCTTTATCTTTTTCGAAAAAGAAGGCATAGCTTTTAATTAAGTTTTTTTGATCATTAGACATATGATTATATTTTTCATTAATCTTTTTCGTCATGATATTCATAACAATCTTATCAGACTGAGTATTATTAATTGATTCTGTCAAATTAGTATATTGATCTTCTTTTTTTGCATTAACTAATGAGCTAATTACTTTTTCTTCTAACATAACTGCATCTTTAATATTAAAATTATCTTTTTTCCATTCATTCATTACGATTTGAATTGTTGCCAAATCAACGTAGTTAGGAATATGTTCAAAATAAAACTTTTTTCCAAAAGAATAATTTATCTCTTTGATTAAAAAAGATTTTTCTCTTTCTAATTTTTTTGAATTAATTTTATTGCAAACTTTTTTAGATTCATTTAACAAAGCAGTTGCAGTTTCTCTGCTGTATTCGGAATTTTTAAGTCCATTAGAGAGCGCATTAAAAATTCTATATTCTTGGTATAGTTCAGTACTTTTATTAAAGTGTTTTTCGATTAATGCTTTGATTTTATTAACTTTGGAAATGTTTTCTGACACTAAAGCGCGGGTCATATTTCTTACTAATAGCTCGTAAATAATACCTACGTTTCTTTTTTTATTGTGCTTAATTTTACTCATTGCTTCCTTCTTCTCCTGATGAATTTTTTGTCTCAGAAATTATAATTTTATTTTTTGGCGAAACTCCAAAATTGTTGTCAAATCTTTTTAAGGTTGATTTAATGCTATTTGTTAATTCAGCATTTTTTATAATCTTGTTATCTAAATATTCGTCAATGTTAATATTATCACCACTTAGCTCATCTAATTTTTCTGCCTTATATTTAGCAGGAGATTTTAAATCATGATGTACATCATAAAAGACATCTTTTTCACGTCTTCTATTTCTCTGGTACTCACTAAAATGATTATCAGAGAATAAATGATTTTTTCGAGCATATTTTTCTTTCTTTTTACGACTAACTTCTTTTGACGCTACTTGATCTTTTTGCCATTTTTCAAACTCTGTTAAAGTATCGTCTTCATTTTCATTTTTTTTATCATCTTCGTTAATTAAATTTAAACTTGCATTGATTTTATTTTGAATCTTTATTGGCATATCATCATCTTGTATTGATAACATATTTTTTTCTGAAAGTGCTGGACCTCCACCTAAGTCTAGGCCAGGCATTGGAACAGGAGGTGTGTCAGGTGATGGCATTGATTCCATTCCTCCACCCATATCGGGTGGCATAGGCATTCCGCCGCCCATGTTTAAGTCTAATGGTGGAGGAGCTCCTTCTGGACCTTCAGGAGCAACAAGCTGCGTAGATTCAATTTCTAAATCTGTTAATTTATCTTCAAGTAATCCTTTTTTGACAGCTTTTATTTCTTCGTCATTTAATCTTAAAATATTTTTCTGTACCCATGCTCTGTCAATCAATCCAGGCGTACTTAATGCGCTGCTCGCAGCTTCAAATCTACCTTTAAATAATTCTAGCTTTTGTTGTTGTGCTATAGTAGACGGATTTGATAATTTAAGCGTAAAATCGACAAGATCTTCATCTGTGAAACCGTGGCAATATAAATGTACAATTGCTATTTTATTCATCTCAGATAATATTGTTCTTTGAATTCTTGCAATAGTTCTACTAAAACGTATATCTTCTTGAGAAAGCGTTGCTTTTGCACCTAAACCTTCATCATAACCTAGATAAGCCTTAGGTATTTTAAGAGCAGCAAAAAGTTTCTTCTGAATATATTCAACATCATTTGTGTCGCCTGTAATTCCTTGCCCGCCTACCTGATCAATTTTTGTACCGCTATCAGATCCTCGCACTGGAATAAAATAATCTTCATCAATAGAAAGTGGATTATAACGTAAATCTACACGTCCTGTACTTTTATCAACAACGCCAGATCTTTTAAGAGAAGATTGCGCTTGTTCCATATAGTTTGGTATGTCTTCAGGTGGTACATTGCCTACGTCAATATAAAAAACTCTTCTATCAGGAGCTCTTACAACACGCATTACCATCATTGCGTCTTCTAAGAGTATTAATTGTCGCCATATTCGACGAGCCGGCTCTAATACTGATGAACCGTACGGCAAAAATGCATCATTACCTAACAGTCTCATATGTGAAACTTGCCAGTTTTCTAGAATTTGATTACCTTGCGTCACCCATCTAAAACGAACTGCCATTGGATCATTAGGATCGAATCCTTCTTCTCTTTCTATTTCAGATATTGGAAGAGGATATGCATTAATTACACCTTGCTCTGGATGTACATCATTGAATAAAAAGAAATCACCGTATTTAACTAAGTTTCTTATCCATGGCGACATATTAAATTCTACATTAAGTGTATCATAGAATAATTCTGTTAATATTTGTCTTATTTTAGAATTTTCAGAGTATATATGTAATGTCTTTCCGTTTTCATCAGCAGCAACTGATTCTTCAGAGTATATGTCCAAAGCAGAAGCAATCTCAGGTGTATATTCCATTTCACTAAAGTCTGAATATCTTGCCATTCTGTCATATGCACCGTATGCTGACATAGCTGCTGAATACACTTGTGATTGATTTTTTCTAAATTGCTCAAAAGCAGAACTAGTTCTCGTATCTGCTTTACTTTTTATTATATTTCTTTTAACAACCGGTCCGCTTCTAAAAAGACGTGTTAATTGTTTAAAAAGATTTCCTTTTTTCTCATTCGCCATAATTTACTCTTTATTTAATTACCCATAGCATATCTTTAGGTATATTACTGCGTTTTAATGTATCTTTAATATTTTGTTTTATATTATTTCTATCACCACGCCCAGATGGCATAAAAGGTGGAAGTGAAGAAACATCTTCTAAGACTGCATTTGGCGTATCATTGTATTCGTTTTTTCTTACACTAAATGCACTTAACATCGCATCATTAATTGCACGAGAAGATTTGCTATAATCAGTAGATGCATCAAATAACCATGAACCAATTGCAAGGCTCATTACCAGGTCATCATTAAAACCTCTCTTTGCTTGCGCTCTACCACTTTGCCATGTAAAAACTTTAAGTTCTTCATAAAAGCGTGAAGAATAACATATTAATTGTTTGTTTCTTATAACCTCTTCAAGTTTAGCTAAAATAGTGCCTCTTGTCTTTCCGTTAGTATTGAAACCTGCAGAGTCTGCAGAAGACTTGGGAACATAAGAACCTAAATAAACAGAATTTTTCTTTTTTCTGTAATACATTCTTGGGTAATTCATTTCTAATAGTTTAAGAATTGTGGCAAAACCGTAGCTATTATTTTCCGGACAAACTAATGCTTTATTATAACGAAGTCCGAATTCATTAATTAAATCAGCAAAGTTATCAGGTCTAATTTTTCCTTTATATTCTGCAACAACTTCATTAGTTGCATTATCTATTATATGAAATGTAGAATAGTCTTTTGAATCACCTCTAGCGACGTCAGCTGAAAGTATATAATCATGTTCTGAAAGTGGTTGTTTCCATATCCATACATTTTTATCAAATCCGTCTCTCATTATTGGAGGTTGTACACATGTTCTTAACCATTCAATAGACTGATTATCTAAAAACGTTTCGCCTGATGCTGCAAAATCACAAAGGTACTCTTGCGCAATTTGCTTTTTTGACATGTTTGCAGTAGTTTTTTCAAACCATTCGTCATCTCGTTCTGGATGACATTCCCAAGGTAGTTTTATAGCATTAAATTCATTTAAACCCGCTTCAGCCTTGGAATACAATTGATAATATTGTCCTCCTGCACCATTTGGAGTTGAAAGAATAATAACACGCCCACCGGTGGAGATTGTCGGATAAATACCTGTCCAAATAGTATCAAAGTTTCTTACGAAAGCTGCCTCATCAACAATAAGTAATGACAATGCTTCTGAACGACCTGCATCTTCTGAGGTTGGTATTGCCTTTATTTGAGATCCGTGATTAAACTGAATTACTTGTTTGTTATTCGCAATAATCTCAGGTATTAACAACCACTTTGGTAATGACCTGATCATTGTCTTTACTTTTATAATAAAGTTTTGTGCAACAGCTAGTTTTGTCGCAATAATAAGGATATTCTTTTCACGCTGAAATATTGCCATCCATACAGAATATGCTGCTACTAAAGTTGACAAACCTAACTGTCTAGACTTTAAAACAATATTAAAACGATGATCATTAAATTGATCAACACAATCATCTTGAAAAGGAAATGTATCAAACGGGATAAGACCTTTTACTGGGTGCTGAATTTTTAAGTAATGCTTAAAAAAATAGTTTGGATCTTTTCCACATTTAATAATTTCTTGAACTTGCGATCTTTTGGTTCCTTTTGCCAATTAATCCACCTCAAAGTCAATTGTTCTTCTCACTATTGCAGGTCTATTAACATTATAATGATTAATCATTTCAACAGAATTTCTTTCTGAGTTTTTAACTTGCTTGCACTTTAAAACTCTTCCTGCATTTTCTTTCTTTTTAAATTCTTTCTTAATATCAGCAATATATTTTTTAATATGTTGATTTAGCTCATTTTCACATTTAGCAATTTCTTGGTGTTGCATGCTATGATGAGTTAAATTAATAACCGCCAAAGACGTAACAGAAAGTGTGTTTCCTTGCAAAGAGGATTTAGTAACGACTGAAGAATGACTTCCAGGTCCTCCTAGTGTATATCTACTTCCTCCCTCCCCGTAATTTGTTGATCCTTTTCCGTACGTATCATTAATGATATTTCCTAAAACGTTGACTTCTTCAAAATTAAGTGGCATAATTATACTCCTATTTATTATTATTTATTCTTTTGTCAAGTTGTTTACGTAAATAAATATACTCATGCAATGCTGATTTATCTGGACGCCAACCTTCTTTCCAATCTTTTCTTCTAGACTCTATAAATTCAAGATAACATTCGTTACATGCATTATATTCATTACTTTTTTCAAAATCTAACATTGTGATCAAAGGATAATTACATAATTGACAATAAAAAGACTCTTTTTTACTTGTAGTATCTTCATTTACGAATTTAATTTTATTCTTGATATACACGTGAATCAACTCCATTTTTCATAATTTCAATTGTATTATCAACAACATCTTTAATTGCATCAATATGAGAAATTATAAGAATATTTTTAAACCATTTTTTTAATGATTGAAGAAGTTTACCACAAGCTTCTAAGTTTGTTTCATCTAGAGCACCAAATCCTTCATCAATCATTAACATGTTTGTTTTCGGAAGAGTTGAACAATTTATTAATGCCACACGTATTGCTAAAGACGCCATCATTTTTTCCATTCCAGAGCCTAATTCTATTATACGACGTGAATCTCCATAATTGATGTATATATCCATTGCATTAGAGTCCAAATCTGCCTCTAACTCAACTACAAACCCAACAACCCCATTAAGAATTTTAGCAATTTCAGCATTAATTTTTGGCAATAACGAATGAATTATCTGTACGGGTATACCTCTTCGAGATACTGCCTGAGCAAACACATCATACATTTTAAGTTCACCATTCGCTTTGTCATATTCATCTTTTTGCTTTTGAAAAAGCTTAACATTTGCCTTGTGATTTGCCAATTGTTGTATTATTGAAGTCAAATTATTTTCATTTTCTTTTAGACTTCTTTCTTCTTTTTTAATGAGTTTTAATAATTCAGCAACTTCATCATCAACTTCTTGAAGCTCAAATTTTTCTCTAAGTTTTATAAATTCAGAATGTTTATCCTCATACTGATCTGCTAACCTTTCAATATTTTGTGTATATTGACTAATTTTAATACGAACATCAGAAACATCTGTTATTAACTCTGATTTTCTTCTTAATAACTTATTATATTTACTAATCTTTTCATCCAAATTATCATTGCTATACACTTTAAAAGTTTCAGAAATATCATCAATTTTTACACTCAATAACGTTACCTTTTTTTCTTGCGTATCTAATTTTTTCTTATTCTTATGAGACTCTTTAATAAACTTACAAGAAGGAAAACGATCACCACAAGGTACTTCAGATAACTTTTTAACAGACTTTTCAATTATCTCTAATTCTCTTTTTTCTAAATTGTAAAGACCTTGTAGCTCTGCTAGATTTTTCTCTATTTTGATTTTAGCTTCTCGTTTTTTATTAATTTCATCAATGTCAATAGTTGCTAAAAAGTCTTTAATTTTTTTAATTTTTTCTTCTTTTTCTGATATACTGTCTTCAGCTTCACCTTTTAATTGAGATAATTTTCTTGATTGATTATCAATTTGTATCAATTGATTTTGCATTTCCTTAATAGTCTTAGCATCAATTAGCTCAGCTGTATCTTTTTTATGATATGCTTTATTTAACTCTTTAATTCTCTTTTTGTTTTCTGAAACATCTAATTCTTTAAAAGCTTTCTTCTTTAAATAATCATCAATTCTTGCTTGACTTTTATCTATTTTTTGTTGCCAATTTTCGCCTGATAATGCATTTGCCCTAGCTCGTGTTTCATTCGAATCTTTTTTAACCAAATCATAAAGTTTATCAAATACACCTAAATCAAGAAAATTTGATAAATGTAGCTTTCTGGCAGCTGCTTTTTCTTTGACAAAAGTGTTCATTTCACCTTGAGAAGCCAAAGAAGTCATCATAAATTCTTCTGCAGTGCCTATTTTAGATCTGACTATTTTCTCTGTTTCACGACGTTGTTCATCAGTAAGGTCCTCTACTATTTCACCATATTTATCTAAACGGTAAAATTTAAGTGTTGTAGGAGCCCACACGTTTTTCTTCGTTACCTTTTTAACAGTTTGTCGAATTATTCGATGTGGTATACCATTAATAGTAATGTCAATTTCAGCTTTGCAATTATTATATCTTGTATTAATTAAGTGCAGATTTTTTATTGAACCTCTATCAGAAGTATTAAACAAAGCATAGGCAATTGTTCCAATAATAGATGATTTTCCTCTTGCGTTTCTACCAAAAATACCTGTAATTCCTGGTAAAGATTTAAAATTAATGTAGTTATCTTTTCCATATGAAAATGCATTATCAAATCCTATATTATCAATTGTCCACTTTATATTTCTACCGTCTTCAGCTCCACCTATTTGATCAATATACTTATCAACTAGATTATCTATTTTTTGCCATTCGTCTTTAGTAAATTTTTGAGAAGAATAATAATTTCTAAGCAAATCTTTATGTGTGTCCGGATTGCGAAGATTAATTGCATTTTTATTTGTTTCGTCAACAACATGCTCAGCATCAAACTTAGAATCGATTTTATAAACTACTTCTGCGGCATTTAAAGATTTCTTAAACAGTTTTCTTAATCTACGTGTATCAGATTGTGAAATAAAATTATCTGCTCTAACTCTTATCTTTGACTGTCTAGGAAGATTTTCACAATAATCAAGTGTTTCTTCTACGCTACCTAACCATTCAACTGTATAGAAAGGATGTACTGGTTGAACACTGTGAAACTCTACATCGAAGTCTCCTTTACCTCTAATGTCCCAGCATAAAAACCCTTTATCGATGGTTTCTCCATAATTCTGTTGTATTGTAGATCCACAATAGGCGACAGTTTTTTCTTCATTAAGAAATTGTCGTTTATGGATATCACCTAATAGCGCAAAATCAAATCCCTTAAATATACCTTTTGAAATTTCACCTTCAAGTTGCCAATCTGTATCTGTTAATGAACCATATGCTGCACCATGATATAAGGCAATATTAACATTGTCAGGAATTGGAGAGACTTTATTCCAGCCTTCTTCGTCAAAACAAGAAAAAACATTCCAGTAAAAACCAGGGTGTCCTGGGATTTCATAATTTCCACTATTTTTATAGAGATAAATATTTGGATTATTTAGAGCTTTAATGATTGGAGAAACTGCATCTTGCCTATCTTTGTTTAAAATGAGCCCATCGTGATTTCCTAGGATGACGTGAGTAGGTGCAACTTTAGCCATTTCATTAAACCACCACGCTAAACACTGAATTAATTCTGGAGATATTCCTTGTGTTTTAGAATGAACAATATCACCACCAATATAAATAATATCCGGGTTGAGTGCTTTTGCTTTTTTAAAAAAGTCTTTAAATGCTAAAATATATTCTTCGTGGCGTGATAATCCGCGCCAATGAACATCAGCGATATGAATAATTCTCATGTTTCTCCTTAACTAATTACAGTCATTCCGCTAGCTGGAAAGAAAAGATAACCAGCGGATGACATTACTCTAATTTTATTATCATACCAAGATAAATTCTTCTTATGACCTAAGCTAGGCGCTCTTTGGAATGTTTCTTGCACACCCCACGTTACTAAACCGTATATTACATTACCTGTCGGTGAATGATTTGATTTAATTTTAACCAAATCACCAGGATGTATGTTCCAAGTTACTTTAATTTTATGGTCATTAAAAGCTTCTTGCCTTATTTGACGCCTTTGATCGTAAGATAACTGTGTCTGATATTGAGGTTTGCTTCGTGAATTATTTTCTTGTTTTTTAATTTCTCGAGCAGCCTTTTTAATATCTTTAAGAATACTTCTTTTAATTTTAGCCATAAATTACACCTTGGTTATGCTTATATTATAACTAAAATTAATAAAATTTACACGCATATACTAATTTAAAACATTATCAATTGTTTCATATTTGTCAACAAATTTTTGTATGATATTTAAATAATCCTTGCCGCAAAAATGATTAACTGCTCTAAAGTCTATTCCTAAATCAAATAATAACTTGATTCGACCAGACCTTCCATTTCCATCACAAAATGGATGAATCCATTCATATACTATATGTTTAATATAAGGATTATCAATCTTTTTTAGTTTCTGAATATCGACTAAAATATTATTAGGATAGCTATATTCATTTCCATACGATGAGGCACGATTAAAATACCTCAGCATTCCAGGTTTTCCTTTGTCAACAATTTTATCATCAAGTTGTTTATGAAGATTAATAATTGAAAATACGCTATCTAAATCATCTAATTTGTTTGCCATGCACATCATTTGTAAATGTGATCTGATGTGATCATTATCGATATCTTTTAAAGGATATCCGCTTATAAAATCATGACATGCCTCATAACATTTATTATAAGGCAAATCTATTTGCTCAATTTTACAAGAGATTTGAATAAATTCTGCCATGTCATGACAATAATTTTCGATAAAGTTTTCATCATATAATTCTGACGCTTTTTCTCTTAATTTTTGTGATAAAACTTTTTCATCTTTTCTTTTAAGCTTAATTTCAGTTATATCATGTTTTTTATTACTAATTTCATTTAAAAATAGCTGACCTAATAATTCACCTAACAATTGACCGTGTATGACGTCAGTCGGATAATGGACACAATTTTCAATCCTAGATTGACCTATTAATTCTGCCATTGTTTTGAAATGATTTTTTTCTTCAGGTAAAACATCAGATAATACTGTTGCTATAAAAAATGCTGTTGTTGTGTGTCCGCTTGGAAAAGAATAAGAATCCATATCAACAATATTGTCAAATTCAGGATCTTCAATTTTTAATAATTCTTTAGGTCTAGGTCTTTTAAACTTATTTTTAAGAGAAAAAATAATAGCATGGGAATCTTTAAGACCGTCTTCTATTAATTCCCAGTTGATCTTATAATTATTTTGTTTGCAAAACTTTTTAAAAACTTTCTTACAAGAATCATGAGCTGCCTCTAAAAAATCATCAGAGAGAGACTTGTTATAAAAATAATGTTTAATCATCTCGACGTCTCTATCATGAATAATACTACCCACCTCAGGACATTTAAGTTCAGGTAAAACTGACGTATCCTTTATATACTTGTTAGCTCTACCCCTGTGCTTTTTTTGTTCTTCAGTCAGCGTTTCTTTTGTTTCTTTAAAAAGAGACGTCAAAGATAACATGTTATACATCACCTTCAAATATGTCATGATCTAATGCATGATAAACTTCACCAATATCATCAGCAATTTGTGCTAATTTTGTTCTCATCCAATCTTCAAGATTGTGCCCATCAGGTATCATATGATAAAGCTTTTCTGCATATTTGTGTACTTTATAAAGATGACTTTTTGCCATGTATGACCCTTTAAAAATTTTATGATTACCTATCTTGACATCGTCATCATATTCAACTTCAACTTCAATATTCTTCATTTGTGGAAATTGGTTCAATAGATCATGTTGCATGTGATCTGGGATAAAATTATAGTCTAGGTCTGCATTATTCGGCGCGCATGTTGAACATGTTCCACAACCGCAATCACCTTCATTTAACTCGGCTTCATACATTGAACCACATTGTTCACATACAGACTCACCTTCATACATTTTGCTTCCACATTCTGAACATGATGTATACATAGCTTGACGACTTGGATCGTCATGCCTGCCTAACATTCCTCTATTTAATGCTGCATTTTTTGAAAAAATTATTTCTTCATCCATTATTTTTTTCATTTCTTTAACAATCAGTTGTTTAAGTGCTGATCTGTTTAACTTAGTCATATTAATTCTCTCCTAAAACATAGATCCGGATCTTATTGTATTTATTAAATATGACACACGATCAACATTATCATAAGGTTTTGCGTTATTAATATAATATTCAACTTCAGATTTTTCCATATCACCAAAATCTTTACCTGTGTGCTGGGATATTTTTACGTCAATATTATAAGAATATAATTTACTAGCTATTTTTTGTGTTTTTGACATTGCATCTTCATCTAAACATAATATAACAGGTGTATTGTTTTTAACTATCTTTTTAAATAAAGCATATTTTTCATCCATCCAACTACCTAATAAACACGTAGAATTTTCAGGTGTATGCAATAAATCAAAAACACCTTCTGTCAATATTAATTCTTTTGAAAAGTCAATATCAAATTCTCTAAATATTACTTCTTTTCTACTTGCTGTACAATTATGATATCTTCGCTTTATGTCTTTTAATGTTGCTCGAGCAGTAAAAAAGTTTAAATTTTGTTCTGCATCATAAGAAGGAAATATTACACGATTTCTAAAACTATATTCTTCACTTATTCCGACTCTGAATCGCCATAAATCTTCTTCTTTAAAGCCTCGATCTTTAAGGTAAACTGCTGCATGTCTTGTTCGAGCTGATCGATCTTTTGCAACAAGTCTAAAATCTTCAGGTAGACTAATAGCTTTTTTCTCTTCCTCTGCAATTTGGTCATCATCTTTAGTATCCTTTTTAAAATAAGTATAAAGATCAGTTGCAGCCTTCTTTTGAATAGAATATTTTAAAGCAATTCTTCCTATATTCCTGCCTTTTGATTCGCAGACCCAACAATGGTATACACCATTATCAATACCAATTGCAAGTTTTCTTTTATCTTTACCTTTTGCTTTACACATTGGGCAAAAAACAACAGCATTTTTATTGTCGGCAGTTATTTTTGCATCGCCAAAACATGACTCAATAAGCCTAATTTTTTCTTTAACAGTAATCATAATACTGTTATTTTACTTAGCAATACCTTTATTTTCAATTAAAAATGCTTTACCTATCACATATGCATCAGCCATATCATAACAACAGTCGTCTTGGATTCTCATTCCTTTCCTAGGACCTGATTTTAAAACTCGAGTTGGCCATATTATTCTAGAATCTAAAGCTTTAACTTGTTCCAATACTTGCTCTTTTGTATTTTTTGTTTTATCTTTTTTATTAACCTTAATACCTACAAGTTTTCTAGCATTATTCACATTAATCACTGTGGCCTTTATTCCTAATGAGAATACAATATATTGGATGATTCCGTTAAATTTCGCCAGTGTAAACAGAGTCTTAGCAGATGATAACCCGCGGCCAAACGACTGAAAAGCTTCTTCAATCGCAACTTCTTTAAAATTGTATTGTTTGTGTAGTTCTTCTATTTTTTCTTTTACTAAATCAATTTTTTTAAAAAAATCTTTTTCTTTTCTTAAATCAATATGACCAATATGAATGTTATCAAATTCGTTAAAAACGCAGAACCCAGTTATCGAGGTAGATATATCTAATGCTAATATCACTATTAAAAATCCATTTTAAGACGTACAACAAACTCATCAGCCTCAGTTTTTAAAATGGGCTGTGCAAAATGAGCTTTCATAATAATATTAAAGTTATCGTCATGAATGTTAACTGCAGTGATGTATAAAGAATCTAAACTTTTATCAAAAGTACTATAGCTAGGTGCAATCGATTTAAACGTTTCATTGGATGATGAGTTAAAAGAATCTTTCTCAAAAGGCACATTTAATATCATTGTATGAATATTTTGCTCACCCCTAAAAGTAATGTCAGTTTTGTCTTTGCAATAATAAAATAAATGAGGTGATTTAATCAAAACCATACCTTCATCATAAAGTATATCGCCTACATTATTCCATGTTGCATGTGTTGTTAATGCATCAGCGCGATAAAGGCTTCCCCTTTCATTATCCTTAAGTTTAATTGATAATCTACCATTTGATCCGGTCAAATTCGAATCTACTATTTCAAATGAACCTGGGTGGATTCTATTACCATAATAAAGATTTGATATATCAAATAAAACAATCTCATTTGAAGACACGTCTTTAGTTCTTTGAGCAATTGTCAATACAGAACCTGGTGCTACACCTGGGTTTTCCGGACTTGCACCAACAATATCATCAAATATTGACCCAGCCTGATATACTAAACCCGGAAACAACGAAGATGTTGGAATTAATTCTTTTAAATTAATCTTAGAATAATCGTACGTCCCATTGTTATTGTTATATGTTGCACTACTTGATGCAGGTGATATTGCAATTGGATAGAAATCAGGTGTAAATAATCCGTTATCGCAGGGTAATACTGTTGTATTTCTCTTAACTATAGACCCGGTATTATATACGTAAGAGTCTGCTGTGATATTTTCAATGGTTTCTGTAAATGTAGATCCGCTTAAAGACATTAGGCGAGGAAATTCGCCTTGAATAAATTCTCTTGTAAAGTTTTCCAAATTTATCATTTTGCCAGATACACCAAAGGAAAACTGTACATTAAAAGGATCGTTAGTTGTTGATGTAATTGTTTGAAATGGTGTTACGATTACTTCTCTTTCTCTTGTAATAGGATAAAAGAAAGGTGGGACATAAAACAACAAACTATCATAAACATTGACACTTCTAACCTTTTCGTTAGTAATTCCACTATTTTTAAACTTTGATATTTCAACTTCGCTTAAATATCGATCAAACAATCTAATATTGTGTATTTCTGCATTTAAAGGATTTGTAAATATTTGATCATGATTTTGTGCATCTTCCAATCCAGCAGCCAAAACTGTCAAGCCTTCATTGTTTGCAGTTGTTGTGTTGAAAAGTTTTGCTGCAGCAAGTGATCCTGTATTTAGGTAGTTTCCTAAAACTATAATTTCGTTTGATGTTGTTAAACTGCTTGACGGTATATTAAATGTTGTTTTCCCGGAATCTACATATAAATTAACATCACCGGTTTCGTTGTTTGAATCCCATTGAAGTAAAACATGGTGCCAATGATTCTTTTTTAATGAGTAAGATGAAGTAAATATTAAATCACTAGGATAAGATCCTGCTGGAGAGGAAAGACTAACACTTGTTGGTTTTAGATCTGCACTTTGACTTAATTGTACTAATATCTTAAAAGTGTCAACTAAATTATTTTGATCTCTTCCAGATCCGGAAACCAATGATACACACATTGATGAAGACATGTGGAATATTGTACCTGCATGATAGTGAGAACTTTCTGTTTCATTTGTGTATCTTGGATTAATCCAAAAGTCCAAACAAAATCCTGATGAAGGTGTATATGCATCATTTAAATTAGGATATATCAAACAAGAATGTTCAGGACTATTAGATCCTGTGTAAAAATTTAACGTATTGTAATTTGTATAATGAAAACCTGCATCAGGATATCTATGTTGATGATACGGTATAAGATTTTTTCTTACATTATTTTTAATATTAAAGTTTTGATTATAACTTAATGGTGTATCAAAACGAAACATATCAATTGTTTTTGAAAATTTAATTCCGGTAGGTGCGTCATTAACAGCTTCAAGGTATCTAGACATAACGCCATTAACACTAGTTGATGTATCATTAACATTATACTGATTCACTAAACTACTTACATCGTCTAATAAATTAACAACTTGATAATCTACTAAATCAAAAACACCTTTTTCAGGTGCTGTATTTCCCGGATCAATAATCGTTTTAATACATTTTGAACGTATAGGAGAAACGTATTCAGATCCTGTTACACCTAACCCTACCGAAGATGATATAAATCTTGTTTCAGG